GCTACCTAACTGGCTATCTAACTGGCTACCTAACTGGCTATGTAACTGGCTACCTAACTGGCTACGTAACTGCCTATTTAACTGGCTATGTAACTGACTACTTAACTGGCTACGTAACTGCCTATCTAACTGGCTATATAACTGGCTATCTAACTGGCTATCTAACTGGTTATATAACTGGCTATCTAACTGGCTATATAACTGGCTATATAACTGGCTATATAACTGGCTATCTAACTGGTTATTAATTTGTTTACCAAAATTAAAAAATAAAATAAAATAAGAACTAATTTTGCATTTTATCTCATTTATTTCTATTTCTACAAATTCATTATTTAAAACATAAAGAATATTTCTAAATCTTTCTTCGTTTAATTTTAAATAATTAAATAAATATTGTTGTTCTAATGGATTTTCGGCTACTAAAACAACAGGCATTTTCAAACCACATTTTTCATAATTCCATTTAATTGCTTCTTTTGCTTTTTCTAAATTAAAATTATGATATTTAGAGCCATTATAAATAGGTTCTAAAACTTTTTTTTGATATTCTGGTATTTTAGCTTTTATTTCTGGAGTAAAGTCTTGTAAAGTTTTCATAAATTTAAATTTATATTAAGAAATTGCTTTGTGTTTGTTAGGTTTAATGGCTTATAATTAGCTATATATTCTTCTTTTGCTAATCTTTTCTTAGCTCTTATGTTCTTAACATGCATTTCATCAATTGTTCTTCTAACATAATGCATTTTTACATTGAATTTTGCAGCTATTTCTTCATCTTTTAAACCCATTAAGAAGTTATCAAAAATACATTGATCTAATTCAGGTTTGCTTAAATTTTCCATTTTGTGTTATACATTGTTTTTACGAACCTTATAACCAGATTTTTCAAGTACAAAAATCATCTTTTTTAAATTTGTAAGAGGTCTACCTCTATTTTCTCCAATTGGTTCTAAATCATATTTTAATATCCATCTGTATAAATTTCTTTCACTACATCCAAGTTCTTCAGCATATGCTTTTCGACTCATGTTTGGTTTGTCTTTAAACAATTGTTTTACAATAGCCACATTAGCTTTTTCAAGATTATAATCACTTAATTCAATTGAAAAGGATTGTTTAGTATTAGTTTTCCGTATTTGAGTTTTATGGTTTAGTTTATTTTTCATAATTTATATTTTTGGTAAGTTTCTTCGAATGTGTTTATTATTAATTGTTTGTCTACTACAATATTTTGATGATTTATATCACAATCTCAATCAGCTTTTTCAGCAGCTTTTTCAAGAGCAATTTTAATTACTTCTTGAATATGAAGATTGTATTCTTCTGAAGTAAAAATGATTAGTTTTTCTTCATATACATTATAATCTTTATCAAAAGATTTATAATAATCAGAATTATCAACACGTCCTACTTGTAAGGTTATATCATCTGAAGTAGGAATATAAACAGTTTTAAGTGTTGGTTTCATATATTAAATTCTGTTTTAATTTTTCATTAGCTTTCTCATATTTAGAAATTTGTTCTAAATTCTTCTTGTAGGTTTCAGTTTCTTCTTTCAATTCTGAATTTTTCTGTAAATAGTAATTAATCATTTTTTGATTGGAATCAATTTGTTTTTTAATTGCAGATTCTACTTCATAACTAATATCATCTAATAAAGCATAGGAAAGTTTTTTATTCAATCTTTCTATTTCTTCCAAGATTTTTTTATTCCTTTCAAGTTTCATATTTGCTTCTAAAATTTCAAAACATTCATGATAAATTTTAACAAACAATAAGCATTGTAATTTATAATCAGTAGAATTCCAAATCTTATTAGAATAATCAAAACACTTATTAAATACTTCTCCTAAATTGTTTAAAGCGTCTTCAAAAATATATAGCTCATCAGGATCTCCATAATAATGCAATTGAGCTTTTACATTGTTTTCTTCATACACTTTATTATCTTCTGTACATATTGACATATAAAAAGATAAATTTTGTTCTGAAGAACAAAGATTGTACTTTCCTACAGAGCATTGTGTTATTCTTATTTTGTGTGGTTTCATATATCTAGTTTTAAATTTGTAGGATTATTCCAAGCTAATTCATACATTCTATCTTTCATTTCTTCTGTAAGTTCAAAAGGTAAATCTTCCTCAGATTCAAACTCAACGGTATTACCTTCTGGCGCATTTTCGTTATCACCTTCTTCAATCATACTAAACCAGTATTCTTCGCCATCAAAAGTAAAAGATATGCTAGTTTCATTTTTAAAATATGTTTTTCCTCTTGTTTCAAATTGAATTTCAAAATCTTTATTCATATATCTAGTTCTAAATTTGCGATGTAGTCCTCAAATTGACTATAAGTTGGTTTTATATCATCTATTGAATCAATGTTATCAACAGACCTTCCAGCTAAAAAAGCTTTTTCGATTTCTGGAATTAAAGGAATTAATTTATATTGATATAGAATTGACTGCAATACATCTATTTCTTTTTGAATAGGCATATCATGTCTCTCATTAACAAAAGATAGTCGTTTATTACAATTTTCTATTCTTTTTTCTATTTCTTCCTTATTTATAATGATGTATTTGTCTTTATTCATTTTCTTTTACAAATTTAGGTTGTAAAATATCATCTACAATATCTGAAATTAATTCAGGAGCATCAATAAGTGTATTATCAGATTGCATAATCCCTTCTCCACTATGCGAAGCATAATGACTAGGATGTTGCATCCATTCAATTATTTTATTTAGTATAGCATCAGCTACTTCAGAGGTATAATTAACTTTGTATATACAGTCTCCAATTTTTATTTCTTTGTTCATATTATAACAGCTTTATTGTCAATGATTTCAATTTTGTTTGCAAAACCTCTTAAAACAACCTTTGGTTGAATCTTATTCCATTTTGTTTCCACAGGAACTCTACAATCAATGTCTTTCACTGCTATACAATGTTTATTCCAATGTAATGTTAATTCTCCCGTTGATTTTCTAAAATGAAAGAAAAATCTTTTCTTTTTATTCATACCATAATGTTTTAAAGTATTTAGGATATCTTTTAATAATTTCTTGACAATCGTTATACATCTTCATACTAATTGGTTGATTGATGTATTGTATTATCCATACAAACCAAACATCAGATGGTATATCTTGATCGCTTTCATGCTTTATATTACTCATACCATAAAATTTTAGTTCTTTGTTCTTTCCAAATTTTGTTCATTTTCAAAATAAGTTTTTAGAATATTATAATAATTGTCATATTCCCCATTAAGGACTTTTACAATAGTTATTCTTGAAAAATTGAGAATTTCTTTTATTTTTCTTGAAGGCATTCCTCTTAATTTTTTGATATTTTCTATATCTTTAATGGTAATTTTAAAAGGGTCTTGAACTTTTAATTTGGGTAAATTTAAATGTTTCCAAGTCCTACCATGTAAAATATCCCTTATAGAAGCAATAGAAAGATTATATTTTTTATTTATCAATTCTTTAGGAATTCTATTAATACAGAAAAATCTTATGTCCTCAATATCTTTGCTTTGCAAAAAAGTTCTTCCATGTTTTTCTCCAAAACAATGTAATTTATTTTTAACAGCATGTTTTCTGTTTTCCTGATTTGTATTCCATTCAAGATTTTCAATTCTGTTATCTGTCTTAATACCATTAATATGATTAACTTCTGGTTTGTTTTTTGGATTAGGTATAAAATGTTGCGCAACTAATCTGTGAATTAGTTTAAAATTAGCTTTATTATTACTTCGTAAAGAAACTCTATAATATCCATTTTTTGTTAATAGAGGACGTAATTCTTTACCCTACATACCTTTTTTACTACTTAAACTCCTAATTTTACCAGTATTAGATACTTCATAAGAATCTTCATATTCTTTTATCGGCTTCCATTGTTCCATGTTATTTGTATATTTATATGCAAATATATAAATACTATATCAATATACCAAATTTATTTTACATCTATTGCAACTTTCTCACAAAAATATTCTTCTCTACAATTAAGAAAAACACAATTGTTGTTTAATGTACAGCTCTCTCCCTGTTTTTTAATTCCGTTTTTACTACAGGAATTTAGTTTAATTAATTTGTATTTCATAAAAATCCTTGTTTTCTGTTAGAAATAATGAATAATACTTCTTCTTTAGTCATTAATCTGTATTTTTCTCCATCGGGGTCGTTATTCAAAAAATCACAAACTCCTTCTTTTGAATAACTTAGAGGATAGGTAAATCCATCTGTTAAAAAATTTGTCATGGTATATTTACTCCATTCTTTAGCTACGACTTTTTTGTTGTCTGAATGATTAATAATTACCCCTAAGTTCCAAGTCAATTTCCAACTAACTGTAGCAGCATATCCTATGTTTTCTTTTGTTATTTCTTTAACCTTTGAATTGATGATAAACAAACCATAGTTGTTTCTATCTAACATTTCAGGTGTAAAATGTGTTACTTCTTCCTTAGCTTCTTTCTTAAAAGACCAGCTAGAAAACACAAGTGGTAATCCTAATAAGGATTTAATAAAGTTGTTTCTTTTCATTTTAATTAGTTTATAAACATAAAAATAGAAGTAATAAGCTAAATATTATCATACTTAGACTAAATATTAACAACTCTTTATCAGTAAATTTGTTTAATAAAAGTTGTACTACATATCGCATATTATTGATATTTAAATTAAGTTGATTAATACATATTCAATTGCAGCAGAGTAGGCTTCTGATAGTGAATTGAATCTAGATGTTTCACAATCATCTATTGTTTTATATGGATTACCTACTTCCCCACTAATAAAATAATACCAATAGACACTACATGGATATTCATCTCCATTATTTTGTGGAGTCCAATCAACGCTAATCCAAATTCCATATTTCTCATACAACCACATTATAACCTGCATTATTTCAGAATGTAGATGCTGATTATCTTTATTCATAGAATCTAATTCTTCTACAGTATTTTGATAGTAATGCTTGTAACCTTTTTTACTTAGTCTTTTGAATATTTCCATATAAAATTATTTGCTGTTTTTTGTTTATTTTTACAACATCTTATTATAGATGATTTAGATGTTTTTGTTTGTTTGGAAGCTTCTGAAATAGAAATCCAAGTCTTAATTAGCAATCCTTCTAAATTATATTGATTTACTTGAAAAGGTTTACCTATGTATACTTTTTTAGGCTTTTGTATATAATCAATTGGATTTTCTTTTCTCTTCCAAATAAACCCTTTGGAAGATTTTTGTTTTCCATTTACACAAGAGTTTATGCCACTTTCATAAATGCCTAATTTATTAGCAGCTTCTCTCATTGAAAACCATTCTCTAATAAAATTCATTTCTAAATTATATTGTATAATAGAAACGCTAAGTTTTTTACTAATATTCTTTTTCCACTCCTCTGTTCTTTTTTTACCAATGTTTGCTTTTCTTATTTTCTCTTTTCTTTCTTCATTAAATTTTTTTCCTTTTAAACTATTAGATATTTTTTGTTTTACGTCATCAATATGAGAGGCTCCTTCACCACCAAAAGTCTTATTGTAACCATATAAATCAATATGTGATTTATATTCTTTAATTAATTTTATTTCTAATTCATTAAGAGTTATTTCTTCTATCTCCTCAAAAGAGTCTAAAATCAAAAAACTAAAATTAACTTCACCATATTTATTAAATGAACTTTGTAAATGAGAATTTGGATGAGTGTTGCTTTTTAAGGCATATAAATGTTTTTCCCATCTTTCAGATATATTTTTAGATTTACCAATATAAACTTTATTGTTTATAACATTTTTTATACAATAAATTCCACAAATTTTATCCATTTCCTACCTCCTTTATTAAAAGTGTTCTAATATAAGAGGAAACAGAAAGCCCAAGAGACTTAGCTTTTTCTTGAACTTTCTTTTTTAGTTCTGAGTTAATTCTGATTAAAATGTCTTTTTCTTTTAGCATAATTATAGTATTTTATACATTACAAATGTACTACATTATTTTGACATTTCCAAATATTTTAACAAAAATTAAATAAAAAATGATTTATGGTGTCTTCTAATGCTTTTTCTACTGTGGAATAATCTTTGGATGTATAAAAAATTTTCAATTTATAATCTTCTGACCCTTTAATTAAACCATTAAAAACATAACAACCGTCATATTCTCCTGACTCTGGTATGTTAATAGAGTATTCTATAGAATATTTATACTTATTGAAACACCAATCAACAACATCTGCTATTGTAGGAGCTGAAATAAGACCTTCGTATTGATTATGATTTATACAAATAGTTTCAGAATCACCATCTCCATTATCTAAGCCATATTTATCGTAATATAGATTTACTTTTTCATCAAATCCCTTCTTTTTTAAGAGTTTTGCGATTTCTATACTTACTTCTTTATTGAGTGCTTTCATAATTTATTTTTGTTTTAATCCTGAATAGCTAATTTAAATTCAGTACCTGTTGGGAAATAAGATAGATTTTCATTATTACCGCTATCTAATAACCTATAAGCAGTGTTATTATTTTCAGTGTCAATAATACATAATCCACTAGCTCCACCATACTCTATATTAATACCTAATTTTTCCATTTCTTCATACAGTTTATTTACTTTTTGCATGAATGAGTGATGTTCTTTTAATACTAATGCCATTTTTATTTATTTTGTTTTTCATACCAGATGAGAAATTGGTTTATTGCTTCTACAACTGCTTCTTTTTTAGATGTTTTTATTTTCATAGAAATATAAAAATCTTCTTGTTCGCCATTTTTTTGTTCTATAGTACAACCTTCTTTTCTAAACCAAATAGTAACGGCTGTATTGCTCGTTTTCTCAATAACATCAATTACCTCATGAATCCAATTCCAATCAGAGTGAAATTTTAAATCATTTTGAAAGTAAACCATTTCATCCATTTTAATAGTGTTGGTTTCATAACTATTATGATATTTTGGATTAATACCATTATATTTTTTCCAACCTAAAAATATAGCACAACGTTTATTAAATTTTAATATTTCTTCTTGATTCATAATTTGTTAATTTATTGTTAAAACCATTTTATCACTTTACTCAATAATCCAGCATATATTACAAACATAAAACTCAATAATGCCCAAATTGATATAATTTCAAAGAAATTTCCTTCAAATGGGTTAAATGGGACATTTTTTTCATTGCATTTCTTGTTTACATTATATACAGAATATATCCCTAAAATGATTATAATAGATAGTATTGTTATTTCTTTCATTTGTTTTGATTTTAAGTTTAACCATTCCATCTCTAACACATTTAGGTTTTCTAACTTCATGCGAAACAGCTTTCATAGCATATTGAACTATTTCATGTGTACAAGGTTTCATTTTAATTAATTTTGTTCTGTGGGCAGGATTCGAACCTGCATGAGTAACATTTTCAAATTTGCCTATGGCTAACAAAAGCAGTAAACTGCATTAATTTTCTATTTGCTAGGTCTTACTCTAGGGCAACCCTCTTTAGCGTCTGCCAATTCCGCCACCACAGAATCCTTAAAGATTATTAATCTTTAACTTGTTGATAATAATTCCAAATCTCTAACCAATTGGCATATGTTGATTTCGCAGATTTGCAACCAGTTTTTTCAAACGTAATTTCTGATACTTTAGCATCATAACTACCAAACTTTGTTGGAACATTGCTGTAAAAATCTACCATTTCTTTTACATAATTGGTAATATTTTCACTACCTTGATAAATTCCTTGTGGTTTTACGTTTACAATAAATGAATTAGGTGCGCCAAGAGTAAAATCTTTAGATGAATAAGCTTGAATTTCTTCTGGTGTAGCTTTTCTCATAAATTCATCTTGACAACCTCCTTCTACTTTTTCATTAGTTGCAATTACAAACATTTTTCCTCCGTAATAAGCTTTTTTAGGTTGTACAATTTTTCCAAATAAATCTTTTTGTCCAGCAGCCCAATGAGTTGCATTTGCTGGTACATTAAGAATCACATAATCCCCCACTTTAAACTTTTCTTCGTAAACGGCTTCCCAAGTTTCTACGATTTCTGCTGGAAGAACTATTTTATTATCTCCATCATATTTACATTCATACCAAACTCCAAAATAAGAACTTGTTTTTTTAAATGTTAATCCTTTTACACTATGTCCCCCTAAATCCATAGGAGCTTTGTAACCAATTATTTTTCTTGTTGTTTGTTTTTCCATGTCTATTAGTTCTTGCAATTTGTAAATTTGAATTTCTGAGTCAGGTTTTACTCTACCACTGTATTGTACTATTTCGTCACTTTTAACCCAATAAATGCGAGAATCAAAACCTTCACCCGTATAATCATTTATATCATATCCACGTTTTTCAAACCAATTAAGGATATCTTTCCCATTTTCATTTTCTATAACTATTCCAAAATTTTCTGTAGGTAACATTTGTTTAGGGTTTGTTTTGTTATAATATTCTTTTAATGTTTCATCTTCTCCAAATTTAGGAATATAGACGTTTTTAATGAATTGTTCTATGGTTATACGTTTATAATTAGAAAACTTATCAATATTATTATTAAACCATCTTGTCGCACAATAAAAACTTCTATCAACAGTGTGTTTTGATAATAAAATTTTATCTAAATATCTATCAATCATATCACGATATGTTCTAACTGAATTTCTCCATTTCTCAAAAATATCAAATGTTTCTTCTGTATATTGTATATACCATTGTTCTGGAAATTCTTCAAAATCAATTTCATTAAAGAAAATAACAGTGTCAGCTCCAGATTGTTTATAAGATCCAGCATCTGTTTTTGAAACAAAATAATCCCATGTACCACGTGTTAAACTATAATTTTTTTTTCTTGAAGACGGCCAAAAATTACACATGTTAAATAAACCTGTATCTTTCAATTTCTGCCATTGTTTTTTTGTTTCAATATAAACAACTACTTTATCATTGTTTACTAAATCTTTTAGTTTCATACTAATTGTTTTATTTCTTTAATTTGTTCTTGTGTTAATTCGCTTTGATCTAAATTTCTAAATCTGGAAACTTTCCAAGCAGGTTCTTTTAAAGCACTTCCTAAAATTTTATGTTTAATTGGTACTTCCTTGTTAATTATTTCATTTAACAAGATTTCCCAATCTCCATTAGAATTCCTAGAAATGCTTCTAGGACTATACATAACATCTTTTAGAGGTGTTACAATTCCATGTTGATCATAAAAAGCTCTTTGTTCAGCACTAAAATTACCATCTATACATAATAAATCCATATTAATTTAGTTGTTTTAGATTGTTTTTTAACCTATTTAAAGCTTCTTCATACCTTAAATTGAATTTTTCTTTTTCTGATAAATCATTCCAATTATCAGGATATACAGTGGTTTTTATTTTAACAACAGGTTTTTGTATTATAACCTCTTGTTGTTTTGGTAAAAGTAGTTCTAATATGCTCATAAGTTTAATTTTAATACCAATCATTACCAATTCCGCATTCTTCCAATCTTTGACGAGTTGGCATATATGTTTGAGTGTATGATGAATAAAAATCAATCCCTATACCATCAAACATTTCGCTTTCATATTCAGGATCACAATCTTTAAAATAATCCTCTCTTGAAGAAATTTTTAAATGTTTTGCAGTTTTTAGTTTATCAAAGTCAATAGGTTGTAAAAATTCAATAATTAACGTCCTATCATCTGAATGATAATTGGGATTAATTTCTTTTGTAACAATTCTATAATCTAATCCTGCTGTCAATCCTTCGTAAATAGATTGTATACTTTTTTGAGCAGAATAACTATCTCTATCATTCCATTTTGTGTGATGCACTACTGCATCTTCACAAAGTTTAATTAAATCTTGTCTTTCCATTTTTTAATTTAATATTAATATAAATCCTCGCTGTACAATGTTTGTTTTTCCTCCTTGATTTGACCCGCATCAAAGGCAATGATAGCCCCTTCCTCTCTATCAACAAATCGGTTCTTATTAGTTAAAAAGCCTTGAACATATTCTCCACATTCAGTAATAACGCTTCTTTTTCCTGTAATTGCAGACATAGAATACATACAATGAGGGTGTCTATGTCCACAAAATACAATACCTTCATGTACATTTATAGGATTTTGATTAGCAAGTCCTTCTTTTATTAATGGTAGTTCTTTATACCAAATCGCAGCACACAAAATATATTCATTCATATTCCTTTCATTTAGTTGTTAGGGTTAGGGGGTGCGGAATTGTCTTTTTGTTATTCCAGTAATGATTTTTTTAATTTCATCTACGCTAAAAAATCCATCGTAATCATAATTATATAGGCAAATAGCTTCAGTAATATTCCTGAAATCATTGGGGTCACTTTTACATATATATAATGTTTCGTTTGGCGTTCCGAGGTTTGCAATAGAAAGATGTCTATTTCTCCCTAAGTCATAAATTAAATTGTTGCCAATTGTGAAGTGAGGCAGTTCCTTAAACCCAATATCTAAATACTGCTTTCGCAATAAATCGCCTTTATATCCTTCCATGTCGTTTTGGTTTTGGTTTAATTATCTATTCTTACAGTGTTACCTTTAAATACACCTCTCGTAACACAACCTGTGACTATTTCACCATTTGGAGCAATCGCTTTAAATTTTGTTGCATAAAAATCACCTTCTGAACGCATAAACCATGCATATCCACCAATTTCAATTGGTATGTATTTATTATATTCTAGTGTTTTTTTTGTTCCTTCTTTATCTGTACAAGAAGAAAAGAAGATTGTTAATGTAAAAATTGATAATTTTAATAAATTTTTCATTTTATTTCTTTTTTAAAAATGTAACAAATTCTTCCCCTTTATCGGAAAATGATTTTATCATTGAACAAATTAAACCATATGACATTCCAGAATGACCTTGTCCTTCAATAATTACTTTAACTTTGTCAAAAGATTCATTATTGTTTAAAGCATTTACAATTTCAAGACACATAGGTAATTCCATCCCTTCATATAAATCATTAAGTCTTATAGGAACACATTTAGCCCATAATTTATGATACTTTTTATCTAATATTTCATTACCTTTTTTAATCCATTCTTTAGTTAATTCAGGTATAGATTGTTTGTGTTTTTCTTGTTGCTCTTTATATTCTTGATTGCGTTTTAAATCTTCTGCATCCCATTCTGCTTTTGATTTTCCAAGTATTTTTTTATAAGCTGAATCAATGTCATCTATATCAGAATATAATAAATGTCCGTTAAAAGAACCATAAACTAATTTACCTTCTTTTTTATATCTTTGTAATTCTTGAATTGCAGATTCAATATTACTTCCTAGTAAAAATGCAATTTCGGTGTAATTTTTTTTCATTTCATTTCTTTTAATGATTGTGAATAAGATTTTATGTATTTTTCATTTCCTGGATAGTTTTTGTTACAATACACTTGATCTAGGAATTGATAATATTCATCTTCTGTTTCGATGTTTCTTGTAAAAGCCTCTTGATACAAGGCGTAATCAATGAGAGATTCTCTCCAATTTCTATAAACATTAAAACCTAGGTTTTCACCTCTTGCTGTTGTAGCTCTTGAAAAGCTAGGTCGCATTCCTGTTATATTGTGATTTATTTTAGATATATTGGATTTTAGGTAATTGCTTTCTCTCTTGATTTGCTTTAAAACAATATTTGGAAACCTTATTTTTAAAGCTTTAATTTCTTTTTCTACCAATTGTAGATTTAGGTCGTTATTTTTTTCAATAATGACAGGAACTCTTTCTGTATAATTATTTGTAATTACACCAGATGTAAAAGAGATTAAAAAGAACACAACAACTACCAAGAATAGAATAAAGTAATTTTTTCTAGTAGTTGTTGGTTCAAATTGTAATGTTTGTTTGTTGTATTTGTATAACATAATGTTTGTATTAAGAACACAAATCTATGAATTCTAGGTCGGTGTTAATTGTGATTATTTCCATTGAAGATTAATTTTATCATTTTAATTACTGCTAACCAGCTCCAAAAAGATTCTTTTAAATTAAGATGTTCTGGAAAATTGTTAGCTGTATTCCATAAAGAAATACTCATTGCTGCAATAGCTACACCAGAACAATATGCCAAAAATAGGCAAAATATTAATGTTTCTATCATTTGTAATGGTTTTTAATAGGGAGAAGTTGTTACACTCCTCCCTATTTTGTTAAAAAATTAAGCTGTTACAGCTTGCGATTCAAATTGTTTTACAAATTCTTCTACATTAAAATTTGTTACGTCATTATCATCTTCAAATAAACTTTCACGATTGTTTGGAGATGTAAACTTATAACGAGTTTCTCCCCCTTCATTTACTGTTTTAGCAATACTTGTTGAAAGAATATAATTCTTTACAGAATTACCCTCTCCAATTGTATCAATTACACTTTGAGCTGATGCTCTTGAAAAATAAACATTTGTAGCTTTACCATCTTTTCTATACAATGTTACATAAGGATAACCATTTTGGTTAATTTTTAATCCTGGGCTAACTTTTGTAATTCCTACCAATTTTGCTAAAGATTTAAATTCAGCTACTTCTAATACTTGTTCCATGTTTTTAATTGTTTTAATTGTTATAAATGATTAATTTTCAATTGATTAGCTCAATTTGAATAAAGCTGTAGATATACTATTCGCAGTGTTCTACCCTGCTATTACCTGAATTTCATTTCTGGTAATCCTTCATAAATACGTACCACTTTGTGTACATGATCTCCCATTGCTAATTGAAGATCATTTAACACTCTTCCAGCTTTCTTTACCTGAATGCCTATTTCTTCATGATTTACCTTTGGTTTAAAAGTTTTGAAATATTCAGCACTCGGTTTGTACTTATAAGAAGTACCACGAAAACTAAGTCTACCTTCTTTGGTAGCTTGTTCAATTGCTTTAATAGCTTTTTCTCTTGCTGGATTCATTTTCTTGGAATTTTAATGGTGGACAATGATTTGTATAAACTCCTGTTAATTTTGTAAATAGCCAACCTAATAATGCACCTAAAATGATGAACGGAAGCTTGATTAATTGAAATACACCTTGTAAAATGTCCGTAATAGGATCTAACCAATATTCATTCCATTCCTCTTTTTCATGAACTAAATAAATTATTCCTAAAATAACAGCTATTGAAACAGAAATGACTAATAGAAAAAACATTATTGTAATAGTGTATTTAATCAAACCAATAATAATTAAAGTGGCAACTAAAACGATTAATCCCCCAATAAATAAATTCCACATGATTGTTTTAGCATTTTTATACATTACTTTAAATGCTTCTCTTCTAGTTGTGGGTATATTTACATCAGGTACTTTATCTACCAATTTGTGCCAACTTTTAGGTATTTGGTTACGAAATACATAATTAGATGCTTTTTCTAATAATTCAAAAATAGGAAAACCAATATATACACTCAATACATAAAAAGGAATAATATGCAAACTAAGCACAATTAACCAATAATAAGGGCATGTGTTTTTTACATCATCTGTATCAATGTCCCACATCCATTTTATTAGTTTAAAATGCCATGATTTTTCACTAATTAAAAGAAATCCTGTTCTGGATTTATACATCCAATAAAACATCCCTAATACACATAATAGTGCATCTACTAATAAAAGTATGAACTTTATTTTCATTTTTTGATATTTTTTAATAAATAAAAAAAGGAGAAGGTTTTTACACCTCCTCCTCTAACCACAACCGAAACACACTAATATTATTATGCTAAATCTTGTAAACGATCAGCATGCATTTGTTTTGATTCACTTAAATCAGCCATTTCAGCTTTTACAGCATCTAAACGAGTTTTAGCTGTTGCTAATTGCTGAGATTTAGAATTGTAATTGTTTACATAGCTTTCGTAAGTATTATCGTTAGGCAGGTAAAATCTAGCTTCTTCAAGAGCTTTTTCAGCTTGATTCACTGCAATTGCAGCTCTTTTAAGATCCAATTCTTTTCTACGAATTTCCAAATCATAGGCAGCAATCTGCCCATCTGCATCAATTCTTGCTTTTTCCAAGAAGTTTACAATTGCTTCTTCTTGTTTTTGTTTTTCTGTTTTGTTTAGATTAGCAAGATTTACTGCTAAAAACTGTGATTTTTTTGTTGTTGTTGACATGTTTAAATTGTTTTAATGGTTTTGATTAATTTGATTTGTTTCGGTTTACTAACTGTTGTTGGTTGTGGTTGTTTAAAGAATTTGATTAGTTTTGATGGAGAATCAGGATTTATTGAACCTACTATTGCAAAACTTGCTGAATTAGATACAATATCTGAATCAATAAAACCTATTTTACCTCCAAATCTAAGAATAGCTTGTTTAAATTCATCAAATGATACAGGTTTATAATGATTAGCACGTTCTAAAAGGTTTATTTGATCACCATCCCAAGTTATTTGAGGATATTGTCGAATGCGTGAGAGATGTTTATACTGTTCTTTATCAGATTTGCAAATTGGAACATTATTCTCAATAGCTAAATCAAACAATTCAATGATTTGTTCATGTGTACAATCTCGACATACAGTGAGTGCATCAAACAAAACTTTTGGTTTAGATGGTTCAATTGTTCTACCTGCAAATTTTAGAATTGCTTCTTTGAATTGTTGAGGAGTTAACTCTTTTCCTATAACAGTGTCCCTTCTTAAAATCTCCTTCTCTTTTAAATTCCAATAAACATATTTGTACACACCATTTTTATAACTTTTGACGGTATGCTCATAAACCTCAACTCCACATTCAATAGCTAATTCTACTATTTCCTCAATATCCTTTTGTGTGCAAGGGACACATGTTACATCTGTATCAAATAGCATTTTAGGAGTTTTTGGTTTTTCAGGAACATCTTCAACTAATTCTAGCATATATTCAGCAATACAGTTTTCCTTATTTTCCCCATTCATTGCATAATAAATTATACCATCATAGATGTTGATATCACTTATTTGATAAATATCTCCATGAAGATGACATTTAACAAAGCTTCCTTCCCTGTTACGAAAACCTGCATTAAAAACATCTTGGTCACTAGCTTTAACTCTAACTCTGTTTCCTACTTTAAATTTAGGTTGGTTAGGTAATGGATCTTGAGTGAAGTAGCTATCAGTTGCAAAAAATACAAAATTGTTTTTACGATATTCTTCATCTGTTACTGTTTTTCCTAAATAATTATTAAAATTACCTATTCCCCAACCATTAGGAGTGTCATAAATATCACACCACAATCCATCTCGAATAAACTCCTCTTTTGTCTTAAATCTCCATTGTGCCATAATTAATTAAGTATTTCTACCGTTAAAAAATTATTTCTCTCTAAATCTCTTCCTAATTCAGAAGCAGAAGAAATATTCCATGCTCCAATAGCATTAATAATTCTAAATGCTCCGTCTTTACGAAGAATTTTGATTTTCGTCTTTTTAAATTTGTCGAAATTTGCTGTGTTGTTCATAAGTTTATGGTTTTTATTTGTTGAAATTTTCAAAATATTCTGTTATTGTTGGACCTGGAATATTCATTTTTGCTACATCATTAATAATCTGTTGCATTCTTTCTTTTGGTATTTGTTTAATAGCAGCTTTAAATGCTTCATCAGCTCTTTCTAGAGTTTTTGAATTATAATCTTCAAGTTTTACAAAATATTCATAAGCTTTGCAAAATGCCCAATGTTCTTTTTGTAAATCAGGCTCATTTAAACATTTTTCTATTTGTTCTTCAAGCCACTCTTTGTACTTTTTCATAAGTTTATGGTTTATATCAAATTTGTCAGGCTAAACCTGATTATATTGATATGGAAAATAAAAAAATAAGCTGTACCCTCTTGTCTTTATTATTATTTTTCTTAATTTTGTTACATGAATTCAGGAATATACAAAATAACAAATATTATAACAAATGATTTTTACATTGGTTCTTCCTCTAATTTAAAAAGAAGAAGATACAGTCATTTTAATGCTTTAGAGAAAAATAGAAATCATTCAAAAATACTACAAAGAAGTTATAATAAATATGGTAAAGAGAATTTCATTTTTGAGATATTATTTTATTGTCCTGAAGAATATAATATCAAACTTGAAAAATGGACAATTAAAATATTGAATCCTAAATACAATATATGTAAAACAATTCCAAATAATACAACAGGTTACAAACACACTGAAGAAGATAAAATTAAAATGAGTTTAATAGCTTCAACTAAAAAATTACAAAAATTATATCAATATGATAATAATTTAAATCTTATTAAAATTTGGGACTCTTGTAAATCTTATACTTCTTTTTATAATATTTCCACAGCAGCTTTATCTAAAGCCCTTAGAAAAAATAATAAATGTGCAGGTTTTATAGTATCAAAGAAAAATTTAAACAACTAGTTGTCTCTCTAATTGAGAATATACTTTGTGTGTGGTTTGTCCACATCCTTCGCATATCCTAATCTAAAAATAAACATTTCTTAGATAATGTTAATAACTATTGGACACCTTTTAAAACCACTTGTCCTTTTTACACTCGAAGTTTGTGGGATAGTTATTTTTTTAGTATTAAGCAACTAGTTGTCTTTTAAGTTTATAGATTTTGTTCAATCCATTGACTTGCAGATTTGAAATCTCCCATAGGACTACCATCTGAATAAAAATATTTGGTCATATTTCTATTAACGTCTAAAGATTTATCCCAAGCTAATTTCATAAGTTGTTCAACTTCTTCTCTACTGTAAGAATCTTTCTTAACTATTTCTTTGGTTATCATAATTGGTTATTTAGTAGTTTTGTAAGAAGAAATTTGATTCAATAAAGTACTTAAACCAATATTAGTTATTTTAACTTCAGAAGCTAACATTATTAACATTGATATTTTATCATCGTTTGAAAATTTATCAATGTAAGCTTTAAAAAGATTTTCATCAAATTTAACAAATTGTTTTTGATTTGGTTTAGAATTAAGTATTTCTAACACTTTTTCACCACCAGTAGCTAATACACCACTAGTTTCTTGTAACCAGATTTTTTCAATTTCTGAACCTGTTAAACTATTAACATCTCTATCTGGATAACCAGCAATTAATTTTTTATGTTCAACCATTAATTCCCATTTTTTTACAAATAATAATGAATTAAACCATGTAATAGCTTGCTCTCTTATTGAGCGTGATTGTTCAATTTCATCCCAAGTTTTACCTAAAGGGTTTGATGTTTCGTTTGTTTTCATCTTTTTGTTGTTTTTAATTATTAATTAATTTATAATCTTCATATTTACCATTACCTCGAAGTATTCTGTTAAACACTTGTTTTTTAGGTTTTGGTAATTTAATTAGGTATTTGTATTTTTTACCAACCTTCTCTTTTATTTGAACCATTGATAGATATGATCTATATATCAGAATAATCCTTTCTAAAGGTGTTAATTCTTCTGATTTATATGTATCTTGTAGTTCTTTATGAAGAAGTTCATGAAAATACTCAATCTTTTTAGGATCGGTTAATTTTAAAAGTTCGTAAAGTTCATCAGCAATATACCTATCAACTTGATTCTTTTTAGCAAATTCATAATCATATCCACACCTAATAGCCCAAATCATCCTAAAAGCTTCTAAAATGTTTTGATATTTGTAATGACCTTTGCATAAAAGAATCATATGACCTCTTATACCTTTAATTTCTATTGGTTTCATTTGTTTTCTTATTTAGAATTGTTTTTAAAATTAATAAAGTTGTATTCCTAATATCTTAGCTTTTTCAACATCAATTTTTTTGTACCAAAGTTCACAAACTACGCAATCTTCTTCCCATATTACATCAACTACCTCCATTCTTGTGGGTAATTTTTGATTAAAATAGTGACTTTTAAATGTTTCTAACACTGAAACACTTTCTCCTATTCTAGGAGGAATTTGCAAACCTGTAGGAAAACAATTTCTACGATATTTGTCAACATTAGTTATAAATATGATATTCATGATGGTTATGTTGTTTTAAGTTCTTTAAACAAATAAGTTAATTCTGTATTCAATGTTTTATTAAATTTTGTTGCTGGTAATTACCTCCAGCTCGCACAATGTTTAGGTAAGAATCCAATAGACATTCATCTATCAACATCTAATTTTGTATCCTAAACTACTACAATTCTATTACTAGAAATTGAGGCATTAAACACTATAACTTCAGAAATAGTTATATACTAGGACTCTCTACCTAATGTTTATGCTGCCACATTACATACTTACTTAAATTGATAACTATTAACTTACAATTATTTTTAATAGTATTTTCAGTATGTATTTACAATTCTCTACCAATACCTCATATCCTTTCTCATCAGTTTTGGTATAAACTATTTCTAAAATCCCTCAACAATTAACAATACAAGGTTTCAACACCCTAGAACTTCCCGATTGAAGTATATTTGTTTATTGAGAGTAACCAGCTATGTTTGGTTCAGTGAGTGTTCTACAGATAAAGAAACACACAACCATGTTTTTAAAGAAAAGTTGCTTGTCCAAATTCTAGTGGAATATACAAATAGCTAATCATGTTTAGTTTTTATTCTAAACATAGACCATTTTGAACTTCATCTACTTTGGCTACATAATCTCTTATGAAATTAAGGTATACCTCTACAACAAAACACAACTGCTAGTACAATTTTACCAAGTGTGCTGTGTAGGTCACTCAATTACTACTGGTTGTTTGTCTTCAAGCAAGCAATTCTCTTTAAAAAGTTTATTCTTCTATCCAAGAAGCTATTAAATTTCGATGACTGAACTCAAAATCCTTAACTCTTACGAACCTGTCAGGATTTCCTGTAACAGATAGTAATCCCTCTTTAGCAGTATATTTCATACAAAAAGGAATAGGTTTATCTGAACAAAATATAGCTCCTGTTGTAAATAAATACATGTGTTTCATACTATTAGGATTTTAAGAATTATTTACAATATTGTAAAATGTGTTGTAAAGCCCAATATTCAGGATTGAAATAACCATTTACAACATCACCAAGACAACAAAAAGTCATAATGAAAAGAATTCCAAAAATGATTACACAAGCAAACATTACTCCTTGATAAACTCCATCGCTATTGTAATATCTCGAATTTCTTTCGTCTTTTTCTGGTTTAGCTAACCAAAAATGGATTTTTAATAGCACAATTCCAAATATTACAATACATAAAAATTGCAATAATGTTGTTGTGGCATCTATTGGAGCTTGTTTCAAAAGAACACTCCAAAGATATTCTGAAGTTGTTCCTAATTTTTGAGCTAATTGCTCAATTAGTTTTAATGTTTGTTCGTTCATTAGTTATGGTTTAAAAAGTTTTTAAAGTTGATTTTCTATGTAACAAAAGGAATCTACAATCAAATATAATGTACCAAATCCGCTTAATACATAAAAAAATACAAAGGGACTGTTAACTACTTCTACCATTTTTACATCAAATATTAATGCAAAAAATGCAGTGAGTAACCAATTACATCCTGTAACAAGCATAATGATTACTATTGTTACAACAGGATAAAGAAATAATTTAAGTAGTGGATTCATGTTATTTGTTTTTTTTTTTATGTTGTTAAAATTGTTTTCTTCCCTGTTGTATTAAACGAAAAGAGTTTAGCTTTGATATTATCTCCCCTTAAACTCAAAGTTATTAAGAAATTAAAAGCTGCTTAAAACCTTTAATTTTGTTAATTTCAGACTCTAATTCTTCTATTCTGTAATTCCAAGAACTATCTCTTTCTTTAGCTTCTTTTAAACTATTAAGTTTAAATTCAAGAAGTTCTATAAATTCTTCATAAGGAACTACAGCCATTAGTCCATGCTGATGAAGCATATTAAAATAATTTACCATAAATTTTTTTTGAGTTGTGACCTAATAATCAATTGATTTAACAAATAGACAGAGTGAGTTTACACTTTCTTGGATAATAAATCCTACTGTCTTATATTTATTAAAATACTACCTTATATTATTTCTATTCTGCTCCAACTAAGAAGTTCAGTAATAGCCCTAATTTCGGTTTTTGTAGTACAATCAATTGATTATTAACGCCTTGCACCTAACACATATTTATACTGTTGCAAGCCAGTTTTGTAAAAAAGTGGAAGCTTTTGGTAAGGTTTACCAACCTTTTGTTGTTTATTTATCAGTAAGATTTTCAAAACGCCATTTGTCATTTATTTTATACCATCTCCAATAGTATCCAAAAACGCCAACATATATTGAATGTTTTACTCTAAAATGGTTGGGAATATATAAATCTACATCTAGTGTAGGGATAAATGGAAACGTTTTACACAACCAATAAGAAAATCTTGCAATTTTATTATTAGCCATATATCCCCAATAAAATTTAATATTTTGCATAACTGTTTGTTTTTAAAAGATTAAAAAAGGTATTTGAATAGGTAATTTCACCCAATAGCCGTTGCTAATATTAGGTGGAACTTGACCATGAATACGAGGTTGAAAAACTTTAACACTACCAAAAGCAGCTTCTACTTGCTCTTTAGTGTATTTTTTCCAATAACTCCGTTTTACAGCGTATAAATCATACACTTCTTCAAAGTTAATTTTGCCATCTACTTCAGGAAACATTGTTCCAGATACTATAACAAGAACTTGTGCATCATTACCTAATTTATTTTCAATTAAGTCTTTAATACACATAGAAAGAGAAAGTCCGATAAATTGTGACATAATTGTTTTTTTTGAGTTTGAGCTACCATGCACTCCTTGTATTTATACATTCTTTATAGTCTATGTAAAGGAACATAAAAGACTTATTATTATATTAGCCAAATTTCTCAATAAGAGATATAAACGCTAAAATTTATAGTGTTTAGTTAGTGAACAGTGTTTAGTGGATTAACATGGTTCATTACTCACTTCCCATCAACATTTTCCCTCACTTATCCACATTTTGAACAATTCCTTTAACAAATCTTAACAGTTATATGATTTCAACTCGACCTTTACACCAGAATATTCAATTTTAAAGTATTTTAGTTTACAGTAAACTATATGATGTAAACTAAATTTGGAAATTAGGATAGAGTTTGTTATATTGTGAACAAATCTATTACAATGTATAAGGTAGAATACAATTTAGAGCAAGATGAAGTGGCTCTTAAAATGAATCAAAGAACAGGAGAAGTAAAAAAATTAGCAGTTAGACCTAACAATATTCCTGAAGGTAAAGAAGTATTTGAGAAAGATGGTATTTTCAGGAAGGATTATACTAACAGTTGGAAATTCTTGAGGAAACAATTAACTCCTATTGAATACAAAGCTGCTCACACTCTAGCTATTATGGCTAAAGCAAACACTAATTCACTAGAACCTCTCAATGATGATACAACTATTTCAGAACTTATGGAAGTTCTAAATGTATCCAAGAACAAAGTTAAACCTATAATGAACACACTTTGGGATTTAGGTGTTTATGGAAGGTTTGAGGTAAAACACGTAGATAAACCTTATACGAAATATTGGGTTTTTAATCCTTTCTTATCCTTTAGTGGAAAACTTATTAATTCTGACATAGCCAATCTCTTTAGAGATACACATTGTGCAAAAGCTTTTTATGATGAGAATTATACTTATAAAAGATAAAGAGCGTGTTTTTTAACAATGTAGTGATACCAACGCTTTCCAGAGATTCATCTCCCACAAAATGGGAAGAATTGTCCCACAAAATGGGAAACAACCAGAAAAAGAGAGAAATAATTCCCTCTAATTCTGGCTATTGTTCCATGAAAAGGAGAAAATTAATCCTCCAATTCTTTTTCTTGATCAGCTTCATTTGGCTGAAAGAATACTTCATAATCGAAATCTTCCATGACAATTGATTTAAAAGGCGTTAAGAGAAAAAAAGCCCCACATTTCTGTGAGGCTCTCTGTTTACATTAAACTTCCAGGATTTACTCCCAGTGCCAAGAGGATTTTGGCTTTTTCCTCGAAACCAAGCACTTCTGTCTTGCGAACTTGAGTTACTTGAGCTTCGTAATAGTCTTTTTCACGAGGAACAGCTTCACCTTTGAAGTACAAAGGCTCATCTTCCTTACCTTCAGGACAGTCTTTACCCATCACTTCACCTTTTGTCCTTTTGCTGTCACGTGTGGCAATGAACTCTTCACCTGCCGCTTCAAACTTCAACACAATTTCGTTGTGGTTTTCTTCAACGATGGATGCAGGTAGCCAAAATTCGCCATATTTACAGGTCACAATGGCTTGTTCAACATTCTTTTTCTCGCCTTTAATCGTCTTTTCAACAACAATTGGCGCACCTGTTACAGTGTTTTTTGTCTTGACAGACAGAATTGGAGCATTGATGGTTTTCATATGCTTATCTAGGTTACCTATACACCTAAAGGTTTTATTGTTAAAAATAATTTAAGGCTAACTCAAAAGGGGTTGTTTTTGGGGTTGTTTTTTTTTTGACAGCCACAATTCTCACTAGCCAATATAGAGGGGGATACCCTCCAACCGCAAACTCAGGAGGGGTTGTTCTGGTAAGGAGGTTCATAAAAATATACACATTTTATAAAATCACAAATATAACCTCACAAAAACACCTAGGGGTATAAAATATAGAAATAAATACTAGGGGGGATATTGTCTATAGAAAAGATTATAAGGTTATAGCCTGATAATGGGTAATTATTAGGTGTAGGACTTATAATGTAAAGGTATAGCTTGTCTATCTATTTAAATTAGTAAAGGTTTAGGTTTACTTAAATGTTCTACGGGGAACATTTGGAAATGTCGTTTTTATTGTACATTATTGTGTTTAAATTAACATTATGAAAGAACCAAATAGGGAAAGGAAAAATGAAATTAAGTACCTGATTACACTAAATGAAGAGCAAAAAGAAGCAAAGGCAGGATTATATGAAAAGGATGTAAATTTCTTTTTAGGGGATTTTGGTTCTGGGAAAACTCAATGTGCTGCTTTATGCGCTTTAGATTTATTGTTTAAAAAGCATATTGATAGAATATTTATAACAAGACCTATTGATTTTAAAGCTACAGGGTATCTTACAGGAGATATAAATGAGAAAATGGCATTCCACCTATTTCCTGTAAAACAATGCTTTTATGCTTCTTATGACAAAGATAAGATAGATAAGCTTTTTGCTGATGATGTAATAAAAATCATTCCAATAGATTATATGAAGGGAATAACCTTTATGAATGCTTGCACAATAGTAGATGAGTTTGAAGATATTAATTATGATGACTTTAAGATGATTTTATCAAGACTTGGTAAAAACTCTAAGATAATCTTTACAGGTAGTGAGGAACAAACAGCTATTAAAAATAGTTGTATCCCTAAAATCAAATGTTTAAAAGAGTTTGATAAGGTTAATTACCACATCTTTAAAAGTCAGCATAGGAACAATGACATTCAATTAATTTTTGATTATATTAAAAAGAATGAAGCTCAGAATGTTAAAGAATGTTAAATATCTCACATCGTAATTCAAAATAATTATTATTGTACTATAAAATATACATCGTGTTAAAAGCTATTACTAAAGAGCAATTTATAGAAAGAGTTAATTACAATTTGAGAACAGATGAAAAAGGATTACATCTATCAAATCCGATTACTATCGTTGGTGGTAGGGGATTTATGAGTATGATGTATTCTTTTTTCTCACAATTTAAAGAAAAAAATTCCCCTTTGTTAAAGGAATTTATTACTCCTGAGCTTGGAAAAGTGGTAATTGAACATCATTACAAATTTGATCATGGTATAAGTAGAGAAAAATTGTATGAGTTGTATTATGGATTACCAGAATGCTCTTATTGGGCAGAGGTTTTTGTAGGAAATCAATCTTTTGGATTTATAAGCACTCTAACAATTATAGAGAATGAAACAAAAGTAGAAGTTTCCTTAATTCAAAAAGTACTGAACTGGTTTAAATCTAAATGTTTTTAAAATATACACATGGAACGTAAAATAGAATTGGGTAAAGTTGTAGTTGAAATTTGTGTTGAATTGTTTGGTGATAAAACAAGTTTTGGAACAATTAATAATCATATACTTTTTAAATTAGTCCCTAGTATATGTTTGTCAAGATATCCAGATGAAGAAAATATTTACGCTATAAGTATTGGGTGGTTAAATGTTTATTTATTTTTAGGTTATAAGTTTAAAGTAAATTAAATTATGGAAATACTATTTAAATATAAGATGTCTCTAGCAGATTTAACAAAACCTTACTTAATTTTACTGTTTACAATAAAATTACAAATGGAAAATAGGTTAAAACATGATGCAAATTGTGATGTTTCGGAGTATGAAAAATTAATAAACACTGTAACAGCGAGAATGTTAAATAACCTAATCATTAATGATTTTGACGGTGAGGTATTTACGGAATTTAATAAAGGGGAGTAATTATGACAGATAAAAACAAGATAACTTCTATAAAAATAGATTCTTATAAAGTAAATAATACCATTGAATTAGTGGAGGTGTTAATTCAATTTATATGTATTCTTAAAAAGATAAAATTGTCTAAAACCGAAATTCAAGTTTTAAGTCATTTTATGATAGAAGGTTATTCTGAAATAGCTAAAGAACAAATATTGGAAATGAAAATACTACATTCCAAATATGCCTTACGTAATATTTTAACCAATTTCAGAAAACAGGGTATTTTAACTAAAGAAAGATTTAGAGAGGTATTAAGTGCAGATTTTAGAATCCCTCTTACACAAAAAGTAAATATTAATATAACCCTAGATAATAATTAAAAATGAAATACTTAACTTTTATTAACGTTGACGATGAAATTACTAGATTAGCTACATTTATCAGAAATAACAATGTTCCATATATCTTTATTAATGGTAAACATATAGGCAATGATCCTAACAAGAAGGTAGAAGATTTTACCGTTTTTATAAAATTAAAGGATTTTGAAGAACATAAAATAGAAAAAGCATTTCCTAACCTGTTTAAAGATAGTTCAAATGGATAAATATGTTTCGATTGATTTAAACCAGTTGTTAGATATTAGGTCAGAAAGAGATGCTGCTGTTCTTGAAGCAAAAAGGTTGCAGTTTGAAATGGGGGAATTTAAGAGAAATTGTCAAGAAGAGTATCAAACTTACAAAGAACAATGTTATAGAGCTGCTGAAGAAAAGGTTTTAAACATGGAAAAATTCATGAAAAACCTATATGAAAACAGAATTCAAGAATTACAAACAAGGTTGGAAGAACTAAGTAATTTGGTATAATGAGGGGAGAAATTAGTGTTATAAACAATGTTGTAAGTAAAAGAGAGGATAATCCTATAAAATCTAGTATAGGAAAGCATGATCCTGCTCACATCATTGCTGTTATAAATGATGAATACTGGAAGCATTTTAGATATAAAATGAATTTCAGCCCTAATTCTTGCCTAATATTAGATAATCTAGGAACATTTACATTACAATATAGTAGGTTTAAATACTACATCCGACAGTTGATAAAACAACTAAGGAAGAGTAAAAACAATTTAGAGAGACTAAAATTAGATCCTAAGTTTGATATAAATAATAGTGAAACCTACGTAATCTATATTTCAATAAAAGCTAAACTTCAAGCAAGTTGGCAACAGTTGGAAGAAATGAGAAAGCTTCATATTCTCAGATATCTTTTATATACTTATAAAAAGTATGAAGCAGATAATACTTTTGTACCAAAGAAAAATTATACATGGTTTGATTTTTCATTTAAGAAACAATTATTGCATTATAATGCAAATATTGACCTAAAAGCTATACATTTTAAAAAATAAAACTTAGATTTGACACATGAGCAAATTATCAGAATTTTTAGCATTGATTCCTAAAGCCTTATCTAATCCAGATAAAATACTGGAGGGAGCTATGAATGAAGTTAAATCTCTTTATGGGTATTTGCCGCAAGACCAGCAAGATGAAATACTCAGGAGGAGATTAATTTGTAGAGCTTGTCCTTTCTACAGTTTAAATGCTACTACCTCACAGGAATACAAAGATTTTTATGGTAAACATTACGAAACCAATAGAAAATCTAAGCATTGTGCCATCTGCTCATGTGAAGAAAACTTAAAAACTAGCTGTCTTACGTGTAAATGCGGAATATCTGCTGATGATAAACTAAATGAAAAATATCCTATAAGGTGGGATGCATATATTAAATAAACAACAACAAAAACAATGGAACAACCAGATTTAAAATCCTTTATTGCATCTTCACGAAATGATGCTATTACACGAGCAACTGCTGTCAGGCGTTTAGATGAAATCTTTACAGCCTGTGATAAAATCCCTTTAGCAAGATTACTTTCTATCATTCTGCGAAAAAAGGAAGAAATACAGAATGATCCTTACAACTGGAGTGATAAAACGTTCTTAAAGAAGTTGGAGCAATATCAACGTGAACTAACAGATAGTTATAACCCTGCAACAGGAGATTTTGATTTAGACGATGAAAAGTAATATAGAAGAGATTATTGATTTAAAAATCAAGGAATATAGGGAGTTTGAGGATTTTAAAACATCTAACTTTTCTGATGTAAAATCTTTAGACAAGTTTGCTAAAGTAAAACTAGGTTCTATTTTAATAAAACAAATGAATTTAGTTATAGAGATAAATTGTTTGTTGCAGATTTGTGACAACAAATCCTTCAGCATTCCTGAAGATTTTGAAAAAGAATTACAGAAATTCAAAAATTCGATTTCTTCCATTAAAATTAAAGATGGCAAAGTTGAATACAGTGAAGAAATTGAAGAATTATTAAATAAAGCCAATGGACAAAACTTATAAGTACGATGTTGAAAAAGCTGTTATAGAGTGTTTATGCTGGACAGTTGAAGAAGAGGATGTTGACGATGCTCATAAATTGGCTGAGATTTTGGATACAAAACCAGTTATCCAAGGTAAACCAAAAATGGGAATTATTAATCTAAAACAGCTACCTATTGAGATGATAGCAGATACAAGTCATTTATTTGTAGATGATGAAGAACCAAAAAAGACAACATCTCTGGTATTAGGTGAAGATGGAGGATATATATTATTGATTGATTTTAATGAGTTCAAAGACATTTATTATAAAATGTTTGATATAAAAATGGAATAAAATGGCAGTTAGGAAAAGTAACATTTATTCAAAAGTTAATTTTCAAACTCTAGAAAAAGAATTACGGGATACAATCGGATATTTAGAATCTGAGAAAGTTGATGAAACCTTAGAAGACGATATAGATTGGAAACAAAATCAAAAGGGGGGAGTTTCCCCCTCTATTGTTTCTACCATAGAGAAGAAAATAGAAACTCAAATGAATACGATAGACACATGCTCAAAAATACTAAAAGTGTTGTTTGAAAAGCAAGGGTTGTCTGAATTCATCAAATATGGTATAGAAACCCTTACATCAAAGTTAGAAGAGATAGAAACCTATTATTCAGAAAGACCCATTTCATCAATAAACAAAAGACATAAATCAATGGTTTTTGGTAATGGGAAATTAGTAACATTTCTAGCTTGTTCAAGAGAAGATGGTATAAATTCAAGAACAAAAGTCTTAGAAAAGATATTTAAAGTGAAACCAATCATTACAGAACTTGAATCCATGAAGGAGGAAGTGTTATTAAAAGGTGGATCTGAATTACCTGAATCAATGATGTATGACTAAATCTCAATTGGAAACCGACATATTTAATTATAAAACTCCTGAGTTTTTTATCAATATGAAGTCTATTCCTGATAAAAATTCTCAGGAAAGAGGTGCTTTTATTTCCGAAGAAAAGAGAAAATGCAGAGAAGGAATAAATATAAATGGTATAGATATAGTAGGAGGTTTGTATTTCCATCTCAACTATTATAAATTGCAAGGAGATGATTTAATAACAGGAAAGAAAACAATCATGCTCCCTAGACTCAGGGATAATGAATGGATATTCTTCAATGATTACGATGAGGCATTTATAAAAAAATTAATTTATACTTTTTTTGGTTTGAGGCAAGGAGGGAAGAGTGAAATGATTTCTTCCCTGTGTTTAAGGGAACTATCTCTTTTTAAAGAAACTGAAGCAATTGCTCTTTTTTCTAGAGATATTGATAAGGCTACATTTGTTAAAAAGATATCAACTGCTATTACTCACGGGGAAAAATTTATCATTATTCCTAACATTGATAAAGACTGGTCTAAGGAGGAAATAAGATTTGGGGTAACATTACCTGACAACACTACTGATCTCAGAGGAAGGTTATATATTTATAATACTCAAGAAGGTCGAAAAATACAAACGGGGTCAGGTAAATCGCCTAGCTTTATGCTTATGGATGAAATTGCTATTAACCCATTCAGAAGTGTTTATGATGTAGTAGAACCAGCGTTGCTTTCAGATGCAGGAGGATTAAGGTGTTCTCCTCTATTTACATTTACAGGAGGTGAAGCTGAAAAAGCAAAGGATGCGGAAAATTTTGTTAAACACCCTACAAATAAACAAATGACTACCATTTTAGATGATGGTAGAGTTGTTGGAGGAAGGTTTCTCGATGGAACACATAGAAAAGACTGTAAAGAAATTACAACGTTGTCTCAATATCTTAATCAAAAAACAAATACATGGCTGGATGATTATGAAATAGCAGTGTCAAATAAAGAGTTAGCTAATAAAAAAATAGATGAAGAAATCAAGGAGGCTGAAAAGTCTCCTGATAAAAACACTGTCACATTAAAGAAAATCTTTTTTCCAAGAAGTCTTGAAGAGGTGTTTTTGACAGAAAATCAAAACCATTTTCCATTAGACGAAATAAGAAAACATAAACTAAACTTAGAATCATATACTCCAGAATACATTGATTTATATAGAGATAGTAATAATAAAGTAACCTATAGATTTTCTGATTTAACACCTATTAACATATTTCCTGTAAAACCAAAGGATTTTAAAGATGCTCCTTTGTGTATTTATGAAATGCCACAATCGGATGCTCCTATGTATTCTTATGTAGTTGGATGTTTACCACCAGGAGAAAAGGTAATGACAGATAAAGGGTTAATAAATATAGAAAATGTAAATTTAGATAATAAGCTTATAAATGAAAAAGGGAATTATGTAGATATTATAAATTTACAAAGGTATTTGGTTGAAAATGAGGAAATTACAACTATAAAAGTTTCCAATACTTTTAGAAAAACATCATTTACAAAAGAGCATCCAATTTTAGTTAGTAACTCTGTTGTAAAATACGTTGCAAAAAAGAAAAGAAAAAGGCTTGACGTACCTCAAAGATACCGAGAGTTTAATTTTCAATACGAGAAAGCAGGAAAAATAAAAGAAAGTCAGTGGATCAAAGTTCCTAACGTTTACAAAAAAGAAAAATCTATAGAAAATTTAGGGTTTTGTCTTGATAACGAAATAAGGGAATTATTAGATAAAAAAGACTTTTATTGGTTTTTAGGTTTATTTTATGGAGATGGTTGGTGTGAATCAGATAAAAGAAGGATAAGTTTTGCATTTAATGTTAACGAAGAGTATTATTTTGAAAAATTTGTAAATGTTTGTAAGGAACTGTTTGATGAAGATGTAAAAATAACTAGAATTCGGACAAATTGTATAGAATCTTATATCAATCATAAAAAGCTAAACTTATTTTTTTCCGAGCATTTAGGAAAATACGCAAATGGTAAAAAAATACCCGAATGGTTGAAATATGCAAATCCCGAATTTAAAAAAGAATTAGTTAGAGGATATTTAAATTCTGATGGAAGTTCGTCAATAAATGAAAGGGGATACATAAATATTGATTTTGTAAGTATTAATCTGTCATTAATTGAGTCATTTCAAGATATCCTATTTTCTTTAGGTGTGGTATCATGTTCTAAATTGTTAAGAAATAAAGGGTATTGTAAGATAGCAGACAATCGAAAAATTAGTGAAACACAAAATTGTTATAGTTTAATGCTATCTCATTATGACTCTTTATTACTACTTAATATGCTATATGATGAGAAAGACCATAAAATTAATAAGATTAATAACCTACTGATAAAACCAACAAAAAAAAGAAAAGAGTCAGGTTGTTATTTGTCTGTTTGTCAAGAATATATCTATTTTAAAATAAAATCACTAGAGAAATCATATTACTCAGGAACTGTTTATAATTTTGAATGCGACACTAATACATTTATGTGTAATCACATTACAACGCATAATTGTGACCCCTATAACGAAGATTCCTCCTCAGATAAAGTAAACTCATTAGGAGCTATATATGTTTACAAGAGAACTTATAACCCTATGGGATCTTTCCAAAATTGCATAGTTGCTAGTTGGAGGGGTAGGAAAAAAGAAGTAAAACAATTTCACGAATTATGTTTAATGGTTTCTGAGTTTTACAATGCAATAGGTAGCGTACTTCCAGAGAATGAGGACAAAACATTAATTCAATATTTCTTCTATAAAAAGAAAGGTCACTATTTAGCTGATTCTTTTGATTTAGCTAAATCTATAAACCCTAATACTAAATCTATAAGAGCTAAAGGTCTATCTGCATCCACTGTAAATCAAAGGCATTATATGAATTTAATGTATAGTGAAACTAAGGACGAACATATAACAGTAGATGAAACAGGACAAGAACATATTCAAATGGGTATTTACAGAATCCCAGATGTAATGCTATTAGAAGAAATGCTACAATACAGAGGTAAAGCAGCTAGTTCTAAGGGTGTTCATGATGGTAACTATGATTCTATTATTGCTTTTGGTCACTGTTTAACATTAGCTAGATATTTTGATGTAAAATACCCAATATCTTTTTGGAAACCTCCTCAAGAAGAAGATCATCAAGAACAAAAACAAAAGACTGTAAGAACCCCTTGGGGAAATTATAAACAAAATCAAAGTAATCTTTTTATGAAACAGAAACCAAAAAGATTAGGAGGAAGTGGCAGAAACATGTTCCCATAATTAAAATAATGGAATAGTTGGAACATTTTAAAACTTTCCTAAGTTTTGGTTATACTAGCTAGATTAAACTTCAAAAACAGAAATGTCTTATTTAAACATAAATACCCCTTATTCAGGATCTCTACCTATTCAACAAATCCCTCTATCTAAGAAATTAGAAGACATGGATGATTTTGGGAATAGTGAATGGATGAAAATGAACATGGATGGATTGGAGGCAATTGGTAGATATCAATTCTTCAACAATCTCAAACTAAAAGAGAATTATGAAATTGTACAAGGGAGATTTATTTTACAACATTATTTAGATGCTGAAGATTATTTTGATTTTGCTTCTGCTATTTCCCAAGAGTTTCAGCTACCAAACTATCTTAAACATTATGATATCACCACTAAAGCTGTAAATCTTTTAGTAGGAGAATATCTAAAAAGACCTGATGTATTTAGAGTTGTTGCTATGGATAGTGATAGCTCTAATCAGAAAGTAAGGCTTAAAACTGATTTATTAAAGAATTACATAAATTCTGAATTACAAAAAGAGATAACTGGAAAACTTGTTGCTCAAGGAATTGATCCTAACAGAGATAAGTTTAAATCAGAAGAGGAAGCTGCCAAGTATAAAGAAATGATACAAGCTAAGTATCAAGAAATGACTCCAGCTTCTATTGAAAAGTTCATGAAGTATGATTATAGATCTGCTGCTGAACATTGGGGAGAATGCGTACTCACTGCTGATAAAGAAAGATTTAACATTAGAGAACAGGAAAAAACAGAGTTTACAGATATGTTGGTTGCAGATAGATGTTTTACACATTTCTATCTTACTCCCACTGGTTATAATATAGAGGTATGGAATCCTTTAAATACCTTCTTTCATCAATCACCTGAAATAAAATATGTAGAAGACGGAGATTATATTGGTAGGACTTTTTACATGTCAAAGAGCCAGATTATCAATAGATATGGGTGGCGAATGACTAAAAAACAGCAAGAAGCATTATATCCAGATTGGAATAAACAAACCAATGCTTCAGGAACAGGATACAATACAATGTTTCAAACATGGGTTTATCCTTTTCAGAACTATGATGACATGAGGGTGATTTCTGATGCAGTGGGTTCTGCTGTTGGTTTTAATCCTTTAGATAGAACCTCTTTGTCCTCTGTACCATTAATGAATGAGTTTGACAACAGTTCATTAGGTAATTCATATGCATTCCTTCAAAACGACTTAGTGCAAGTTACAGAGGCTTATTGGGTTAGCCAAATGAAAGTGGGTTTATTATGTTTAATAAATCCAGAAACAGGAGAACCAGTTTCTAGTATTGTTGATGAAAGTTTTGAACCAAAAAGGTTTGGTATAAAGGAATTAGAAGATTCTACATACAGAGAGCAGGTAGAAAATCAAGAGCCTGGAACAATTATATGGTTTTGGAAAAAACAAATTTGGCAAGGTTGTAAAATTAATGAAAATCATTTAAACTCTTCTGTAAATACTCAGCATGGAAGAAAAGGGTTATATATAGATATTCGTCCAGCAAACTTTCAATTCAAAGGGGATTATAACCCATTTGATGCAAAACTACCTGTTGTAGGAGGAGTTTTTAATAATAGAAATGGTAGATCAATGTCTATTGTTGACTTATTAAAACCTTATCAGGTTTATTACAATGCTATTTTAAACCAAGCTTATGGAATAACTCAAAGAAACAATGGTAAGTTTTTCTTGATGGATATTAATATCCTACCGTCTCTAAAAGATTGGGGAGGTGAAGAAGCTTATGAGAAATTCATGGGTGTTGCAAATGCAATGGGTATTGGATTAGTAGATCCATCTCCTTCAAATCCTAACAATAAGCAAGGTAGTGGAGGATTTAATCAATATACAGTAATTGATTTAGATGAAACAGAAAAGGTAGTTAGGTTAATTAATCTAGCTATGTTGATTGAACAACAAGGCTTTGCTCAATTAGGTATTACTCCTCAAAGACAAGGGCAAACTCAAGCATCTGAAACAGCTCAAGGTAATATGATTGCTGTTAATAACTCCTATGCTATTACAGAAACCTATTTTGAAAACTTTTATAATTATAAGAAAAGGAAAGAAAGACATCATTTAGATATTGCTCAATATTGTGCATCTAAACAAAAAGATATCACTCTTCCTTATATTACTTCTGACTTAGGAAATGGCTTCATAGCCATAACTGGAACAGAATTAATGACAAGAGATTTAGCTGTTTATCCAATAAATGCTCAAGAAACAGCTAGACAAAAAGCAATTGTTGAAGAACTTGTTCTTAAAAACAACACAACAAATATACCTTTATCTAAACTAGTAGGATTGTTAAGACACAATTCTATTATTGATATGCAAAAAGAGCTTGAACAAGCTGAAGCTGATTTCTGGAAACAGGAGCAAGAAAAAATGAAACATCAGCAAGAAATGCAAGATTCTCAATTGCAAGCTGTTGCTCAAGAAAAGGATAAAGAAAGAGCTTTTGAAGCAGAGCAAAATCAATTAGATAGGGAAAATGAATTGAGAAAAGTAACACTCCAAGGAATTAGTGCGGAAGGTTCTTATAATCCAGAAGTAGATAAAACTGGTCAATTAATTGAACAAACCAAATTAGGATTAGATCAATCTAGATTGGCTGCTGAAAATTCTTTCAAACAATCTCAATTATTGAATCAACAAATTGATAGCTCCAGAAAACATCAGCTTGAAAAAGATAAAATAAAGAATGAAGAAAAGCTAATAAAACTTAAAGAGAAAGAAGTCAACTATAAGAAGCAAATTGAGGACACAAAATTAAAAGCCATTGAAAAACAAAATCAAAGTCAGGAAAAACTAGCAGAACTTAAACACAAGAATGACAAAGAATTGTCTAAAGTTAAGCTAGATGTAGCAAAGGTTAACTTACAAGCAGCTAAAAAGAAAGCTAAAAATCCTAACAAATGACAGAGATTAAGGTAGAATTTGGTGAGTTTATAATACTTCTTGAGGTATCAGATAATCCAGAATTATTTGCCAATAAACTTGTAAGCTCCCACAATTTTGATTTTACTGAAGAAGTGGATATAAAAGAATACAAAGGTTTTGTCAAAAAACATTATCATAATATAGCTTTTTTCTTAAAAACTGACTATTCTGAAGCAGATTTTGTGCATGAATTATTTCATGCTACATACAGAATGTTAAACAATATTAGTATTCCTCTCAATGATGAAACTGAAGAAGTTTATGCTAGATATCAGGATATGTTATATCGCCTTATAAAACCAGAATTGGACAAATTAAAAAATGCATAGTAAAGCATATAACTGTCCTATTTTTTGAACACTCGTTATTTTTTGTTATAGTTGCATTACAAGCAACAACAATACATAATGCAGTCAAATTTACTAAACATTCAACTTCTCACAGAAGCAGAAGTAGGAGAAACATCTAATGTAGAATTAGCTCCTAATTTAGAAACCTCAGAAGTAAAAAAGGATGATAAAGTTGCAGATCCTGCAACACCAACTACTCCAAAAATTGAACTATTAACGCCAGAAGAAGCAGGTGTTAAATTAGAAAAGGATGAGGAAGGTAATGAAATTGCAGTTAAAGAAGAACCCAAAGTAACAAAAGAAGATTTGGCTTTAGATTATAAAGCTTTAGCTGAATCCCGAATTAAGAATGGTGCTTGGGATGAATATGAAAATTGGAATGAATTAAAAGATTCAGTGGAATGGACTGCTGAATTGTTTGAAAAGTTAGAAACAGAACAGTTTCAAAACAAAGTACAAAAGGGCATTGAAGAAGAAAAATCTCAATTCGGCTCTCAATATGCTCAACTCTTAGAGCATGCAAAAAATGGAGGTAATTTTCAAGAATTACTACCTTCTATCCAACAAGAATTAGATATTGAATCCTTAGATGAAACAGATTTAGATTCTGCTGAAGAATTAATCAGAGCAGAATGTGAAGCAAAGGGATGGAGTGAAAAAAGAACAAAGTCTTATATCACTTCGTTAAAAGATCAAGGAGATGATGAGAATTTCATCGAAACTGCTAAAGAAGCTAAAGCAAGCTTAAAAAGTATTGTTTTAGAAGAAAGACAGGAACTCATCAAACAAAAAGAAGAAGAAGCTAGAGTCACTAAAGCATATTGGGAAACTTTCAATAAAAAAGTAAGAGAAACTATTTTTAAAGATGAAGAGCTTTCCCCAAAAGAACAAAAAGATATTGACAAGTTTGTATTTGAATACAAGCATGTAGATCCAGCTTCTGGTAAAAAATATTCTGATTTCAATTTGAAATTTGATGAAATCAAGAATGACCCAGCTAAATATGCAAAGCTCATCAAGTTGGTAAAAAACTTTGATGAAGTAGTGAAAAAAGACACTGCTAAAAAAGAAGCAGTTAAAGAAATCTCTTTCCTTTTGAGAGGAGCATCTCAATCCACAGGTAAAAAGACATCAGAATATCCTGAATTACAACCAGATAAAAAAGTAAAAGGGTATAATCCTTTTAAAATCAAACCTTAAAATAAAAAAATAATAGCTTAATGGCAACTCCTACTTTACAGAATTTTGGAAATAACCTCGTAGTTAAGAAAACTGATTACCGCATGGCGGGTACATTTACCGATGAAAACAAGTTGGTAAATCTATTTGGTTATGACAACGTTAAAGGTGATAACTACATGGGGATTTTCTCCGTATTCAACCAATGGTCTACAGTAAATGTTCCTCTCTTAAAAAGGAGCATCATGGAAAAAAACATTATCTACACAAATGGTAATGTTGGTTCTTTAACTTTCGATATGCCCTATCGTTTAGAAGGTCTAACTGTTAAAGTAGATTTGACTGACGACATCCAATACCCAGGTATTGATGGTAGCATCTTTGAAGTGGTTATTGGAGATGGTGGATTAGATTCTGTATTACAAGTAGGTGATCGTATCACTGCTGATTACTACGATGGTCAAAACTTAATCATTCGTGAAGTAGTTGGTATTTTTGGACAAGGGTTTAAATACAAGGTTCAGTTGGTTACAAATGACAAAACTGAATACTTTAATAAATCTCAACTAGCTCCAGGAACTCAATTCTTCAAACTTGGTCACACAGCAGGTGAATTTTCTCAAGATGGTTCAGGTATTTCTCAAGGTTTTGGTATGATGAGGTTACAACATCGTTTAGGTGGTCGCAGAATGTTGGAATATACATTAACTGGCGATGCTCAACGTTTGGAACTAAGTGGTTCTACTAAAATTGGTGGTTTTGACTTTGATCTTTCCAACTTGAACAAGTATGGTGATTTGAGTGATGCAATGAATGGTGGTTACTTGGTATTGGGAGAAAATGACGGAAAAGGAAATATTAAAAAAGGTACATTACAATGGGTTAGTTTCATTGAAGTGATGTTGCATAATGAACTTGCTCGTTTGGAAGAACTTGATTTGATGTTCTCTCAAGGTGGTACTGTAACAGGCGCAAGGAATAAAACAGAAGTTGTTTCCGAAGGTTTGTATCAACAAATGAAACGTGGTAACTGGAGACATTTCTCTAAATACACTCGTAATGCAGTGGTAGATACTTTCCAACAAGCATTTAGAAATCGTCCTGATATTCCAGATTACAAACGTTACTTCAAACTTGAAGGTGGTCGTGGTGCTGTAAATGAATTCCAAAAAATCTTTAACCAAGAATTAAACACCACTGCAAACCAATTTGGAGGTATTATTAATGCTGATCAATTGGGTGTAATCAAAGGTGATGCAATGAATCTTGAGGTAGGATACCGTATGAATAAAGTGTTTATTTCAGGTGTGGGTTGGGTAGAAATTGAACATAACCCAGCATTTGATGCAACACAATCTCGTGTAATGGATCAACCAATGATTGGAGGTTTACCTAAACGTTCTTACACTTCTTGTATTTTTGATTTGACTGACTCTAACAGCACTAATGCTGCTCAAGTAACAGGAGATGTAGAATTTGCAAAAGGTATGGATACAGGTGCAAACATCTACTTAGTGAAAAATAAGAAAATGCCAGGTGTAAAAATCACTCACATTAATGGTCGTACTTCTCCATATCCTGTAATGGCAGGTGGAGGTCAAGTAGCTTCTACAAGGTTTGATGCGTATACTCAATTGTTAGAAAATCAATCTAACATTTTCTTGAAAGATCCTACTCGCTCAATCTTGCTTGAGTTGAAATAAGTAAGAAAACAAAAGTAAAACAAAGCAACAAACAACAATATGGTATTAGATTTAACAAAAACGTACAAAGTAGAACCTAAGATTTCTCTAGGTGATGCTCAAGGATTAGATAAATTTGATTTATCTCGACACGTAGGAACTCTTAAACAAATCAGTGTACATTACGACACCTTAACAGGTAAGTTTAAAACTGGTTTAGATGAAAATGCTCCTGAAGTATTAGCACTACCTAAAGAAGAAAGGGAACAAAAGATTGATTGGATTAAAGCTACTCGATCTTCACTTGAACAAAAAATTGGTAGACCTGGTATTTTAGATCCTACTAACGAAGATTTTTGGTCTGTGTGGTCAGTAAATTTAGAAATTGGTCAAGATAAACATGTTAAAGTTTTTGGACAGCACCCCTACTTTATTCCAGAAACACATTGGTCACATGCTTTAGCTCTTATTACTCTACAAGCAAATGATGCTTTACCAATGAGTAAGAAAGAAGCAAATAACCCAAAATATAAAGATGCTCAATTCTATATTACTACTCCAGAAGAGGAAGTAACAATGAGCAAAGAAAAGGTTAGGGAAAATCGTGCAAGGAACACAGAAATGTCTAAATTGTTTGATGATACTAATCCTCTATATGAAAGGGCTTTGCGAATTGCATACTTACTAAATGTTCAAAAAGAACCTGTAGGCTTAGAGAAGCTGGAAGAAGTTTTAGAAATGTTCTCTTCTCAGAAAGAATATATTAAACGATTCTTAGAGCTTTGTAAAATGGAAGATCAAGAATTAGAACTTCGTACCACTCTTAAAAAAGCTATCGAACTTGATGTTATCAGTTTTAATGCTGCTGATAAAGTTTATTACCGAGGAGGTTTTAACATGAGGGGAACTGAAGAAGCTGTAGTAAACATGTTTAAAGTTAATTTAGCTGATCCAGTGATTGCAAGGGAATATGTCGAAATTAAAGATGCTGTAAATAAACGGGAATCTAAGAAAAAGAAGAAAACCATTGCGTAATATGATTGTCAATGAAACCAGAGTTAGTTTATTTAAAGTTTCTTCAAAAAGTAAACAAAGGGAATTCCCAGTTTAATATAACTTGCGATAGAGCAAGGTTTGTTCTTATAATTAATGAGTGTAAAAATAGGTGGGTTGAAAAACACATCAAATCCAAAGATTCTATTCTTATTGAGTCTTTACAAGAAATTGTAAAAACAGTAGAATACAATCAAGGGACAGATAAAGGAGATTACATAGAGTATGTTCTTAATGAAGATTTCTATGAATCCATATCTGCAAAGTGTGAAGCAAAAAAAGGTGAATGTAAAGGAGTAGTGTACTCTAGGGAATTAAAAAACCAAAATAAGAACATTTACCAATTTGATGAAAATCTCAAACCTGATTTTGATTTTGAATGGAGTTTTCATTCAATTCAAGCCAACACTCTGAGAATATATAAAACCGATTTCTCAATATTGTTGACAACATTTTCTTACTATAAGGTTTTAGAAGAATTTGACATAGAAGGTTATATAAACATTGATAACCAACCTTCACAAAATAAAGAATTCATACTTTCTGATCAATATGTAGATCAAATAATCAACATGGCAGCAGAAGAATTTATGAGAGACTATGAAAATCAAAACGGATTATTAATAGCAAAAGACAGAACTCAGAATCAAGAATAAAAAACACAAAAAAATAAGTAAATAGATATGGCAGCAAATAGCTACAGAAACGTATTCCTTACCAATTTAGAAACAATTCCTTCTAGCGGTACTACCTTAGATTTGGGTATTGGTCAATTAGGTATTGTAAATGTAAGAACTAACGCACTTACAGCAACTCCAAATTTTCCAGCAGTTAGGAGTATTCAGATTGTTCAAGGAACTTCTGATAAAAAACTTCCAAAAGGTTTCCAACAAGGTAATCAAACCTTTAGGACTCCTGAAATTCCTGCAAGTCCCAATATTGAATTTTATGCTTTGAAAGCTCAAAAGCTTCAAAACATGATTGTTACATTGGGATATGATGGAGCAGATGCTACTAAAACAATGACTCCTCGTAAAGGAAAAGATGTACGTTTGTTCATCACTCTTACAGGTCAACCAATTGCTAACCTAGTAGCTAATACAGGAAATCACCCAGCAGCAATCACCGAAACCTTTGATTTAATTTTACCTTGTACAGATGAATGTGCAGACACTTGTGGTGACACTGTAGACTGTAATGCTGTAGCAGATGCTATTATCAAACAAGTGTCAGAGCGTAAAACAATTGGCTCTATTAACTTGGTAGATGGCGTAAATGGAGAACCTGGATTCTTGCGATTGACTAAATTGGTTGATTGTGACACTCCTTCTGGTTTACCAACCACTGCTTGTCAAAAATGGGAATTGTTAATTGCTGATGCAGGAGATCAAGTTGCTCTTGGTACTGTACAAGCTCAATATCCAGGAAAAACAATTACTCGCACTAAACGTGATGGAATTTATTCAACATATGAACTATCTCTTTGTGATAACTCCACTCCTAGTGATTTTGTTGATAATGCTCCTGTAGTAATTCCAAATTGTACTGAATGCCCTAGCGGATACACTTTAGTTAATGAGTTAAATGTTTACACTGCAACTAAAGCAGGTAATCAAGTAGCAACAGCAGCTAGTGGTGCAACAGGATATGTTTCAGGTTCTGGTAAGATTTTGGTAGCATTCGATGGTGTAAAAACTGTTCTTCAGTTTTACTCTACTAGCTCAAGTTTAGCAACTGTAGCAGCTTCTATTCCAACTTTCGGTGTAACAGCAGAAGGTACTGTACAATCAGTTTGTACACCTGATGCAAGTGTAACCACTGCATGGACTGAAGGAGATGCTTGTGCTAAAGCTCAAAAAGTATATCAAATCACTCTTAAAGATGACATTTGTGGTACTTCTCAATTAGCAGCTTTGCAAGCAATCTATGGATCTGGTGTATCAATCTTCTCTACAAATGCTGACACTTGTACTCGTGTATATCATCTGACTGTAGATTCTGAACAAGAATGTGTAAACTGTGCTGATGTAGATACTCAATACTTTACCTTTAAAAAGCCTGTAAACTTTGGAACAGCTATCTGGACTGAAGTAGCTGGACAAGATTCAGTGTATGGAACAGGTTGTGTTTGTGGTATTCGTTTTGAAAGTGCATATGTAGCTCGTGAAAGGAAAGAATGCTTCTTCCAAGAAGTGTCCGCTGAAATCGAACCATTGTTTATCTATGTTTCAACAACTAACCCTGATTTCAGAGATTACTCTACCTTGTGCAATGAAGATGAAATCTTCCCTGTTACATTGATTCAAAATGCTCAATATCGTCAAGGTTGGGGATCTGTAGTAGCTGAACAAGTTAAATTGAGTCGTGCTTACTTTAACGAACCTTGGTTCACTGATCCAGCTACACGTGATGCAGTGGGATATGAGTTAGGTGTTGATTTGCAAGGATATTACGATCAATACACATTAAAATGGAAAACCCCTATTGCAGGTGCAGGTGGAGTGAGTGGATTTGGATTCAGCCAATTTGAAGAGTATGAATGGACAATTTATACAGCTCAAGGCGAAGGTACTCAATTTGCAAATGCTTTAAATTCTTGGTTGATTTCTGTAGGAGCAGCTCCTGCTTCAATCTAAGAAAAACAATATTAAATTACCCTAAAGTGGGAGGGATTCAAAACTCCCTTCCACTTTTTTTATTTTATAGAAAAACTAAAACATAAAATGGCATTTATCAAACAACCTTCAAACCTAAGTAACGCTATTCTTAACTTTGTTAAGCATCTTGTATCTAAAGCTGTATATGAAGATATTAAGGCTCTTTTAAATCCTTGTTGTATTCCAACATTGGAAATTGCTTCTGACTACACTTGTGTAAGCCCTAGTTATACTAGATTTAATGATGTAACTGTTACAGGAGATTATAAGAACAAAACAGCCATATTGCTTTTTACAATTACTGAATCTGATGGCACTGTACAAACTTCAACAGTTGTCGCTACATTTGATGAAAATGGTTTATGGAATGGTTCTTTTACTATGTTAGATTATTTTAATGATGGAATTGCTGACATTACAGTTAGTGTATTGGTAAATGGATCACGAGTTGTAGAAACTTCTAAAAATGTTCATTTAACAGGTATACCAAGTTGTGACTAATGGGCTGTAATTCTAAAAAATGTAAACAATGTGGTAAATCTAAACCAGCTTGCCAATTGGTAAATGGTTTATGTTCTACATGTATAAGTTTAAATAGCAAGAAACATTAATGAGCTTTATAAATAATAACCTTTCTTTTAATATTCTTGAAACTAATGAGTGCAAGACTTTAGGTATATTAGATACAAGCTCATATAGAACTCCTAATGATGTTTCAGGGCTTGTATTACAGATATTACCTCCTAATGGGTTAGATCTTGTAGAAACTAATTACAATCAAAGTACTGTAACAATTATAAACAGCAACACTTTAAAAATAACAAAAGTAGCTGATCCTAAATATTTACAGGAGTTACCCGATGGGTTGTACACTGCTAAAATAAGCATCTGTCCCTATGAAACCAATTGGACTGAAAAAAAATGGTATAGAGTTTGCCAATTACAATGTAAATTTAGTAAAGCTTTTCTCAAGGCTAAGATAAATGAATGTTCTTCTTGTTTAGATTTAAACATTTCAAAAAAATTAGAATCTGCTTGGGAATATATAATTGGTGTAGAAACGAATGTAACAGCTTGTAACTTTCCAGAAGCAGCTAGATGTTATGAAAAAGCAAATAAAATAATTGATAAAATTTTAGACTGTGGGTGCTAATTTAACTGCTTGTGATGATTGTGGTGCTTACGATTTGGATTTTATCGAAAATCTCCAAACTACGCTCTCACAAAAAATGGCAGCAGAGATTAGTAAAAAAAGATTGAGCGAAGCCAATGATTTAGGTTTATGCTTTAACCATACAACCTATTGGGAGCTTTATATGTGGAATAGCATATTGGAGCAAATAAAATATTGTAATTCTTGCTTTGCAGGATATGATATCGAAACAATTGTTTCAAAAATAAAAAATACATTAAGTGAATAACTGCAATACATCTAGCAACGATTTTAATTACACTCCTTTTAAACATACCAGCGATGAAATCAAGTGGGTTGGAGAGTCTGTAGAATGTTTAAATGTTTGCAGAGGATCTTCTATCACTGTATTAGAACAAGCCATACTTAATAAACTTTGTATTCTAGTGGGAGAAACAAATATGTCTTCTGTAGATATACCTAGTTGTTTTATAACAGCTTGGATAAATAAAGACAAGACAATACTCTCTCTTTTTGAATTCCTTTTGGATTTAGCTTGCGCACAACAAACAACGATAGATGGATTACCTACAACAAATAATCCTGTAATCACATTGGATTATAAATGTTGTGAAGATAATCCTTGTATTCAAACCGTTGCTGTAACAGTTTCCACACACTTACAACAAATATTAGATTGTATTTGTGCTTTAAATGCTAGAGTGGTAGAGCTTGAATCTCAAGTTTCTACATTTGCTACACAAAGTTCAGTGACAGCTTTAAGTCAACAAATTCAATGTTTGAAAACTTCCATAAATTTATGGAATCAATCAACAGATAACCCTATAACAATCAATTGCTAATGAGTTGCACAGATTGCAGAGATAGTATTTTAAATAACCAAGGTAGTATTATAGCTACACCAGCGTGTCAAGATAATTGTCCTGAAGAAGTTGATTGTGCAGGTATTAGCACCTATTCTAAATGTGTTATGGTTGGTATTGCATTAGAATGCATTGACACTCAACCTAATACGCCTTTGGATACAGTATTAGCATTACTAGATAATAAAGCTTGTCAGGCGTATACAGATACATATAAAGTAAAAGTAGATGTAGATGACACATGTCCAGGATTTTTAGATGATAAAATTGAATCTGATTCTTTTGTTATAGATATTTCTGATAATTCAGGTTGTAAAAAAATTACAATAAATGAAAAGAGATGGGCAGATCTTTATGAAGATTTCCCAACTTTAAGTTCTCCTTGGGAAGAAGCAACAGGAACTGTAGCCTCATTACAATATGCTATCAGAAACGATGAAGTAAGATTTAAAGGAGCTATCACAATTCCCACAATTGGTAATGAATATCCTTCTGGAGGTTATGTAAATATTGCAACTCTTCCAGCAGAAGCTTGTCCAACAGAACCAAGAATATTTTTTCAAACATTTGGTAAAAGCGCACCTCCTGCAAATGCTCCTGTACAATGGACATTGATTATTAATACTGATGGTAGTATTGATATTATAACTAATACTTTATCTCCAGGAGATACTTTTGGAAGTATAGTTTTTTATTTAGACATTGTTAATTACACCTTATAATGAGTTGCCCAGAAACCCCAGATAATTGCGGATGCTTATATCCTTCTAATACAAATTGTGTTGTACTAAAAGGTATTAATACAAACTGCCTATCGTTGGAAAATGGTACACCCCTATCTGATGCACTTAATACTATATTGAGTTCTGTTTGTGATTCAGTTCCACCTTCAGGGGTAAATCTAGTAGAATTGAGTCAAGGTAATGGAATTGTTATTACAGAAAATGTTGTAGGTGACACTAGAATTTATACAATTGGTGTTAGTTCCTCTCTGATTAATCAGATAAATAACAATAGTTCTAAAATAACTACCCTTCAAGGATGTGTGCAGAATTCAGTTTTAAACATTACTTCTGATACATTAACTGTTACACAAACAGCAGCTACAGCATGTGGAAGAACTTTAAATCTTGAAATTGCTGTACCAACAGGAATTAGCTTGGATGGAATTATCGAGAATGATTTAACTAAACATGGGGCAAATGGTTCTAGTTTAAACCAAGTTCTTAAAAATTTTAGTTATGATTTATCATCAGCAAAATCTGGAGATCAAGTAAAGTTACAAATAGTTGGTCAAGTAGGTCGCCCTGAAGGAGGTTTACCAGATAACATCACCATAAATCTTTATGACAAAACAGGAAGTTCTATTGTTTTTACATTTGAAGATAATTTGTTTATAAGTAGCTCACCTGCACAAAAGTATGGATTTAATGTAGAAATCATTATAGATTTAGAAACAGATATAACAAATGGTGAAGCCGATGTTGTTATAAATGCAATATGGAATAGAAATGCTGAATCTAATGGAACTGAAGATGCTTCAGGTAATATACCTCAAGTTCGTTCAATATTCAATAAATCTGTAAGTAATTTAGGATTTACAAACTTTGTAACAAAGGTTTTAACAAGCAATTATTCAACTTTGGGTTCAAGCTACACTTTCTTAAAGAAATTTACAGCAGAGGTTCGTAAAAAAATATAAAATGGCTCTATTAGAAACAGCTTCTATTATAACTTTAGATGGTACAGGTACAGAAATACCTACAATAGTTCTTACGGATCCTTGTAGCTTTTATGTACTTCAAGGTTCTGTTACAACAACAGGTAATTATGCAATTGTTCCAACAGGTACTCCAATTGTAGGATATAAGGTTGAATTTTATATAGATGGGGTTATTGACATCACTACAAATAGTAAAACATTTAGTATTTTTGGTAAGACTTTAACACAATTACAGCTTTCAAGTCCTCAGAAAATAGAATGTAGGTATTTAGGTTCAAGTTGGTTTGTGCATATTATTCCTTCATTTGGATCAAGTGCAATTATTTCTCAAGCTAATTTAGGAGCAAATTCAGTTCCTGCATCAGCTATACCTAATGACAGTATTACAGATGCTAAGTTAGCTACAATGACAGCAGCTTCATTAAAATATGGAAATGCATCAGGAGATCCAGGAAATTTAGCAATTGGTAATAACCAAATTCCAATAGGAAATGGTACAACTATCACCACAACTACAGTTAGTTCTTTGTATGGATCAATGATTTCTGGTAAATACTTCGTCATCTATGGTGATATTTCATGGACATCTGGAGAACAAAATAAGAGTTATTACTATTTGCCAGCAGGAAATAGTTATTCTTTACAACAAATATTGTTTAGAAGCTATTCTGACATGTCTTCAGGAGGTTCTGCGGAATTAGAAGTGTTTAATAGTGGAACTTCTATATATGCAAATACAGCAGTTTTTGGTTCTGCTGCTGCTGCTGGAGCTTCAAATGCTTTTACATTTAGTCCTGTTGAACCTTTTTCAGCAGGAGATACTTTGGAATTACTCCCTTCAAAATCAACCCCAGGAGGAAAAGCTAAATTTACAGCTTTATTCCTCATAGTATAAAATAAACGTTGCTGTTCTTTTTGTTGCTTTAAAGAAGCATGTTTTTAGGGAGGGGAAACCCTCTCTTTTTTTGACAATTTTCAACCTTATATAAATGACAAATTACGAAATCGAACAAAGGATTAGACAAATAGAGAGATCTCTACAATGTAAACAATCCTGTAGTTCTTCTGGAAGATTTGCAGCTAGGTCTATAGATTATAGCACATTACTTAAACAATATCAAGAAGCTAAACTTAGTCCTGGGTGGTATTTAATAGAAGACTATCAAACCATTTGCAAAGTACAATTTACAGATAGTAGTCATGATGGATCAGGAGGTGATGAAATATTAAATACTGAAATAGGTAATTGGACACCTCTTGTAGAACCTCTTTATATCAGAGCTATTACGGAAGACACATTTGATCCCAATGTAGTAAGTGCATTATACCCAAGTCATAGTATTTTATATGATATTGATAATAGCATTGCCGAATATTATGAATATGACGGAATTAATCATAAAGGAGTTATTTATCACAGGTTGAGTCCAAAAGGGCAACACAGACAATATGATTTTATGTCTGTTGTCTTTCGTAGATGGGTAGATTCACTAGGAAGGTATGTAGAAGTAAAACCTACAGTGGATGTAAATGACTATCAGGATTATTTGTGTAATTTTGTAGGAGCAGAAATAACTGTAGAACAATGTTTCAGCTCTTCTGCCCAATCTGAATTCAATACACAATATGGATTAGACAATACGGTGATTCAAGCCAAGGGTCTTGTTGTTTTTAATTTGGAAATTGCAGCCAATGCCACTACAGGAACTTATTCATTTTCTGGTTATTTTTCAGACCAACTTAGATTACTTGTTCAATATAATCCTACAGATTTTACATGTTATGTACCTGGAGTTGCTACAGTTTCTTCAATTGATGTAGTTAATAAAACCATAACTTTTGCTACAGCCCCCACTACAAGTGATTACAACAGTTATTGTGTAATAAGGGGTACTGATGCAGCCAATGGTTCTACAATTCAATATGCTTACGGTAATACGTTTGGAGGAAGTTTTAATGAAATACACAGTGAGTTTATACATAATACAATAGTGTATGGAGAAACTGGAGCTGTACATGCTGTAAGAGTTGGGGGAATAAGGGTGCAAAGTTTGGCTAGATTAATTGGAGCAGGAAGAGTAAGTAATTCTTTTTTTGGTAACCCTTTATGTACAGCAGGTACAGTGGCTAATCTATCGGCTTTTGTTTTTCTTGATAATTTCTTTTTGGGAGATGGTGATTTTACAGATAATATATTTCAAAAAGCAGCAAACTTAACAGTAGATGACAATAATTCAATAACTCATTCCACATGGCATACTTTAGAAACTATATTGTTTAATGGTAATGTTGCAAGTCACGAATTTAATAACAGTGTTGCCAATAAAACAATAGCCAATGTAGCAGATTTAAGCGATCCAACAAAAGAAACAAGTTCATTCATTGATTTGAATGATGGAAAACATTATTTGGTGGAATTTGTCGGAGGTGTATTATCTCAAGGAACTGTAATAACTAATTAAACCTATACGTTATGGCAGAAAGAATATTCAATTGGTTTGATTTAATTTTAAACTATTTTACAGAACATTTATCCCAAGATCAGGTGGAAAAAAGCATATCTTTCATCACAGGCGATTTAGCAGTTATGGCATTTTTATGGATACACTTAGATATAAGTGATTTTTTAGTCAAAATATGTGCTACTATTATATTAGGTATAGTGGGTGGAGCTGCGGGTTTATGTGGTAAGGATTTGTATAATTGGGTAAAAACAAAAGCTAAAAAGAAATGGCATTGAATATAGACAGGTTTAACTTCATACAGATGTTTAATAATAGCAAGGGTAAAACATCCTTGATGTTATTTTCATCATTTATTGGAGTTATCACTTCTTCTTTGATATTTACTTTATGCGGAGTTATAGCAGCATTTATGGTGATGTTTGAAGCCAAATCTACAGACATTTCTAATGTTCTAACATCATTAGCTATGCAGTCGGTAGGCTTATTTACAGTGTCAATAGGAGCATTAACAACTAGAAGATTTACAGACGATAAAACAATTACAAACGAAAATAAAGAAATATGATTTGGTTATATGCAGGGCATAATAATGGGGACTGCGGAGCAATTGCAAATGGTGTAAAAGAAGCAGATTTAACAAAGGAGCTTAGAAACCTTGTCAAGCAAAAGCTTGATGCAAAAGGTGTAAAAGTCACAATTGATGACGATGCTGATAATTTAATTACAACAATCAAAAAAACAAAATCAACAGAAAATGACGTTATTATTGATATACATTTTAACAGTAGTGCTAGTGTCAGTGCCACAGGAGTAGAAACCTTAATTCCTGATAGGTTCACTGTAAAAGAACAAAATTTAGCTAAAATTATTTCTGCTGGAATTGCTAAGACATTAGGAATTAAAGATAGAGGTGTAAAAACTGAAATTGATTCCCATAGAGGTAGATTAGGTATTTTACATCCAGCAGGAACAAATGTCCTTATTGAGGTGTGCTTTATTTCTAATCTTAAAGATTTACAAAGCTACCAAATCAAGAAAAATTTAGTAGCAGATGTTATTGTTAACAGTTTAATTGGATTAAAATGAAAAAAGTAATAGAATTCTTTAGTGATAAATTAAATAGAGTGGCAACAATAGGTGTTGTTGTTATTATTGTTTTAATTCTTTTGTTAGCAAAATGTGGTTCTAAAAAATCAAACCTCGATTCAGCATTGACATCTTTGGATTCTTTGAAGATGGAATTTACAGTGAAACATGCTAAAGACAGCTCTATCATAGCTGAACAGGCTTTGCTGATAGTAGATAAGGACAATGCAATGATTAAACAAATAGAAAAGTTTGAAAAATTATCTAAAGTTAAAGCTAAGATTAGCACTATCACTGTTACCAAGATTGATTCCGTACTTATCCCTATTGAAAAGCCTATTGTTATAACCATCGTAGATTCCTTAAACGATTCTACTAAATACCTAAAAACTCCTGCTGATTTTGAGGTTTCTAAGCCTGATTATTCAATCAAAGGAACTATCACTGATTCTTCTGTATTAGTTAAATCTATCCTAATTCCAGATACATCAACAATCATCATTGGAGATAAATCTACAGGATTATTCAAAAGACAATCTATTGTAAGAATCAAACATTCAAACCCCTTTATTCAACAATCTTCAATGAACAATGTAGTTGTAAAGGATGATAAAATTAATAAACCTGTTGTAGGATTTATTATAGGTGGAGCTACAGGAATTGTAGCTGCAACAATTGTTAATGTATTAGTAAACTCTTTAAAACCTCGATAATGGCAGCTAAACCCACTAGTAATAACTTTTCACCTAAACCTAAGAAAGGTAAATCTAAAGCTAAAAAGAAATTAAATAAATCAGAAAAGAAGAATAAAAAGCCATACAAAGGTCAAGGTTAAAAAATATTGTTGTTGATTGTTGTTAAGCCCTCCTTGTTACAAGTCTGTAATTTTGGAGGGTTTTTCTTTATTGACTAAAGAACAGTTTTCCTCTGCAAATCATTAGGTTTGAAGGTCTCTAGTCTTCTTTTGAGAGATGTTTTGTAGCAGTGATTTTATGAAGTCCTTGTTGGAAAACTGTAAAAAGCAGAATGATCTGTTAAGAGCAAGGGTATAAAATGCCTCACTACTATCGGTGACTATTTCAACACCTTTTTGTAATTAGCTTTCACTAACTCTGCTTCCAGTTGGAACATAAATAAAAAACCCCCACTTTTTCAAGTGAGGGCTGTTCCAAAAGCCTCACTAAATGCTGAGACCCAAGTAGAGAGGTTAGGAACAATATCTTACAACATTAGTTCTCAGTTAATGGTTGTTACAAAATTAATACTTTTATCGAAATTACAAAATAAATTGTCATTAAATTCATTTATTTTGTTTATCAATTTCTGATACTCAAAAATAAAAACTATATTCAAATGACCAAAACAAAAACTGTTAAAAAAAGTAAAAAGAAGGTAGATAAAGTTGCTTTGATGTCGTTCTTAAAACTAAAAGCAAGAGAGCTGACCTATTCTAGAACCAAGTGGGAAGTAATAATATATGGATTATTAAAAGAACAAGGTATATTATTTGAATTTCAAGAGCCTATAATCACTAAAAATGGACATGGGTATATTGCTGATTTCTTAATCAAAGGTACAAACCTTATAATAGAAATAGATGGTAAGCAATGGCATGGAACTAAAGAGCAACAAAAAAAGGATAACTTGAGATCAAGAAGATTAAGAAAAGACGGTTATGAAATTTTAAGACTTTGGAATTCTCAAGTGAGTGTTTGTTCGAAACAAGATTTGATTAAAATAATAAAACAGGCTATAGATAATGCTACTAAGGTATTGTAATACGTCTTCGACAATATATCCCACTGATTACCAGATGATTGTAGTTGATTCATCTGGAGGGGATATTACGCTAACTCTTCCTGATATATCTTCAATATTTCCCCCTGGAGTACCCACTACAATTACAGACACTGTTAATTCGATTGTTTACAACATAGGAATGTATCAAATGACAGTGGTTAAATCAAGTGCTGCTAATACAATAACTTTAGAACCTCCATCAGGAGTTACAATTGATAACACAACTTCTTATGATTTAACAGCTTTAAATGAAACTGTAACATTTACATTTGACTATGCTCTTAAAAACTATAGACTTCTCTCTACAGCCTCTCAATCTGTTTCTTCTGGCACTGTAACTTCTGTAGCAGCCCTGACAATAGGAACAACAGGTACAGATGTTACATCTACTGTAGTCAATCCCACCACAACCCCTGTAATCACTCTTAATATCCCAACAGCCTCTGCTACAAATAGAGGAGCTTTAAGTTCTACAGATTGGTCAACTTTTAATAGTAAACAAGCAGCAATAACCACTGGAACAACTTCTCAATATTTTAGAGGAGATTTATCTCTGGCTACATTTCCAACAAATGTTTCCTCTTTTACAAACGATGTTGGTTACATCACTTCCTCTGCTTTAAGTCCTTATTTAACTTCTGCTACAGCAGCGTTGACTTATCAACCAATAGGAAGTTATCAAACTCAACTAAATGGAACAGGGTTTATTAAAATATCTGGGACAACAATTAGTTATGATAACTCCACATACTTAACAACATCTTCTGCTGCTTCTACTTATCAGCCTTTAGATGCCACATTAACAGCTCTAGCAGCTTATAACACAAATGGTATAATTGTACAAACAGCAGCAGATACATTTACAGGCAGAACACTAACATCTTCAAATGCTGCTATAACAGTAACAAATGGAGATTGTGTTTCTGGAAACCCAACAATTCTTTCTAACAACAACACAATTACACTTGCTAATAGATATTTAAATACGTCTACAGCAGGTACAACAGAAGAAATTGTTTATTCGCTACTGATTCCTTCTGGTACGTTATCTTCAACAGATGCATTAAAAGTACAAGCAGCAGCTAAGTTTAATACGGCTGCAAATGCTGTAATTCGTTATTATTTTAACACATCTGTTACATTGGCAGGAGCAACACAATGGGCGCAAGTAGGTACAGCTAACCAAGTGACACAAGTGTTAACAAGAACAATTTGGAATACAGGGGCTGTAAACACTAATCAAGTGATGATCACTGTTACCACATCACTTGCCTCTGATGAAACAGGTGGAGCATTAAATACTACATTTCCAGCTACATCAATAAATTTTGGAGTAGATCAATACCTCCTTATTTCATTAGCTGGTTCTGCATCAGGAACAAATCAAATTAAAACAGTGATTGTAGAGAAAAAATTACAAGTATGATATTAATAGATAGCGTAGATAAAACAATACTAATAGGCAACCAAATCCAAACCTTTGATAATGCAGAATTGATAGATAAAGATGAAATTGGAATTTGGCTAAATCTATCTAATGGAGAAACCACAAATGTAAAAAGGTTGCTCTTTGTGTCTACTTTAATAGACAATGATATATTAACTGAAGAAAGTTTACAACGATTGTTGTGAAATCAAATAAAAAACATATACATTTACAAAAACAAATTTAAACATGACATTAAAAGAACAAACAGACAATTACCTTGAGACTAATTTTGATAACATTCTAGCACTAAAATGTCTTCCCAACTTTAAATGGAGTTCAATAGCTAATGAAATTTCTCCAAACACAAACGGAGAATATGTAAGAACTCGATTTAGATACATGATGAAAAATCACAATCCTTTATTAAAATCAGCAGCTAAAAAGCACCAAGAAACTTTCCAATATTTAAACGGATTAGATTTAAAAGATAAAGGTACAAAAGAGTTTACATTTTCAGCAGATAAAATCCCTACAGAAGAAGAAATTGTTAAACATTTCAACATTGATTTGACAAAATGGGAAATCTCCCAAATCTACCATAAAACCTCGTTTGGGGGTAAATATGCAATAACAGTTAATCAAAGGTTGTTAACAGGTGCTGATAGTGTTGATTACAAGAAATTGTTTCAAGAGTTTATTGAAAGTAGAAATTTATCTATTTTAAATAGAGATTTATCTTTTTTAAAAAATGATAAAATAACTAATAAAGAAATAGAAAATGCTTTAATTTTAAGTTTGTCAGATTTGCATTTAGATAGCAAAAGTTATGAGGGTGAGGTTGGGGCAGAATCAGGTATAGAGCTATCTATTAAAAGAGCAAAAGATGCAGTTAAAGATATTATATACAGAGCTTCTTATGGACATGGTTTAGAAAAAATAATAATAATAGGAGGAAATGATTTTTTTCATGGAAATAATGCAAAAGGAACAACAGAAAAAGGTACTCCTCTGGATGTAGATAACAGGTGGTCAAAATCCTTTAAACAAGGTTTGGAACTTATTTCGTGGATAATTGATCTGGCAAATACTTTTGCCCCTGTTGATTATTATACTTGTTATGGTAATCACTCTCCCGAAAGAGAATTTTATCTTGCTGTAGCATTAGAAGGTCTTTATAGAAATAATAAACAAGTAAAAATAGAAACTGGCGAATCAACAAGAAAATATTTTACTTATGGTAATTCTGCATTTATGTTGTGCCACGATGCTCCTAAAAGAGTTAAAGATTGCCCAACTGTATTTATAACTGAGCAACCAAAATTATATGCAGAAGCTAAATATAGATTTCTTTTAACAGGACATTTACATTCAAAACAAGAAACCTTTTTTATAAGTACTTCTGAAAATTTTGGTCTTTTGTGGAAAAGATTGCCATCGTTATCAAAAATAGACAAGTGGCATTTTGATAATTTTTTTATAGGAAATCAAAAATCTGCAATAGGTTTAATAATTAATAAAAATCATGGAGAAATAGCAGAATATGTCTACAATGAATAACAAGCTCGAAATATTTAAATTTACAAAACATACAAGAGAAGAAATTGACAAAATAGGGATATATAAAATATCTTTAAAAAATGATTTCAAAAACCGATGTTATATAGGCTCTGCATTAATTACAGATAAAAGAAAAAGTCACCGTGGATTTTTTGTAAGATGGAAATCTCATTTAGAAGAATTAGAGAAAAATAAACATCATAGTCAAAAGTTGCAAAATGCCGTAAATAAATACGGAATTGAAAATCTTTGTTTTGAGATATTGGAATATTTATCAGACGGATTAACAAAAAAAGAATACGAAAAAATAGAAACGGAATACATAAAATTGTATAAAGCCTCTACATCAGGTTTCAATATTTGTCATATAGCAGGAACTTCAAAAGGTCTTAAAAAATCATTGAAGCAAAGATTAAAAAACTCTATAGCTAAAAGCAAAGGTAAGATATATCAATATTCTAAAGAAGGTCTCTTTTTAAAAGAGTACGATTCATTATTAGAGATAAAGTTTGACTATCCTGACATTAACAAGAATAGTATGTTATCAGGTTTAAAAAATGTAAATCGTCCTTACTATCGAAATTTTTATTGGTTTAGGGAATACAAAGGAGATAAGATTGACGTAAGTATTTATAAAAGAGAAATTAAATCTAGTTATAGAAATATACACCAATACGATTTAGATGGAAACTTGATAAAAATTTGGGATTCTTTAAAAGACTTAGAAAAAGCAGGGTTTTTACAAACTTGGAATATATCCTCTTGTATAAGAGGTTTAAAGAAAACCGCATATTCTTTTTACTGGTCAAATGGATTTATTTCAAAAGACATGATTGTAAAACCAACTCATACATATTTTATTAATAGGCCTTTTAAAGAACAAATAAAAAGACAAAAAAAAGTATATCAATATAATTTAGTTGGAGATTTTGTTAAAGAATGGACAAGTATTAAAAAAGCTGAAGAAGCCCTAGGAATAAATAACATAAGCGCTAATTTAAGAAAACTGCGAAATAGTGCAGGAGGATTTCAATGGAGTTTTATAAAATATGATAGATTAAAACCTCATTATTGTCCAGAAAAAGCAATTGATTCCAAAAAGGAATTTAAAGTATTTCAATATAGTTTAGATGGTACATTTCTAAAAGAGTGGACTGGAGCTAAAGAAGCATCCAAAACATTAAATATTAATCGGGAATGCATTAGACTCAGTTGTGTGGGTAAAAATAAAACAGGAGGAGGATATATTTGGAAATATGAAAAAGAACACTTATTAAATAACTAAAATAATGGAAAACAGGGAGGTGTTAAAACTTCTCTGTTTTTTTGTTTATAATAGCTTGTTAAGGTCTATTTTATGCAGAAAACAGTAAGACAATTTATATCAGATATAGCTCAATCAGTTAATGCTGAAAATGGAGATGATTTTATTTCTCCTAAATACATTTATAGCACTTCTCAAAGTGTAATAAGTGATTTTTTAAAGAAATCTAATTCTGGAGAAAGGTTAACATTTAAAATAATTGAAGGATGGTCTGAAATACCTGTACTCCCTATGATTTCTGTTCCTATTACAGAATGTAATCTAGGAGTAAATGTTTGCCAAAGATTAATGAGAAGTCAGTATAGGTTACCTGAAATGTACGAAAGTAAGTTTGGGGGACTGATTAAAATGGTGATTGCTCTTAATTTAGCTACAGAATATAAGCCTTGTTTTTCTGCTGCTAATTGGGTAGCTAAGTCTAAAAGACCTTATGGAAATGAAAAATATTATTTCTTTTCAGATGGATACTTATACATCCCTATTAAAAAGGGAGATGATGAAAGTCCTGAAATCCTAAGATTGGAAGCATATTTCAAAAATAAGAAAGAAGTAAATGATTTCAACACTTTAATAAATGGAACTTGTGAATCTTGCAATACTAAAGTAGAAAACTGCAAACCTTTTCTAGATTACCCTATGGTAATACCCTATTACCTAGAAAATGATGTAAAGAAAGAAGTTATTCAATTAATGCTTCGTAGATCACAAATTCAACCTGATGAGAATCCTAATTTAAACAGTTTACAAAAAGTTAACCAAAGTAAGTAATGCAACTAGTAACAAAGAAAGGTATAACAAGAACTGGTCACAAAGAAAATGTATTTGATGCAGCTCTTTGTGAGAGGATAAGAAAAAGGTTAAAGCTGGATAAAAAACAATTAAGCAATGTAACCATTAGGAAAATAATCAAACAGTCTAATGAAGAAATAGGTAATCTGATTGTTAACAATTCAGAAGGGTATAAATTAGAATATGGATTTGATTCAAAAAAACCAATGGGAGTAATAGCTCCTTCTAAACACCTACCTAAAGAATTTAGGGAAGATAGGGAAGAAAAGCTGCAAGAAATCAAGGAATTGGTAATGCCAGAGCATTATAAAAAACAAATATTAAAAAGGTATGGTGTAGAGATTGATCATGCTTTAGATTATGATAAGCTATCAAAATTAAAGGTAAAGCTCCCTCACTTAAACCTAGACACATACTTTTATAAATACCGCATCATGTGGTTTAATCACAGAAATTGTAAAGATAGAAAAGCAAGGTGTTATACATTTAATGCAAGTAGGGTTTTAAATAAAAAATTTGCAGATCTTATATGGTCAGGAAAAGATTATTATGAATGGAACTTTAGTGATTTTTATGGTTATAAGGTTAATTCAGAATGGTAATAAATATTAAAAATGGCAGATTATGATTTAGTTCCAGCAGATCAATTGCTGGCTCGTTTACAAGAAGAACTCTCTACGTACACAGCAAATGGTGTATTAGATACATCCGAATTATACCCTCAATTAATTTGGTTTGCTAATCTTTTGAATTTAGCAGTGTATCAACAAGAAGAAACAATTTTAAAGTTAGAAGATTATAGAGCTGAACTACCTTGTGATTTCTTTTTACTAGATTCTGCTTGGTTATGTGATACTAAAGCTTCTCACAATCAACTTAATTTTCAATCTTCTTTAGTTGTTTACACCGAAACTACAAATGAAACTGTTGGTAATGATGTAAATTGTGGATTACCTAACAATTACAATGCAACGGGATATTTGAATATTTCTGCTTGTAATATGGACACTCCTGTATTTAATAAACAAACCACTAAAGAATATGTTTATTCTGGAGTAAACCCTATTACATGGAAAAACCCTGTTTTACTTTCTTACAAAAAAGGTAAGTCATTAAGGCAGAATTGTGCTAAAGATTGTGCAAACTTGTTTTCAAGATTTCCTCAAGAAATTTCAATTAACAAAATAGGTAATTCTTCTTACTTATATTCTACACTAAAAGAAGCTATTATTTATGTTAAATACTATGCATGGCCTGTAGACAAAGAAACAAACATTCCTTTAATTCCTAATGATGTATATCTACAAGAATGTTTATTTAAACACTTGACGTATTACTTCTTCAAAAAGATCTATTTAAATGGAGATGATACAAATTTGGAAAATAAATTAACATTTACAAAACAAGAAGGTGAATTAGGTATTAGGGCAGCAATGAATTATGCTAAAATGCCATCATTCAATAAAATGGTTCAATTAGGTAAAAGAGCTAGAAAACGCTTTGCTTCTTACGAAGTTATGAGTGGATATCACTATTAAGATTATGGATATTAAAATAAATGCAGCAAAATTAGGGATGCAGTTATCAAAGCATCCTTCTGAGTTATCTCCACAAGAGTATTCTTTAATGCTCAATGGAAATATTCAGTCTTTAGATGGTTCATTGTTAAAAATAACAAATGAGCCGTCTAACTTGTTATGCTCTAGATTTAAACCAAATTTTAAAGTTATTGGTACAGCTCCTATAAACGCTCAAAAGAAAGTGATATTCTTTCTTGTTAATCCCTTAACAGGTGAATCAGAAATAGGGGAAATAAAGAATGTTTCTTTTACAGATGTTCCAGATAGTGAAGTAAGTTGTTCAGATTGCAACACCCCTGTAATTGAAGATGTTCCATTAGAACAAACAACACAATCAGAATTATGTACTTACACTACACTAATTAACGCAGATTGTTTAAACTTTAGTTTAGACTATCCTGTAACAGCTACATATCAAATTACACCTTTAGGTTTAATTTTATTCTTTGCGAGTAAAAATAATCCTCTAAGATATTTAGAGCTTTATGATATTCCCTACACTATATCTAGATATAACGAAGCTAATTGCAACCTTCCTATTTATACAACTAACCTTGATTGTAATAAAATAAAAATTGTTCCCGATTACTCCATTCCTTGTATTAATACAATAGATGTAGTTTCGGGAGGATCACTCACTGCTGGTGTTGTTCAATTCACTGGAGTATATGCCGAAAATGTAAAGTTTGAACAAAGTACACAAATTGTACCTATCACTGATTATTTTCCTGTAAATAATCCAACTCCCATATTTGAAAAATCAGAAACTGTAAATACTAATTACACCACTGGTAAGGCTGTAAAAATAGAAATAACAAACCTAGATACAGATTTTAATTATATCAATCTAGTTGTAATACACACCATTGATAATATTGTAAAACCTTACCTAATAGGTACATTCCCTATTAATTCAAACACATTTACATACACTTATACAGGTAATAACAGAGAAGTAGAAATACCTGTAACTCTAGAAGAAATTACAAGAAGGAGACCTGTTTATGTGAGTGCAAGGGGTGTAACAGAAGCCAATAGTCACTTGTTTTGGTATGATTTAGAAGAACAACGACCTATTAATTTACAACCTGTAATAAATTTACTTTCTTTGAAATGGGCTACTATTTCAGCAAGTGAAGATTTCTATAAAAATCCTATTTCAAACAATTACGTAAGTTTTGAAAGAGATGAGGTTGTTCCATTTGGTATAGAATTCTTTTTTAAAAATGGGTTTTCAACCCCTGTTTTTCCATTAGTAAATAGGGAAGCTACTCCAAAAGATAGGGAAATTATTCTTCCTTCTGACCCCAACTACATTGTTGATGATACAGCTTGTGGTACAACTCAAAGAACAGAGAGATGGCAGTTTTATAATACAGCAAGTGAAATAGGAGATTTACCATGTAGAATTATACCAACTGTTGGTAATGGTAAACCTTCCATGTTAAGTGATGGAGGATGCACAATTAATCCATATAAATATGGAGAATTTGCTTATTGGGAATCTGAAGCAAGATACCCTAATAATCCCGCTATTTGGGGAGATTTATGTGGACAACCTATTCGACACTTTAAATTTCCAGATAATTGTGTTTCTCCAATAACAAATAATATTTCAACCTCTGCTCCTTTTGGAGCTAAAAGTACAATATATCCAATAGGAGTGACAGTTGATGTCGAAGAAATAAAAGCATTATTAAATCAAGCTGTAACACTTAACCTTATTACAGAACAAGATAAATTACAAATTGCAGGATATAGAATAAAAAGAGGTGACAGAACAGGTAGTAAATCCATTGTAGCTAAGGGTATTTTAACCAATATGGGTGTTACAACTACTTATAAAGTAGATGGTTCTGGAAATCTATTACCAACAAGTATTGAGGAATATTATCCTAATTACGGATTTAATGATTTAAGACACGATGATCCTTATCTATCTATTGATTCTGTTAATTATCCTAATTATACAGGTAGTAAAAAGTTTACTTTCCATTCTCCTGAAACCAGCTATGCAACTCCTCTGTTACCAACAGAAATTAAGCAGGAGTTAATAATTGGGGGTAAATGTCAAGGTAGTTTCACAGAAGTAGAAAGACATGCTAAATATGTTATTCTTTCTGATGGTGCATACATCCTTGCTGATACGTTGGGTATTTTTGAAGCAGCTACTGATGCAGTGATTGCTGTAATGGGAACTGATTCAGCATCAGTTGGAATAAATTTAGCAATTGCTACAGTTATTAACACTATTACAAGCGCAATTAATTATTCCAATGATTGGTTACGTATTTTAAAAAGTCTTGGTAATCCTTACAATCCTGCTATATTTTATACTTCTGTAGGTAAGTATGTTAGTAGATGTTGTCCTGATGAAAATCAGAAATTTCAACAAAAAATAAAAAACACATTTTACTTACAACCTGGAAATCAGGTTATTTCCGAATTTGGTACAAGATTTCAAATAAATAACTTTAAAAGAGAAAGCTCTGTATATTTATCCCTGAATGATAATTTTGGTTCTAACAATTCTTGTAACTTGCCAGAAGATAATTCAAAAGAGTTGTTTAGTGAAGGAGCTTTAGCAAATACGTTAAATGTATTAAGACCTGAAAGAAACATTAAAACATCTTACGTTTCTTTAAAGAATTATGTTCCTGATCAATATGGAACAATAGATCAAATATCGTGGATAGATACAGGATTTTGTGGAGAAATTGATTGGAGTACAGAAGCTCCTTCTGGATGCAAAGATTTAATTTTTGGAGGTGACACATATTTAACACCTTTTAGTTTTAAAAAGAAATTACCATTCTTTGTTCAAGACAGGGTTAATGCAAACACTAATGATGATGTTCAATATAGATATTTATCTAACGTTGGCAAAACTGAATACTATTATAACACTTTAGACCAACCTTATTATAACACCCCCACAATAGCAACCCAATTAGTTAATATGTTTGATCCTCCAGATACAAATTTGGAAGATGATAACAATACTACGGCTATTTATCATAAAGGAAAATTAACTTTATTTTATTACTCTGTTCCTATATTTATTGTAGAATCCAGCTATAATAATCATTTCAGACATGCTGAAAATCTGTTAGAAAAGAATTTCTATCCTAACATTTTAGATCTTCCTTATTGGATGCAGGAATTCAGAGTACCTATCAGTTACGATAATTACTATTTCTACAACACCACGTATTCTAAAGAAAACAAAGAAAATCCGTTTTATGTCTTTAAAGACAACTTTAATCAAAGTGATGAAGACAAAAGAAGAAATCATTTTAATAGGATTATATATTCTGCTCAAAACGATTGGTTATCTTACTCAGCTTTAGACAGTTTTGATTTTAGTTTAAATGATGGTAAGTTAATAGGCATTAAAGGAATTGAGCAAAATGCTGTTTTAGTAACACAAGAAAATGCTACTAAAATATTTAATGCTTATGTTACTATTCAAGCCAATGGGTTTGAAGCACAATTATCTACAGGTCAAATGTTTGCTGCTAAACCCAGAGAGCATTTTAAAACAGATTTAGGATTTGGTGGTTCAAACCATCAACAGATTCTTTCTACAGAGTATGGTCATTTCTTTGTGGATTCTCAAAACCCAGCTATTTTAAAAAAGAATACAGAGGGATTGAGGGATGTCACAAGAGATGAAGAAAATAAAAAGGTAAAGCAATGGTTTCAAAATAACCTACCTTTTAAAATATTAAATGATTTCCCCAATGTAAATGTAGATAACACCTACAAAGACTTTGGTATTTGCTTGGGATGGGATAACAAGTTTAAAAGAGTTTTCATTACCAAAAAAGATTATGAGTTAAAGAAATCTTATAAATCTTTAGTGGATTATAGAAATAATAAATTCTATTTAGAAGATTTAGAGATATTTCCAACAGATGAAACATATTTTATAAACAGGTGTTGGACAATAGCTTATGATGCAAAAATGGATCAGTTTATTAGTTTTTATAGCTTTAAACCCAACTATTATGTTTCAAATGAAGACTATTTTTCCACTGGTGAAAATAATGCTTTATGGAATCATTTGCTCACTGAAAAATCGTATCAAGTATTTGGTGAAAAGTTGTACCCATTCTTGATAGAATTTGCTACACAAAATAAGTTTAACAATAATGTATTACAAGCTGTAAAGTTTAAAACTGATTTTAGAAGATTTCAGGGTGAAAATAATTGGTCATTAATAAACAATAAAACGTTTACAGATGCAATAATCTATAACCCTAATCAATCTACAGGAGATTTAAAACTTGTGGTTGCTCAAAAAAATAACAACTATCAGTTTTTACAATATCCTAAAATAACGGGATATCATAAAGAAATTCTTGTAGATAATGTAGAAAACTTCTGGAACTTCAATCAATTCAATGATATAGCTTTAAGAAATGGTCAACCTATCACTGTTTATAAAAACACACCAGATGTACCATATACAAATGATTTAGCTATTTCCTATAAACCTCAATTCTATACAAATCCTTTGAGGAATGATTATTTCCAAATAAGATTAGGTAATTCTTTATATTCTAATTACAACATATTATTTCACTTGACATTAACACAACAAGAAAATTCAATATCGTGAATCCAGCATTTAAACTAAAAGAATCAAAAAAGGAAGAGAAGCAAGAATCTCTTCCAACAGAAGTAGCAGAATTAGCTGAATGTTTTATGAATGCTGCTAAATCTTTACATAAACTACATTTAAAAATTACAGGACAAGGTAGTTATGCTGCTCATGTAGCTTTATCAGGCTATGATAAATTTCATGATTTTGCGGATGACCTCTGTGAAGAGTATCAAAGCATTTCAGAAAATATTTTGAATATTCCTGAAAAGAATTCGGATATCCTAAATTCTGTTGAAGAAGGTATAATATTTTTATCGTCTTTAAAATTAAAAATAGATAATTTACAAAAAATAACACCTTATTCAGAAATAAACAACTTATTAGACGAAGTAAAATCTGAAATTAATAAGATTAAGTATAAACTTTTATTTTTAAAATGATATTTGATGAATTCCTATGTTTATATTTTTTTAGACCCCAGAAAGGAAGGCATTTGGTATTATAAAAATATTGTATTTTTTTATCAGCCTTTTTATGTCGGAGAGGGTATAAATAATAGAATTAAATGCCATTTTACTCCAAAAGCTCTTTCTAAAAACTGTTTAAAATCAAATATAATTAACAAAATATTAGAAGAAGGATTAGAACCAATAAAAAAAATTCTTTTTAGTGGTATTTCAAAAAATGAGGCACTTGAAATAGAAAGTGATATCATAAAAACATTTGGAACTCGTTATCATAAAACAGGTATCTTATCAAATGTTTTTAAATTTGGGAATAAATTTACAAAAGAGATGTATATTTCCGAATATAAAGCAGATAATAAAGCAGCTATTAAAAAAGCAGCCGAAATTAAAAAAGGTAGAACAAATATAGAATTGTATGGAGAGAAAATGGCTGCAATTATAGGAAATAAAATTTCAAAAGTGTTATCTGAGAAATATAAAAATAAAGAGATTATCGGATATTGGCAAGGAAAAGAGATGGCTAAAGAACACAAAGATAAACTTTCAAAAGCATTACAAGGTAATAAGAGAAGATTAGGAAAATTACATTCTGTAAAAGACAGAGAAAAAATGTCTCAAAAAATATCCGAAACTAAAGGAACTCCCGTAAAAGTAATAAAAAACAATGGTCAAATTGAATATTATTGTTCTGTTAATAAAGCAGCAAAGACTTATCTTGTAAGTGCGCAAATGTTAGATGAAGCTTTCAAAAATAAAAAATTTTGCAATAGTAAAAAAGCAAATTGCAGATTTGAAATAATTACTAAAGAAGAATATAACCAACAATTAAAAAAGTGTCTTTAATGGAAGTTTCTATAACATTAAAGGGAGATGTTTTAAAAATCTACATAGATAACACTCTTCATTTATTAATAAAAGAGCCTATTATAGGTTTCCAAAGTTGGAACAGAGAGAACAGATGGTGGGAAATTGAATATTACCTACCCTCTAAAACCATTTTGACACAATATGACAATGTAGATAAGTGGAAAACTATTGTAAATGCACTTGATAATGTTTTTAAATAATGAAGAAAAAACTAAAAATCAAACCTAAAACTAAGTCTTCTGAATGGGAAATTCTTTCAGATGATTTACCTATGTACCCAAATGGAGGAGTAGCACCTATTGTTGTAAATGATCCAAATGATCCTAGGCTTAGAGCTTATAACGATAGTTTGAATTTATATAATTATTCTCAATCTCAACATAAATTAGAACCAATAAAAGATAAAAGCCTAAGTGATGTAATATTTAGCGGAGTGATAAAAGGTGCATCAATAATAGGTGGAGGGTTAGATGCAATAGGAAGAGGATTAAACTCAATGGGGATAGGTAAAGATCTAAACACCCCTGAATTAGTTACTAAAAGAGCAAAGAAGCTTTCACAATTTACAAAATTAGGTCTTAAAAATGAGTTAACAGATGAAGCAGCAATAAAAATATATGGTGACAACAAACCTTTGGTTAACGGAAGAGATAAATTTACAAATAATTTTAGAGATATACAAAAAAGAAGAGAGGAAACATTAAAAGAAAGTTGGAAAGAAAAAGATATACAAAATATGTATAAAAGCTTTGATGATTTTAAAAATAAGCAAACGAGACTGTGGGCTGAAGGGGATAAAGCAATTTTAAATAGTGATCAAATATTTTGGAATGATCCTACTTCATTAAGTTCAGATTTAGTGCATGGTCATATTAATGCTTCATCAGATTGGGAAGGAATGGCTCAAAATGATAATTACCCAAAGCCAGTTCAGCCAGTAGTATTGCAACATAATTTACAGCAAGTAACTAAAAATCCAAATCCTTCTAGAGCCATTGCTTCAGGAACTAAAATTTATAAATCTCTAAAACCATTAAATAAAACTATAATTAAAGCACCTGAACCTCAAAAAGTAGAAATCCCTCAAATTGTAAATAATCAATCAACTTCTGTAAAAAGTCTTTTAGAAGATTACCCTGATAGCATGTATTATACAACTACTAGAAGTCCTGATGAAAAAGGTGGGGGACAGTTTGATAAAACAGGCAGAAGATATGGTTTAGTAGATGTATATGATAAAAAAAGAAAAACCAAAATAAAAACTATAGACCCTGTTTTAAATAAAGTTGTAGAAATGAAATCAGGCGGAGTTATAAAATATAATGAATGGGAAATATTACCTGAAGCAGCAGATGGCTACCAATGGAGTAATTCACAAACTCCTAATTATTCTGTTGGAAGTAGTGAAAATATCAATATTAGTAAAACAAGTGGCAATAGAAAATTAACTAAAAAGGAACTTGAGAGTAACAGAAATGTAGCAAAAGCTTACGTTGAAAATCAAAAAGCTCAAGAATATCAAAATAGAAAAAACAAAATAAAGGAATCAATAACTGCACAAAATCAACCACTATCTCTTAAAAATATACAAGAACAAACACAAGCAACAGGAGATAAACTTTCTTTTGCAATGAATAGTGGAGAATATGGAGATCCTTCAAAGCATCCAGTAGCATCGGAATGGTTAAACCTTGCAGATAATTTAAATCCTGCTAAATTTGTAGGTGATGTGGCTTCGGGTATTGGTTCTGTTCCACAAGATATTTCAGAAGGTAACTATTTAAAAGCAGGACTTTCTGTGGCAACTCCTTTAGCTGCGGGTGCTATAGCAGGAGTGGGGGCAGAAAACACAAAACAATTTGTTAATAATTTAACTAATCCCTTAGCAGGAATAAATGTAGGGGAATATTTGACTACACAAACTCCTTTAAAAAATGCTTACAAATTAAATCCTTGGACATTTAAACCTAATCCTGAAGCTTATTATAGAGGAATAGGGAGAGCTGGATTAGATGATGCTTTAAAATCTGGAATTATACGAGAAAAACCTGGAGGAGGTTTTAATGAAACATATTTTTCAGATAGATTCGATGCTGCGAAACCGTATAGTACAGAAAAGGGATATGGGGTTGGTAATCCATTTGCAGAAGATGATTCTTGGTATTTTGTAGAACCCAAAGATACACGTAGTTATATAGCAGAAATTCCTAAAAAGAATATTAATGCTGCAATTCCTAATAGTACAAATAATGCCTCTAATTATTGGTCTACAACTGAACCGATTTTTACAAAAGATTCTAAATTTTATAGAGAACATTGGCTACAAGGATATAAAGAAATCCCTAAACCAGAAAACTTAACTTTCTCAACAAACACTAATTTACCTAAACAAAATAACTTTGGTTCTATTTATAGTTTAAATCCTCTAACTTTGTTAGGAGAAAATCTTCCAGAGCAAGCTTATAGAAAAATAGGAAATAGTAAGGGGTTGCAAGACATTATTGAATCAGGAGTAATTAGAGCAAAAAATCAAAAAGGGTATGGAACACCATATTTTGCACCAAATACTACTTGGGAAGGATACAATGGAGTTTATGCAGTTGGTTATCAACCTGATGTAAACGCTGGGCAATATTTACAAAGAGCTTCTAAAACCAATCCACATAGAGGTGTTGTACCAGCTAATGAGCAGGGAATAATGCCAAGTGTTCCTTTTAATGAGCAAACTACTTTGTATAGACGACTTCCTTTTACATCTGCATATAAAACAGTCCCAAAAGAATATTTACAAAATCCAAATAACCATTTGTTAACAAATCCTTATTTAGCGGATTTACAAAACTTATCCGAGAAAGGATTAAAATATACAGGATATGGGGTTGCTGGGCATGATGTGTATGTAGATGAAAAAGATAGATGGCTTCCAGTATTTAAAAACAAAGTTAAAAATTTACTAAGTCAAAAAAAATCAGGAGGAAAAATAAAATCCTCAGATTGGGAAATAATTGAATAAAAATACAAGAAATATGAAAATAAAGAATAAACAAGGGGAAATAATCGAAGTTCCTAAAGGAATGGAAGAAGTTGTAACAAAAGCTATACAAAATGGAGAAAATCCATTAGAAGTAATGAAATCAGGCGGTTGGATAAAAGATGCTATAAACCCTAAACATAAGGGTTATTGCACTCCAATGACAAAAGCTACATGTACTCCTAAAAGAAAAACATTAGCTAAAACATTTAAAAAGCATTATGGTTTTCATGAAAATGGGGGAGTTATACCAAAAGCAGAAGAAGGTTGGGAGAACATTGGAGAAAATAACCCTGTGATTAATCAAGTGGATACTTCTAACATGGGTAATTATTCTCAATCCTATAATTCAGGTTTAGGTTCTACAGTGAATCCAGATGGTACAATTTCTGTTTCTCAAGGATTACCCTCTAATTATGGAATGAATTCACCTAGTATAGATCCTCAAAGTCCTCCTAATAACTATGATTACAGTAATCCTCCCTCTATGGGTGAAATGGATGCTATACCAAAACCTAAAAAATTAAATCCTAACATCCTCACTGGTAATCCTTATATAAACAGAGTACAATCAGGATTATCTACTATTGATAAAGGCATAAAACAAGGTGGAGATGAGGGAGATGCTTTAATTGCTTTGGGTGCTGTGAAAACAGGTTTATCAGGTAGTGCAGGAATTGCAAATGAAATAGGAGCATGGAGAACAAATAAAAATGTAGCTGCACAAGAAAGCAACAACTTCATAAACTTGTTCAAAGATGATTATACGTACAAACCAACATTTAAAGGAAATGATGAACAGTATGCAAAATATGGGAAATCAATCATGTCTGCGGAATCTGGAATGAATATTCCTTCTAAATTCAGAGGAGATAGACATTATGAAAACTCCCAAGGAGGAATTCCAATTGATGTAAACATTCACACAAACGAAGCTAACAATATGCAAGTGCCAATAGATCAAGCCAATCTTTTAGTGGAGGGCGGAGAATATTATTTACCAAAAATGGAAAATGGAGGAGATGCTCCTGCAAGAGTATTATCAGATAGAAAAAACGTTGGTGTTAAAATCAATGGTAAAAAATTATCTCCTACAGAGCATTTAGATCATTTAAGTAAAGAAACACTAGGATTTACTCCGGATCAAATGACAAAAGCTATTGTTAAAGCTGATAAATTTGCTTTAAAAAATGGTAAATATCTCACTGATAATTCGGCACAAAATACAAAAAACGCCATAAATTTGTTAGAGGAAACGTACACTCCAATTATACAAGAACTTAGTAATCAAGCATTTATGCAACAAGAAATTACAAAAGCTAAAAAAGGATTACCTTCTGAATTATCTCAAGCTAAATTAGGTAAAGCTGTATATGGAGAATATATGGAAACTAGACCTATTTCTTTAGATTTACCTCAAGAAAGTTTAGCAAATGTCAGTGTAACAACAAATGAATTACCTACTAATTTAAAAAGACGTAGCACTTTTGTTGCACCTAAATATAAAACAAAAGAGGGTATTGTAACACCTAGAGATAGAGATTTGAATGCAGCTCCTCCAACTGATTATGAATCTAGAGCAAAAATGTTAGAAGGTTTAAGGGGAAGTCAGTTTAAAGATTTTCAAGATTTTCAAGGATATGATTATGATTTAGCTTTACAATCTCCAGAAGGTCAAAAAGCTATAAATGATATGTATTTATATTATGGTTTAACTAATACGCATGAAAAAGAGTTTCCTGATATTGCTAAAAAAATAATCAATCAAGAGAATTTAACTTATGATGAAATGGTTAAATTGAGAAAGAATTATGTTGATAATAATCCAGGAAAAAGGATATTAAATTATGATCCTTCTAGTCAATTTTTTACAAAAGGTTCTCAAAATACTGTAATTCCCACTAGTAAAACTGTAGAATCAGATAAATTTACAATTCCTACAATACCTGTTGGTACAATTCAAGAATCTGTAGAATCTGATTATGGTTATCCTTTACCAGTGGCTTTAAATACCTATCCTAGAGATCCTGTTCAACTTTTACAACAAACTCCTCACGATTATGTTCCTAAAAATTTAACTCCTCAAATGGTTCGTAGACCATATAGAGGCGTAACATCTGTAGATAGAAGCATTGCGGGACAAGATTTCTTAAACGATACACTAGCTAATCAGCAAGCTACACAACAAGCTAATAATGTAAATATTGCTGCTAGAAATGAAGCTGATAGGTTTAATCTAACCAATAGGCAAAATATTGACACTGGTAATCTGAATAGAAAACAGGATTATATGGATGCTATTGCTAAAAGGGAAGCTATTATACAACAGCAAATGAATTTAGATAGAAATCAAGTGTTATCTGCTCAAGTTGATATGAATCATGAAAAAGCTACAAGAGATTATTTAGCTTCTGTTTACGATCCAAGATATGCTTTCAATTCTACTTACACCCCTATTTTAAAACAAGATGAGAAAAAGAAAGAAAAGAAGAAATATGGTGGTAAAATCAATATAAAAAAGAAGAAATAATCACCGTCATAAAATTCATGGATTTTCTTTGACTATTAACAAAAAATAATTAATATTGTAGTATGGGATATAATCAATTCAGTCAAGCTGTACAACCCGTAGATTTATATAAACCTATAGATGATAATGTGTTAGCTATGGGTCAAAAGTCTATTTATGACAGAGCTGAAAAATTGGGGGAAAAAGTAAGTGTTGCTGGTCAAAACATATTTGGTATCAATACATATGGTAAAGATGCAGAAGTTTTAAATGAGCTGCAAACCACTTTTAACCAACAAATTGAGCAATTAGCTAAAGAAGGATTAGATAAACCTGATGTACAATCTAGGATTAATACATTGATTAGCCAATATTCTTCCAATCCAGATTTGATTAATATTCACCAACGCAAAGCTCAATATGATCAATTTGCTAAACAGTTACAAGACTATCAAGAAAAAGGTAAATTTGTTCCACCTTGGAAAATGAAACCTTTACAAGATGCTGAAAACTATTATAGTGGTGATAAATATTTAACCAATAAAAGATTTACAGGTTCTATTGAAGCAGGTTTTGATTGGGATAAACACAAAGAATCTGTTGCTAAAGCTGTACCAGAATTAGAATTGCTTAAAAAAGGAATCACTAATGATGTTTATAAAGGTAAAGCTTATAATAACCTATACTCAGGTTTTTTAAATAGTGTATATACACAACCTGGAGCAATGGAAGATTTGCAAGGTCAATTTGAACACTACTATGGAGACCAAGATTTTGCTACTGCTGATAAACAATTAGCAGCTTCTCAATATGCTGATTTAAAAGCTATTTATGACAATACAGAAAATCCTATACAAAAGGAGCAAATAGCAAAAGATTTACAATATTGGAAAGATTTACACGATAATGTAAATCCAAACACATCCAAAACTCAGGCTTTTGAACATTATGTAAAATCCGTTGCTCAAGATTTTGCAAATTCTGCAACAAATTTTGCTTTAAAAGAATCAAAATTGTCTGATGCCGAAACATTAAGGCGACAACACAATAATAGAATAAATGAAATAAAAGCTCAACAAGAAGCAAATCTTTCTAAATTGAGAGAAGCTCAAAGAATAAAGGCTTCAGCTTCTAATATTAGTGATTCTTTACAAAGAAAACTTATTGAAAAAGGTGTTGAGTCTGGATATACTTCTGAATTATTAAATGAGGATGGCTCTTTTAAATCAGCTTCAGATCTTGTAAAAATGGGATTAAATGATAAAGCAATTGATACCAAATTAAAAGTTGGAGATAAAGAATATGACAAATCTGAAATTGTAGCTAATATAAATGCAGGAAATAAAGATTTTATAAAAGATTTTATAAATGCTTATTTACCAGAAGGTGCTGAAGAAGTAAAAATCGAAGGAAATAATATATTGTATGATACTGAAGGATATATCGGAAACCCCTTTGGATTCGATAAAAAAATTACAAAATCAGAATTATTAAAACTAATTGAGAGTGATTCAAAAATAGATGTAGGTATTTAAGGTATGGCAGAAACATTAAAAGATCTTTACGGAAAGCTTGAGAAAGCTAATATAAAACTTCCCGATTATGACACTTTTGAAAAAAAGTATAATACTCCCGAAGGAGCTGATGTTTTATATAAAAAACTAAATTCGGCTAATATAAAATTACCAGATGTTGAATCTTTTAAAAGTAAGTATTTTACAACATCTACAAGTGATAATCTTGTTAAACAGGATTCGGACAACATTATAACAAAAAATCTTAAAAATATAGTTTCAAATGTTACAGGTTATCAATTTGATCAACCTGAACAAAAAGGTATTGATTTTGTATTTGGAAAAGACAAACAAAACAGGTCAATAAATACACCTTCGGCAACTATTACAATAGATGAAGAATCAGAACCTAATTACAAATTAGCTGCTTTACAAACAACAGGTAAAGTAAATCTTACTCCTGAAGATATGGATAATCCATATGTAGTTGAAAGGGTAAGAGCTAACAAAAGAAACATAGATGATCAAATTCAAAAAGTAAAAGATGCTTACATTGAAACTAAAGATACAGATGTTTTATTTTCAGGTATAGAAGATTTAAAGAAAATCTATCAAACCAAAGAAGGCTCTTTTGTTAAAAACCAATTAGATAAAGATTCTAAAAAAATAGAAGAAGAGATAAAACTTTTAGAAAACTATAAAACTGAAAATTCAGGTAAAGGTTCAGAGTTATTTCCAGATGAAGCTGAAAAAATTGTTGGAAAAAAGGGTATATTGACAAAAGCAGATGTGGGTAATAGACTTAAAGAACTTTATGCAATAAGAAACACTCCTAAAAAAGAATTGGATGATTTACTTCAAGTGGATGAATCTCTAAATCAGGTAGCTAAAAGTCTAATTAAATATAAGGATGATTTAGCAGAAGCTGCAAGAGAAACTCCAGAAATATTAGTAAATCAAAAAGAAGACAATCTTCTTTACAATTTAGCTGAATATGGTACAAAGGTTTCCAATACAAATTCTAAAGAATTGTACGATGCTAATTTATTAAAGTTTAAAAAGAGAATAGCTTCTGACGAACAAGGTAATTTTATAGATTTAAGACAACTTTTATCTAACACTACAAACAATGATTATTATACATCTAATTTAGTTGGAGATAGAGCTAAGTTCCAAGAAGATACATATAACGGAATTAAAGCTTTAAGGGATAACATAGCTTTAGCTAAAGATGAAAAATATGGTATTCCTGCACAAATAAAAAGATTACAACAAGAAAAACAACAACTGATTGATACATATGCAAAAGCTAATGTTCCTGTTCCAGAACAGGAGCTAAGAGCTTTTGATGATATTATTAAATACAATGAGAATAAACTTACTAATCAAAATGCACTGTCTAAAAAATTAGACGAAATAGAAAAACAATATCTTTCTGAATACAAAGATGTTAAACAGTACAAGGAAGATAATACTAAACTTTCTGAATTATACCTAAAAGATTCATCAAAAGTTGGAGTTTTAGATCAAGTAAGCTTAGAAGCTAAACCTTTTTACAAAACCCTTTATGGAATAACAGGAGGTGTAGCTCAAGCTATTGAACAAAACATAACATTACCTTTAGAAGAAAAAACTGGAATTATTTCCAAAGAACAAAGAATAGCACAATCTTTAGATAATTATTATGCTATTAACAATGTCAACTTTTTGTATGTTCCTGATGCTATAAAAAACAGACAAAGTATTAAAATTACTAAAGATGATAAAGCTCCATTAGGTTTTAAAATAAATGATGTAAATGTAAGAGCTGCTTTATCAGAAGGGGTAAATACATTTATTCAGTCTTATGCTTTTGGTAAAGCAGGTCAATTATTTGGTAAAGCAAGTGGTTTATCTGGAGCAATTGGTGAAGAATTAGGTACTGTATGGGGAGGAGCTTTTACATCTAATGTGATGATGTCTGAAATAGATGACCAAAACATTGAAAAATTCTTAAGAGGAGAAATTAAGTTTGATGATATTGTTCCTAAATCAACGTTGGAAAAAACTTTAGAGGGAGCAACAGAAGCTATATGGATTCCAGAATTAAAAGTTTTAGATCACGCAGGACAAGAAATTGTTAAAAAGTATGCTTTAGGTAAATTCTTACAGGAATCTGTAGGCAGAAAAATGTTATCTGATGATTTCAAGTATTTAGCTAAAACTGTTGTTAAAAATGCTATTGAAGTTCCTTTACATGAAAGTATTGAAGAAATTGCAGGTAATGCAGGTCAAGATGTAATTGATATAGCTTACAAGAAATCAAACCTTAAATATAATCCAGAAGAAAACTTTACTCTTCTAAACAATATTCAAACAGCTTTAGTTACTACAATTTCTATGTGGGTTACCTCTGCTGTTGGTATAACATCCAGTGCATTAAATAGAGCATCTATTGGAGACACCTATAATTATGAAATAGCAAAGAATGCTGATGAATTCTACAATTATGCTGTAGCAGGTATTAATGAGCTAGATAACAAAGAATTTTCTAAAATCTATCCTCAATTTGCTTCTAAACAGGAAGCTATTTCCACAACTAAAAAAGTTTACGATCAATATAAACAACTGTTTAATGAAGCTGCTCCAACTACATCAATGCTAGTTTCAGATGTAGATAAGCAAAACTATTTTAACATCCTGATGGATTTGAAGAAAATGTCTTTAGAACCAGCTACAGAAGAAAATACAAAAAAAGCAGCTATACTTTTATCTAAAAAGCTTGCATATGATGTAAAAGCTAGTGAACTAAGAAATAAGCCTATTAAAGAAAGATTATCAGCTACACTAGATGAATCAATTGATCAATTAGCTACAGACGATATAAATGTTCCTACATTGCAAGCTACCATTCTTCAAATGGAAAAATGGAAAACATTGCTTGGAGATGATAAGCAATATACTAAAGATGTTCAAAGGCTAGACAATAAAATAGCAGAAGTAAAACAACGTATAATTGATTTAACTCCTGTTTCAGATAAACCTCAAGAACAAGTAACTCCTGAACCTGTTGAAGAAATTAAATCTGATAACTCTTTTGAAAAAATCAAATCGGAAATTGATAATTTACCAAAAGAAGAAATAAAAACATTGCAATCTCTTTCTGAGATTGAAGCTAGATATCCTAATTTGAGTGAATCGGATCAAGAAAAGCTTTATGATTATGTAGATACAAAACTTAACTCTTTAGAAAAAGAAGCAGATAAAGTGTCTACTTTTAAAGACAAAACAGGTAAAGAATTTTCTCTAACAAAGAAAGATCAAATTCTTGTTAATGGGGAAGTGTTTAACCCTATTTCCTATGAAAATAATAGACTGAAAGGGAAGTATTTAAATAATTCACAAGAAATATCCCTTAATCCAGAAGATTTTGAAATTTCTACAGATAAAGAAGCTATAAATAAAGTTCTTTCTAAAACAAAAAAGGAAGAAACAAAAGAAACAGAGGATTTTATTTCTGCTGAAACTCTTCTTGATAAAGAACCTAAAGCTACATCTTCTGATATTGAAGCACAAAAAGCTGATATAGAAAGAAGAAAACAAGAGGAGTTAATCATTCCTAATACAAATACTTCTTTGTATGACAGTGTTAAAAAATTAGAAAAAGGTATTGAAGATATTACAAACAAAATAGCTGAATTAGAAAAAGAAGGTAAAGGTAATATTGCTAATCAAAGAACAGGAGTTACATCTCTTTCTGGATTAGCAACTGATAGGAAAAGATTAGAAGACATTCGTGAAAAAGAGCTAGAGAAAATAAACAAAATCAATGCTAAATATGATGCAGAATTAGCTGCTTTAGAAGGTAAAAAAGAAGAAACAAAACCTGTAGAAGAAGTTGAACCTGTTTCTAATGAAGAGTTAGAAAAGGAATTACTACAAATAAATGAGCAAATTAAAGATGCTTTAAATGATGAAACTTCTACTATAACAGTAGAAGAGTTAGCTAAACTAGCTAATAGACAAAAAGAAATAAAAGCTGCTTTAGGTATTACAGAATCTAAACCTGAAACTAAAGAAGAAAAGGTTGAAAAAGTACAAGAAAAAGAAACTAAAATAACCGATAGTAAATTAAGTAAGGTTTACTATCCTTTTTCTACCACTCCTCAATATGTTACAAAATCTGGTATAACTGATGATCCTTTTATTCAAATTCAATCTAACGCTTTAAACAAGCTTAAAAAGGAGAACGAACTAAAGTCTTATGAAGACATGGGTGTATTTGTTACAGTTATGAACAATACATTCCCATTGGACGAAAAACATCAGCCTAAAAATACTCTAGATGCTGTAAATTCAGGTAAAATAACAAAAGAAAGGGTAGAAGAAGGAAGGATTGCTGTTCTTACAAATAAAAATGGAGAACCTTTATATTTTGACAACGATGGAAATAGAACAACTAGTGATAAAGGAACAGTTGTTTATCAACCATTACGAGGAACTATCAAAGATGGTAAACTTGATATGTCCAAACAAAACATTCCAACACAAGAGGAATTAAAAGCTTCTGGAGATTTAGAAAGGTTCAATATAGAAATTCAAAGACTTACAGAAGTACGTCTTTCAAAAGAACCTGTTACATTAAAAATAGCAGAAATTACTAAAGGTGTTGACAATTTTAATAAATCTGAAAGAACAAAAATTGATTCTAATAAGTATGATATTCTTATAAAATCAAATGGTTATGTTGTAGCAAAAGATAAAACCAACAACATAGAAGCTCCTATTTATAGGTCAACATTGGAAGCAGCAGGATTATCTGATTTCATTGCTGCCTTTATGAACATGAATAATAAAGAAGGTTTGGCTGCCAATCTTAAAAATGATTGGCAAGCAAGACGGGATTTCCTAGAAAAAGTTATCTACACATCTCCTGCTAGAAGAATACGCTTTAATGAACCAAATCTATTTTTAACATCTTCTGAAGAAGTATCTAAACTTCCTGTAAACGTATCCCAAATCTACTTAAATGAAAAATTTGATTGGTATAAATGGGACGGTAATAAATTTATCCCAGATAATTTTAATACTTACCAAGATTTCTTGGCAGATAAACTAACTGTAGCTTCTGTATCTCCTAGTTATAATTCCTATATTAAATTAGGTGAACAAATATCTAAAGAAACAAAACCTATTCAGGAATCACCAAAACCTGAACAAGCTCCTTTAATTCAATCTCCTGTAGCTAAAGAATTTAAGAAATCAAATAGATCACAAGGAATAAAAATAAATACTGATGCGAAAGGATTATCAGGAGTTAGCAAAAAAACAGACCTTAAAAGAACTAAACTTCTTGGTAAACGGATTACAGAAGAACAAAATAAAATAGCTAAAGAGTGGTTTGATCAATATTTGAAACAATCAGGAGCTAATTTTGAAGACTTAAGAGATGTTGTAAATTCTGATGCATGGGCTACATGGTCTACTGCTGCTATTAAATTATGGCAAGGTGGGGATTTTACAGATTTATATCACGAAGCTTTCCATGATTTCAGTCAATTGTTTTTAACAAAAGAACAAAAGAAATCTCTTTATGACGAAGTAAGAAAAACAAAACCTAGAATATCTGATTTTGAAGCAGAAGAAATTATAGCTGAGGATTTCAGAAAATACATGTTATCTGGTCAAAAGTTAATTCTTAATAATAGAGTAAAAAGAAATACCATCTTTAGGAAGATGTATAACTTTTTAAGAGAGTTATTTACAGGAACACCTTCGTTAGAAGTAGTTTATCAAAAATTAGCTAATCAAAATATTTCTTCTTATAAAAGAAATGTTGATAATGCTTTATTTGGTAAACTTAATAAAAACATAGAAGGTTTAACCTTCACTGAATCTGTAAATCTATATAGAGCTTTAGATAGCTTAATAGCTAAACAATTTAGAGAATTTGGAATACCTATTTCTAGATTATTCAAAGAAAAAGAAGTAATTGAAAAAACATATCAGCAAGTTGCTTTAGATTTAAAAGCTGCTTTAGATCAAAATGAACAAGATTACAATGTTTTAGTTGATAGATATGCCGAAGCTGATGAGTTGACAAAATTATCTCTCTTACCAGATTTAACAGCTCTTGAAAAACTTGTTAACAATCTATCTTTTGTTCTGGAGAATTTTAATGATGTAAGGGCTAAACACCTTGTAGAATCTGAGTTTTTGAAAATCTCTAAAAGCTTTGTTCCCGAAGAAATAATAGACGAATTAAATCCAGAAACTAAAGATGCTATATATGATGATAAAGAACAGGAATCTGCAAAAGATAGAGCTTCTAATCAAATCATTTATCTATTAGCTTCTTTACCGAAATACATTAACAAAAACGGAGAAAAGGTATTAGCTTACAATCCTTTTATTGATGTAATTGAAGACATTACAGAGTTTGATTTAGCTTGGAATAGGTTAGCTAAAAAACTTACAGGAGTTAGAGATTATAAAGTGATGATTGAAAAAATTCAGGAATTGACAAAAACTAACCCCGAATATGAAGAATTATTAAAGTCTTTACCAAATCCAAATATGGATGGTAAAGAGTTAACTCTTTTAGAAATTCAGTTAAGAAATCAATTCATTAATACTTTTTCTCAGCCTTATGTACCATTAAAGTTTGCTTCATGGTGGAAAGATGAAAAAGGTCAATTGAGAATAAATACCAAAGAAGCCACTGGTAAATCATTTGATTTATTAAAATTGGATTGGGATGAAAATATTCAATCTATTCCAAACGAATATAGAATATTGGATGAAACTACAGGTCAATATTCTATTGATATTGATAAAATAACTAAAGATTTTGAAAACATCAACAAACTTCGTCCAAAAAGGAAAGAAGAGTTTTTAAAAGCTTTGGGATTTTCATTTTCACCACAAACATTAGAATCTCCCGAATACCTAGATTTGATTACAGATAATCTTGTATTGGGTAAAATATACAACGCTATAAAAGATTTATCTAATCTCAAAAATGGTATTTTACCAAATGGGTATGAATTAACTGATTTTGAAAAAGAGTTTGTAAATAAACCTGTTACATCAATTATTGATGCTATAAAAGTATCTAAACATGGAAAAGATAAAAATAGTATTCAGAGATTAGGTGATTCTCCAATTTTAATTCAGGGTCAAAAAGACAACATAGAACAAATTCAAGCTATTGAAATAAATTATTCTGATAGGTATTTCTCTGATAATTTGTTGAATTCTGAAAACTCAAACGTTTGGGCAATAAGACCTTGGAGTCAACAATCTGTTTTATATAGTTATTTGAATGATCCTAAGTTTGAAACTTATGAAGATTTAATAAATGATCCAACAGGAGCTTATTTTGATATATCTAAAAACCCAGATGCTGATAATATTTATCTAAATTCTGTATTTGATGTTGTAACAGGTAAACGTAGATTAGATAGGAAAGGTAATCCTGTAAAAATTAATCTCTATAACCATAATGGTTTAGAAATCAATTTTGGAAATGAAACAAAAGGTGGTAAAACAACCTCTCTTTCTAGGTTTGAAAAATTAGTACAAGATATAGCTCCATTGTTATTATCTGGAAACAAGGAGCATATTCGATATGGTGATAAAACTACTTCTAATGGTACTGAAATTAGGTTTAAAAGGCTTGTAGAACCTAAAGCTGAAAACCCATACCTACCTGTAGATATATCTTCTTTTAAAAATACTTACCTCCCACAAGAAGCAAAAGCGATATTTAGGAGAATACTTCATTCTGCCCTCTATCAAACCAATCAATATTTTACTGAGGGTATAGGTAAAGATTTTTCTAACTTTAATCAAAATCTTGAAAAGGAAGAATATTGGGGATATTTTGATGGTATTCTCTCAGAAGAAACCAAAAAAGCTTTAATTAGTCAAGGTTTAATTGAAAAACCTCTTGATATATTTAAATTGATTGACGATAACTCAAAATTAATTTATAGGGATTTAGAGGTATTTCTTGAAAATGACGTAAAGAAAATAAAAAAAGAAGTAGAATCTAACTATGCTGTTTCTACCGAAGATTTTATTCCTAATGAACTTTTGAAGAAAACAATCTATGGTGAAACAGAACAACAAAGTTTAGAAACAATTTATAGGGCTTTTGCTATAAATTCTTACATCATGAATCTTGAACACACTAGATTATTGTTTCAAGATCCTAGATTTTATGATAATAAAAAAGGTAGTTATAGAGAACCTTTTAAACGTTATGCTAAAGCCTCTTCTACAGGAACTATAGCTGTAAATGATGACCAGCAAAATGAATTTTTACAAGGTAGTAGATTAGAAAAACAATTATACGATAGTAAAAATCCAGACAACAAATCTCCAGAATGGACAGAAACAGGTATTGAAAACAGTGTTATTTTTAATGATGTTGTTATTTCTGCTGATGATTTTGTAAACCAAATTGAAGATATATTCAAAGATAAACCTTTAGAAGAACAATTAGCTGTAAGAAAAGCTTATTCTGATATTACTTCTACAGATGCTTTTGGTTTTTGTACATTTGATTGGTACAGACAGTGGGAAATTAGAAGTGGAAATGATAATTGGAACAATGAAAAGGAAGAATTATATAAGAAAATTGTTACAAAACAACCTATTTCTGAAGACGAATTACTAAAATCTTTTGCTTTTTTCCCACCAAAAAAACTAAGGGTTGTTGGATTTACTTTTAATAGGAAGACTAATAGGTTTGTACCTATAGATTATAAATTTGCAGTTTCTCCACTTTTACCTAATTTGGTAGAAGGTAAGACATATGAAGTTGTAAAAGATAACATGTTAAGACAGAATATATCTTTGGGATTGTTTAAATCAGCCTCTAAGCATTCTGCAATTACATCTGATGGTAAATTTAATGATTTGTATAATAAAGATGGAAGCGTTAATACAGGTGATTATACAATTAACCCTATTTACTCTGAATTCATTTTTGAAGTGGTTGCATCTCCAAAAGATTATAAAGGAAGTGTAAGTTTTTCAACACAGTTGAGAAAATTGTTGTTTGTCAACTCTTTTAATAATGGAGTACCAATTGATTTTAAAGGTGATAATTGGGAAAGTTTATCTCAATCTGAAAAAATAAAACAGTCTAACATATATAGACTTGAACAAGAATTTGGGGATACAATAGATAAATTGGTTCAAAATGAGAAAGAAAAGCTATTAAAATCTCTTAATATAAAAATAGACTCTGAAGGAAATTACGATGTTTCTGAAGAAAAACTATCAGAGTTATTAGAAAAGGAGTTTAAGAAAAGAAATCTACCAAATAACGTAATCAAAAGTATACAAACTGTAAATGGTAAATTTAAGTATGCTTTAGACGCATCTTTACAAAGAGAAACAATAGAACAGATAATTCTATCTATTGTAGATAATAGGTTAAGGAAACAAAAAGGTTTAGGAGAATCCCTCATTCAAGCCTCTTCTATCGGGTATGAAAACAAAACACTTGACAGAGTTAGTAGTTGGAAATCTATAAATGGTAATGATTTACCTTTTTATCAATATGTAAAAGATGGTAAAACTAAGGCTCAAAAGGTTAAAATAGCTCTACAAGGTGATTTTAAAAATCTTTTAAATCTGCCTCAAGTAAAAACTCTTTCTGAAAGAAACGATATAAAACCTATAGAGGCTTTAAATACACTTCTTAAAGACGAAGGTTTTGTAGATTCTATAAGAGATTTAATTACTATTACAGGTGTAAGGATTCCTGTACAAGGAACTAACTCTATGGAATTTATGGAAGTTTATGAATTCCTTCCAGAAGAAGCTGGTTCTGTAATTATTGTTTCTCCTGCTCTTGTAGCTAAATCAGGAGGTGACTTTGACTGGGATAAAATTACATCTTTATATCCTTCTTTTAATGTGACAGAATCAGGTATACTGATTTATCCAAATCAATCAGAAAAAGTAAATGAATCTGTATATAGAAATTTAGTAAAAGAATTTGATAAAGAAATTAGCAATGTTCCTGATTTTTACAATAAATTAATAAAGAGTATTTTTGATATTTCTCCAGAAGATTTACAAGATGAGTTAGTATCAGAAGATATATTTCAAACTAAAACTGTTCCAAGTTTTAAAACATATAATAGAGTTCAAACTAAGAAAGCTTTGAACAATAGGTTAAATCAAATAATTAGAGAAACCTTAGAAAGACCTGATATGTTTGAATCTTTGGTTACACCAAACTCTACTTACTTGTTTGAAGATATTGCAGATAAGAGGTTAGAAGCAATTTCTAAAAATAAACCAACTTATTCTGATATACCTAGTGTGACAGAATCACTTAATCAGTTTGAATCAAACACTGTAGGTAAACAATCTTTGGGTATTGGTGCTATATGGAATACATTATTTTCACAAATGCAAAAAGCAGGAGTGGTTTTAAATAAAACCTATATTACCAACATTGATTCTGCTAAACCGTTAGTAAAACAAACAGTAAACAGACTTCCTCACAACAAAACAAAATCAGGAAATATGTCTTTATCTGGGATTTATTCTCAGACTTATAAAGGAACAAAATATCCTATTTCAGAAGTTATATCTCAATTAATGAATGGTTGGGTGGATGTAGCTAAAAAAGATTGGATTTTCTATATTAATGGTAGAAAAGAAATAGCTCCTACATTATTATATACAGCTACAACAGGTGTTCATAAAGATTTGTTAGTAGGCTTTTTTAATCAACCTATTTTGTACGAATACATAAAAAATCTACAAAATTACAAGTCTCAGATAGTAAGGTTAAAAGATGAAAATCTTTACAACAATGCTAAAAAGAATGCTATTTATGATACATTGTCTAAATATTTACCAGAATCTATTCTAAATGACTTAACAACTGCTTTTGAAAACGGTTCTCAAGGTTGGGAATTTTGGAATTACATAAATGTAGAATTGCGAAACTTAGCTGATTCTAATCCAGAAGCATTTGAACCAGAATCATTTATGAAGTTTGCTATTCCTGTAGATAAAAAATTAGCAATCCCTTCAACAGATCAAGAAAAATTAAATCAGGCTCTTTACTTAGTTCAATTTTTAGAATTACAAGAACAGGGTAATATTGTTGAAAAATTGAGAAGGGTTGTTAATCAAGACACTGAAAAACCTGTCAATATTCAATATTCTAAAGAAAGACAGGTTAGAAGAGTTGAGTTAAAGGATTATAGATTGATTCCAGAGGAGTATATTGAAAAAATGGCTAACGAATCTGTAATCAAAGGATTTACTCATTCTAAAACAGGTATTGATAAATTTGTTGAAAAGCTGACAAAAAATGTATTTGAAATAACAAATCATCCAGTTTTTAATAGATTTTTGTATGATGAATTTAATAAACCGACAAAAAATAAATACAAGAATGAGGAAATTGTTGAATTTGGTAACAGTATACCGTTCTCAATAAAATATAACATTTACGAAGATTGGGTAAAAGCTGTTAAAAACCAGTTTATAGAATACCTATATCAAAACTATGTCTATAAGCCAAATACTACACAAAAAGTAGCTAATTATATTTTTGAAAAAATGAAACCTTCTACAGCATTAGCTTTAGAACTAGAAAATATAAAAACTGCATATCCAGATTTAGTGGAAAATAATCTACTTTTACAATTCTTGATTAGAGATAATTCAAGGGAAAAAGTGGGAGGAAAACCTAAATATGTAAATCTTAAACTTAGAAAAGATAGAATTGATTCATCAACAAGCAATGTATTAACAGAAGCTTTTGAAGATTTATTAAATTCTGATATTTCAGAAATACAACAGTTTTCAAGAAAACTTGCTCATTTTGCATTTATTCAATCAGGTTTACAAAAATCCCCAATTTCTTTTGCAAATATCATTCCTCAAGAACATTATGGGGAAGATGTTTCCAACATTATAAAAGCATTTTCTGAATTAATGACAGAAAATCCTTTACAGGCTAAAAGAGAAATACAGAAATTTTATGATGATTATTTTAAGAAGTATAACAGAAAATTCTTTATTGCTCAACAAATATTTGATCCTGCAATAGGTAAAGATGTTAATGACATAGATTTTCAAAGTGAAGCTTACAGATTCCGTAATTTTGTGAATACAAGAGCTTATGATTTACTTTCTAAAAAACAAAATATAGAGATTAAAAAACAGCAAGAGTTTTTAGATTCTGTTAAAAAAATGTCTACTATTTCAGACACCCCTTTTACAGAAACTACGGCTAAAGAAAATCCAAATAATTTTTATATTTACGAATTCAATGAAAGTAAATCTGGAAAATTGGGATCATCAAAAGTTAGAGAAGGTGGAAATAACACTGCTGCTATTATTTTAATGAAACAAGCTAAAGTGGAAGGCGGTAATTGGACAGATGATACATATGCATCTAACATTAACCAAATAGATAGCTCTATTTCAGAAGCAATAGCAAAAATTCAACAACAAAAACCAGAGTCTATTGTTTTCCCTACAAATCTTACACAATTTTCTAAATTACAACAATTTGCTCCTAAGACGGCTGCATATTTATACAAAGCATTACAAGATAATTTTGGAATAGATATAAAACCTGCTGATTTTGATAATTTTAAAGAAGCACCTGCTGTTGAACCTACTGTAACTACAGAAGTAAAACCTATAAATGATATTATTAAAGATTTAGGAGAAGATCCTTTAACAAAATGTTAAAACAAAAATGAGCTGTTCATTAAATAAAACAAAAAAATTAGCAAGAGATAAGGGTATCATGAATGAGTTTAACAACTTACCAAGTGATACACCTCAAAGTGTTAATAATTTTAACAAATTTGCTGCAAACATAAAAGATTTAGCAATTTCTAAATTTGGAAAGCTTCCTGAAGGACTAACTCAACCTATCCGTTTAGAAGGAATAAAGGTTATTTTTAATAGAGGGTTTTTTGAATGGGTTGATAGGGAAAATGATAAACTTTCTTCTAATCAAAATAAACTATTTCAAAAACAGTCTCAAGAAGGCATTATAGCTTCTGAAAAAACCATTCGTGATTTAGCTGCAAGAATATCGGATAGAATAGGAATTCCTTATAAAATTATTTCCGATAGAACACAGGAATTCAAAGGAAAAATTGAAAGTAATACAGCTATAATTAACTTAGCTTATGCTACATTAGATACACCTATACATGAAATATTAGGGCATCCTATTATTAGGGCTATTAAAAATAATAAAGTTTTATCTGAAAAAGAATTTACTCAAGAAATATATGAAGGTAAAAGAACTTTAAAAGGTAAAACTGTTTTAGATGATTATATAGATTATCAATCTGAAAAATTACAGCAAAATAATTATCATAAATTATATCAAAACCTTCTTAAAGAACTTGAATACGGTAAAGGTAAAGAAGTATTAGATAGAATTAAAAGGGATTATGTTTATAAAGCAGACTTTAAAAGAGATAATATAATTAAACAAATAAATGATTTAAAGTTTGAAGAAAACCAGTATATAAAATGGGATGAAAAAGAAGCATTAGCTTCTGTTCAAGAAAGAAAAAAAGTATTAGAGGAGGAATTAGAAAAAAATTATTCTGCTAATAAATACTCTTTAGAAGAACAACAAGAAGAAGCTATTGTAGAATTATTGGGTTTAATGACTGCTGATAAACTAGATGCTGTAAAAGATGGTAAACTAATATCTCTTCTCAAAAGGCTTCTTAAAGAAATGAAGCAATTTGTTCGTTCTTTATTAAGACAAAGAAAAGTAGAAATAGACAAATTACCTGATAATATGACATTAGGTGATTTAGCTGATTTATTAGCGTATTCTAATAGTAAATTAATACTACCTGGATATGAAGTAATTTACACTACTCCTGATAATCAACAATTTAAAACTTATGCGGAAGCAAGTAATCATATTAGTGAATTGACTAAAAGTGTCAGAGATGTTGATTTAGATAATATTAAAATTCAAAAAGAAAAAGTAAACAACCCTGATGATATAATAGTAGATAGTTTTGAAATTAGACATGATGATAAAATGCCTTCAGAATATGTAAGAATTGATGGCAAATGGTATCAGGAAGTTTTTTATACTCCAGAATACTCTGGAGATCCTGGAGTAGAACATTATCCTATTTCTGATGAAAAAATTATTTCTTTATTTAATTCTCCTGAACAAATAGGAGTTTTTAAAACAGGAATTGATATTTTAGGTTTTATACAAAAAAACAAAGAATATGAACAATCTAAAGAAATTATAGAAGAATGGAAAAAAGTAAATAACATTCAATATAATCCCGAAGAAATATATTCAAGGGGTCAAGAGTTTAGTTCTGTTGTAGGAGCTTATTCTTCTTTTGATGTAAATCTTATGATGCAGAATCTTCTTCAACATATAGAAGATAACGAAAAAGCAGGTGGTAAATTTGCTATTTCTGCATTTACTAAACCTATTGATAAACAAATAGGTCATTTAGAAGGTGAAGGAGGTAAGATTAAATTTAAAATTTACCCCAAATCAGAAGATATTTTATGGGCAGCTAATACAGATGTTTATTCAGGAAGTGTTTGGGATGCTTCTGAAAAAGTAAGCAAAGATAAAAAATCTGAATTGTTAGGAGTTAGTTATACTAAATATCCAGCTTTAGTAAATGTTAATAAAGTGCAACCTAATTTAGCTTCTATTGTAGATGACTTGGCACATCATCATAACGAATTAGGTATAGTTCTTACAGGTAATAATTTTAGATTAGAATATGATGAAGATATTCCTTATTCTACTAAAAAAATTATTGATTCTGTTAATTCAATACTAGATGAAAAATATGGTAAATTAGTTAAACCTGAAATTAGTAAAATCACTACTATTCCAAATACATTTGAATATTGGCAACAAGATATGTATGAAGATGGAGGAGTAGATAGATTTAAAATAAAAATTTATAAAAAAGATAATAAGTGGTTTGAAGAATTTTTTGATACTAGGGGACAATCTGAAAGTATTAGAGAGATTACTTATAAAGAAGTAGAAACTCAATTTAATGAAGCATTAGCTTCTAATTCTACACTTACAAAAAACAAAGGTATTCAACCAACTCAAACTAATGAAACTTTAAAAGAGAGTATTCAAAATATTATAAATAAAATTCCTAGACAAGGGGAATTTGATTATTATGAATCTGATGGATATTTTTACATAACACAAAATCAAACAGAAATAGGTGTTGTAGCTTCTAAAGAAGAAGCTCTTAAACAAATTAAAGAATTAAATAATGGTAATAAAGAATATACTTCTCAAGCGTTGATTAACACTAAAATAGCAAAATTAAAAGAAGTAGCTAAAAAATATCCAAGAAGTTTAATTAGAAGTGAAGTTAAAAAGGAAACGAACAAATATGGTTTAGAGCGTGAATTTTTTGGAGATGAATTACCTTTTCAAAAAATATCTTCGGTAAATTACCAATCTTTATTATCTTTAAAACCTAATACAGATATTACAGAACAAGAATGGGATGAATTAGATCAAGAAGAAAAAGAAGTTATATTATATCAAGCTAAAAATTGCTAAATGGCTGCACATTGTATAAATATAAATAGTCCCGATTTTAAAAAATTGCTGGAAGAAACAGGTTTTAAATCTGAAATTCTATCTGCTAAAATATCTATTTGGCAAGACAAAGTGGGTAAAATAGATCAATTTCCAAGCAAGTATGAATTATTTAAGTTAGAAACAGATAAAGAAGAGGGTAAATTGCAATCTGAAATTTCTGACATTGTAAAAGAAATAGAGAATGCAGATAAAGAAACTATTGTAAAAACAGTAGATGAATATTTTACCATTATTTCAAACCACTTAAAAAACCTAAGAGAAAGAAAATCTTACTCTAGACTTAAAAAAATACTAACTACTTCAGAAGGTATAAACAAATTAAGTACATTACAAGACATACTTTCTCAAGCTAAGAAGCTAGAAGAAACCATTGAAAATGATTCAAGAAAGATAAGAGCTATTGCTAAATCAGTTGTGCAAATAAATCACTTAACAGATCTGGTATTAGAAGATGTAAAAGATATAGTTAAATCTAAAGATGATTCCGTAGAAAATCTCCAAGTACTGCAAAGTTATTTAAACGTTTTAAATGATTGGGATATATTGTTAGACCAAGCTAGTCAATCTTTTGCAATTGGAAATCCTCTAACAACAAAAAAGGTTGGAGAAGTAAAATTAAAAATCAAGCAAATTGAAAACCTCATTTCTAAAAATGATGAATTAGGAATTATTAAAGTTTTACAAAAGGTATTAATTCCTGCATCCGAAGATATTATGAAGTTTTTAGAGCAAGAATTATCTGCTCAAAAACAAAGATTGCAAAGAAATATAGATAGAAAAGCTGGTGATAGTACAATAAAATCAATAGAATCTTCTATAAAAGCAATAGAAACAAAAATGAAAGAGCTTGATTTTAACAATGCTCAAAACATTTTAGACTTCTTAAAAGGTAAAAGAGGGGATGCTACTGTTTTTAATACTTGGTTAGAATCATTTAGAGATTCTTCTGATCCTACCATAGCTGCTTTTGCAACATTTTTAAAAGAAAAAACTGATGAAGTAGCTAACAAAGTTTACAAAACTGACCTACAATATCAAAAAGATTTAGCTCCTTACATAAAAGAATCTGAAAGACTTGATCCTTCTATACTAACTAAAAAAATAACTTTTGAGGATTTGATTTTACAAGATGGTGAACCCACCACTGTATTATCTTTACTAAATCCTTGGAAAAATTATAGATTGGATTATGCTCAATATTCAGAAAATGAGCAATTAGCAAAACAAAAGTATTTGGAAACTAATTCAGAAGAAGATAGAAAAGAATATTTACAAAAGAAAAAAGAAAGACAATCTTTTGAGCAAAATGTGTTATACACTGAATTTGTTCCAGAAGTGTATGAAAAATATAAACTTTTTGATGATGAAATAGGTCAAGAACTTAAAAAAGAGTCTGATGAAATATGGGAAAAAGTAAATGAAATAGATGAAGCTTATAAATTATTTGGCACTGAATTAACTTCAGAACAAGAGGAACAAAAAGAAGCTTTATTGTTGCAATATAAAATGCTTGGTAATTTAAATAAACCTGATGGAACTCCTAAAACAGGTAAAGATTTAGAGAAAGCTAAAAGAATGCAAGAAGTAAGAGCATTAAATAGAAAATTTTATGAATGGAAAGACAACTTAACCCAATTTGAAAAAGCTAAAGAAAGACATTCTGAATATATTATTTCCAAAGGTATTCCTGAAGATTCAGATGAATATAAATTAGAAATGAAAAAATGGGAAGATGAAAACTCTAGATTTGTTATAAAGGATGAATTTTACAAAAAGAGAGATAGCATTGTAAGAGAAATAGCTATTTTAACTAAAAAGTTTAAAAATAGTGATATAGATGAAAATATATCAGAATTGTGGAAAACAATACAATCTATTACATATGGGTTAAGGGATGAAGACAATCAACCTATTGGAATCCTTATACAGGAAAAAGGAGCTGAAAGAATAAAAGCTGCTCAAGAAGCTATACAAGATCTACAAAATAAAGTAACTAAAATATCAGGACTGTCTTTTGACGAACAAGCTGAAATGAGTAGATTGTTTGAAAAAGCTAAAAACAGAGAGATTACTCCTGAAGAAAGAAATGATTTAGATTATCTTGTGGATAAATCAAAAACTGAAGGGTTGTCTAAAACTCAAAAAGAAAGACTTTTTCAATTATTTCAAGAACTAAAAGATTTACAATCCACTTTACCTACAGAATATTATGTACAGGCTTTTAATAACTTGTCTACTAAATATTCAGTGGTGTTATTGGAAACAGGGGAAGTTGTTGAATCTGATGGAGCAATTGTTCCAATATTGGAATCAAAAGTGCTATCTAAATTGTTATCAAATCCTGATTTTAAAGAATGGTTTGATCTAAATCACATTCAAGTAGAAAAATACAATCCTGAAAAAGAAGCAAAAGAATTAAAATGGCAAAGAACTTACCAATGGAATAAAATTATTCCAAACAATCCTGATTATATAGAGGTTAAGCCTTCCTTAAAATACAGTTATAGGGAGATAAAACCCGAATACAAAACAGAAAGAATAGTTGGAAAAACTGTAGATAATAAAGGAAATTGGTTACCAAATCCAGATAAAAAGGGAAGTGCTGCATATAGAAATGAAAAGTATGAGCAATTAGTAAAAGGTAAGGATGATGAGTCTAAGAGATTGTCTAAAATATTAGACATTCATACAAAATACTTATTAGACACTCAAGAAAGTCTATCCAGAGTTAATAAACTTTACTTAGATGTTCCTAGAGAAGAAAGAGAATCATATGAGCAAAACATAGCTTTTTTAAAAGATTTTATGAAATCTCCTGGCTCTATACCTAAATTAATATGGGAAAGAATCAAAGAAAAGTATAACAAATTAACATCTTACAATGAATCTGATGTAAGTTATGAATCACCTTTTGAAGGTAAATACGACAAAGATTTTATCAAAATACCTATGAAGTATATAGGTAAAATTGATTTAAATGAAGTTTCTTTAAATTTACAAAAAAGTATTTCTAGATATAATTATTCATCTGAATTAAACAAGCAATTGGTAGAAACACTTCCTGTAGCAAGAGCTTTAAATAGAGTTTTAGAAAATAATGATGTCCATAAACCTAATAAAAAGAAAAATCCTCATAGAAAGAATGCTATTCAAAAACTAATAATTAGGGAATTTGAGGGAAAAAAATCTAATTTAGAACTAGAAAATCTAGGAGCTGGTAAAAAACCTGTAGCAGCAACAATAAATTTAATGAAATATTTAGCTGCGTGGTCAAGTATTAGGCTTAATATCCCTGCTGCTGTAACTAACGTTGTTAATGCTGTTGCTCAAAACTGGATAAATGCAGGTAATCACTTATATTCTAAATCTAGCTATGCATTATCTGAATTAATTTATGCTACTAGATTTTTTCCAAATTGGCAAAGAGATTATTATGAAAACAAGTTAGGTAATTTATCAATAGAATCTCAATTAGTTGATGTTTGGCAACCTGTACAAGGAGAAACAATTGAAGAAAACATAGGAAAGAAGTTTTCTCAATCAAAAGCCTATGACACATTAGCAGCAAATTGGCTGTTTAATTTACGTAATTGGGGGGAATTTTATGTTCAAACAAGAACATGGATTTCAGCTTTATACGAAACAAAAGTTAATTATGGACAAGATGTAATATCTTTAATAGATGCTTATGAACTTGATTCAGATGGTATTATTAAATTGAAAGATGGGGTAGATAAGTCATGGGAAGTTGATGGAGAAAAGTTTAATAGATTAAAAAACCAAATACAAGCTTTAAACCGTAAAATACATGGCAATTATGCAACTTTCGATAAAACTCAATTAGAAATGTATGCTTTAGGATCATTAGCAATGTTCTTAAAACGATTTTTTGTTTCTATGGCCGCTAATAGATTTGCTTTTGGTGGCAATATTCATGAAGGTAGGTTTGATATAAATTCAGGTATTCAATATGGATATTATACTCAAACCTTGTCAATAGCTATTAAACAATTACAAAATGGTTTAAAAGATTGGGATTTATTAACAACAGAGCAAAAAAGAGCTTTAACTAAAACAACAATGGAAGTAGCTGTCATATTAGGAGCATTAGCTTTAATGATGGCAATGGGTTATTCTGGAGATGATAAAAACAAAAAGAAAAAACTCATTAATTATTCATGGTTAGAGCTACATGTTTTATATCAGTTAGATAGACTTTATATAGAGACTTCATCTTTTATAAGCCCTAAATCTTATTTTGATTATGTTCTCGATTTTCAAATAAAAAAATCACTAGAAAAATGGTATAAACTGCTTACAGATATTATTTCTCAAAATGAATATGAATCCTCCCTTAAAAATACAAAGGGAGAATTCATATACAAAAAGGGAGATAAAAAATGGAAAACTCAATTAAAAAGAGCTACAGGAATACAGCAATTAATGATGTCTGAAAAAGATCCTGATATTTTGCTACAAAGTTATGATAGAAGTGTTAGAGGGAAATAACCTCTTCTTCATCAAAGCAGTTAAACAACCATCCTAAAGTTTTGAACTCCTCTAATTCAATTTGGAGGAGTTCTTCTTTTTTAAGCCCTTCACCATAATATTTTCTACTACATTCAAAAGGAATCAATTTAGTGCATTCTTCATCCTTTTTCTGTAGCCATATTTGGAGGAGTTTTCCATTCTCCATACGTTTAAAATACTCAACTGTCATTTTTATTTATATTTGGTTCAAAAATAATGAAAAGATTTTTCATTTTATACTTGTTTTTGTAAAATATTTGCCTTATAATTGCCTTTATTAATTAACTAAATAAAAAGCAATGCCAGAACAAACATTAGGAGAACAAAGGGTTAGAACAACTTTTAATCCTTCTCAAGTTGGAGTAGTAGACCAGCTCAAGCAAAAAACTGCTGAACTTATTAATATCTGCGAAGAATTAAAAGTTAAAGATGCAAGATTAGCAAGTTTAGCACAAACTTCATTTGAAGAAGCTGCAATGTGGGCAGTAAAAGCAGCCACAGCTTAATTTTAACAATTTTAAATCAAAAAGCAATGTATCAAAAAACACGTTTTAGTTGCATTTACAAAGCTGGTAATAGCTATCGCTTTCGTAAAATGGTAAATGGTAAAAGGATTAGTCGTAATTTTACTCGACTAAAAGAAGCTCTCACATTCAAAAAAGAAATGGAAGTAACATATGGAAAATAAAAAGGAAGAACCTGTAAATCATGTATTTAATCCAAATGTTAAGTTTGAACTAACTTTACAGGAATTGAGTCAAATTCAACAAGTGTTAGAGCCACTAGCTTTTGCTGCCAGTATTTTAGATGCTGTAAAACAAAAAGTGGCTTCTATTCCAGGAAATATGTTCCCTGTTTATGAAAATGATTTAGTGAATGAACCTGGAGTAGGATTAACACTTCGTAAATCTTTTTGGGAAAAACATCTCCCAAAAGAACCCTCTAAATCATTAAATTTGGAAACAGTAGATCAACAAGTAGTACAAAATAATTAACATTAAAAAGGGAGGCTTAAAACCTCCCTTTTCTTTTTATACCCTTTCTAAAATAAACAATGTGTTTCTAAACCAATGACAATAATCTTGTATTAATGCTCTAGCTTCATTTGTTTCTTTTTCCATTAACTTAAACCCTCTGTATTCAAATAATGGTAATATTTCATCATTATTTAAGCAATTAACATGTCCAAACCCTGCTTGACCTCTAACAGCCCAAGAAGTAATAAGATATTTATCACAATTTAAACATAAATTGTCTAGATAAATATTCATATATTTAGCATCTATATGTTCCCCGACTTCTAACGAGAGTATATTACCTTTCTGACCTAGGTTAAAAGGAATAGTTAAATCTTGTTTTAAAATGGGGTCAAATACCTTGTTTTTAGGAGGATCTCCTTCAAACCCAATTAAATTATTAAATCCTGCATTTTTTAAATCTTTTAGATATGAACCCAAACCTGCGCCAAAGTCGTAAATAGGAGTGTTACCGCCTCTCTTTAGGAATGTACAAATCCATTCACTTAGTTCTTTGCTATGTACATGATGTAAATGTGCTGTTTCAGCATTCCAATAACCTGTTTCTGATATTTCTTTCATTGTTGTTTTTTTTTTAATTAATAGTTATTTCTTTGTTGGGTTTTTATGACCAATGTGTTCACAAACACAATCTTTTAAAATTGCAGCTCTGTAATTAAACTTTTTAGTGTTTTCCATGCATTCTTTTTCTAAAGCTGCTCCAGATTTATAAATTTTAGCAAACTCTGAAAATCCATTAGGGAACATTGTTTTATAATCTGATAGTCTCCTCAATCCTGGATTCCAAGAAAAACCATTCCAATCTTTTAAATGATTTTCCCGAATAAGACTAAAATTAAATCCATTATTTAAACTAGCGTGTTCAAATTCCACATTATGTTCGACAAATGCTTCCATTCCTTTTCTTATCCAAACTTGATGAATATTGTTATAATATTCCAATATTTCAAAAGATTGTTTTAAAAACTCACTATTTCCACTGAATAACCAATCTTCTTCACAATGGAAAATATATTTAGTTTTTACTTCAGAATACAACAAATCTATACTAGCAGCTTGTCCAACATTTTCTCCAGATATTACAGTGATAAATGGATATTTTTCCTGTATTTCTTTTACAACTTCTGGTTTTCCGCTATCTTCTCTTAACAACCAATCTGCAACAGGAAATGTATTTGTAGCTAAAAAGCTGTCAATTGTTTGAAAAAGTAGCTCATTTCTATTACAAGCTGTTATACACATTGTTATCATCTCACTTTAATTTTATTTGCTTTTAATTGATTGTAATAGTTTATTTGAACCTGATCAGAAAAAGCATAATGGATTCCCCATCCCATTTTCTTATTAACACTACTCAATCTAGAGTTAAATAACTTATATCTACTCATTCCATATTCTAAACTTATCCATTTAAAATGTAACAGGTTTATTTGCTCTTTGTTATAAGTAGCTTTAGTTACGGGAATAGGGTTACAGCTATGTGCGCCAGGTTTATAATATATTTCTATAAATTCTGCTGGTTTAAAGCAACAGGTTTTAGAATATCCATGTGAGGGACATCCAGAATCAATTAAATCAACATTTCCATCTTCTCCACACATATCATAACCAAAAGATTTAATGATGTTAAAATCAGCATTTTTAAGCTTTTCTTCTGTTACATCTAAGAATTCATCTGCATCAACAATAATAACCCAATCTGCATTAGAATTTTTCCAACATTTGTTTTTAATTTCAAGGTATAAATCATCCCTAATTGTATTACCACTATTATAAGAAATTACCTCACAATTATTGTTTTTAGCTATTTCCAGTGTACCATCTGTACTTTCATTATCATATACGGTGATTTTACAATCAGGAAATCTTTCTCTGTACCATTTTATGAAGTATGGTAGAATCACTTCTTCATTGTATGTAATTGTAAATATCTCTACTTTCATTCTTTTATTTTAAGTAATTTACAAATGTATTTAAATTCATTAATGCTAGGACAAAATCCTCTGTAGACGATATTAAGTCCTTCTGCAATATAAATTGCTTTTTTCTTTTCAAGCCATTGTAATCTATATCTTTCTTTTTCAAAATGTAACCCATAAGAAGAAGGTAAAGTGATATTTTTCCATCCTTCATTCTCAATTTGCTCTTTTGTAAGAAATGGAGTTCTTAATTTATTGCTGTTAAGATAATGATGTATTCTATTGATTGCTATTGTTTTTCCAATAATAGAATTTCCTTTATCAACAATAATAAAATGCCATTTTACATCTTTAATGGTTTTGTCTGTAGTTTGTTCATAAATCTCACACTCATACCCAATTCTAAGATCTTCTAAATCGGGTATAAAATATTTAGTAGTTTCCTGTGTTTGCATAATAATCATGTTTTAAATCCTGATGATATTTCTTAAAATCAGTTGTTTTTTCAACTATTATCTTATAGTCAAATGTATAACCTTCTTTAATTGCTCCATTTTTTAAGTCTTCTATAGTTGTAGAAGAAAATCTAGATCGAGCGCCATATTTATTATCAATATTTTGAAATTCTGATATTGGTAAATTTGTTACTACTTCATATACACTGATATTATAACCTAAATCAGATGTTTTAACAACATATTTATTTTTTTCCATTTATTTAATTTTATTGTTTCATTAAACTGTTACAAATTAAACAATTTGTATCTCCTTTACAACTACAATTTTCTCTTAGCCAATTATTGTGTTGTATATTTTGTAATTCTTGCCATAACATAACTTCAGCTAATGTTAACCATTGTGTTCCAGAATATTTGATTATTTTATCTTCTTCTTTCAGGTTTTCAATTTCCTTCATGATACCATCGCTTATCTTTTCTTCTTTTATATACGGACAATTTTTGCAACCGTTATTGCAACATTTACCTCTTGAGAGCAAAAATTCTTTTGTTAATGGCTTAGACAATGTTTAATACTTTTAATTGTTTGTTAGCAATATAATACAAAATAAGCCTTTCTAACACAAATGTGTGATATGTGTAAAAGTCTAATCCTGTATATTCTTTCAATTTATCAGCAGGTAACCCTGAAACATAATTAGCATTTTGGGAATATTCTTGATTTTCTTCCATAAAAGCAATAGCTGGTTTTACCCAATTTTCTACATAATCTTTCCAATATTCAGATTTCATGATGAAAAAGTTAGAATATGTATAATCATGTTTATTATAAACCTTATTTACTTTTAAGAAAGACAGCACTTTATTTAATAAATCCTCCAATTTAGGATGTTGTTTATAGCTAAACCTCAAATATTCTTCAGTTGTAGACCATTGTCTGTGAGCTAAATTGATAAAATCATATTCATTGTATTTATTCTCTAAAAACACCTTGTTTAAAAATTTCTGACTGAAGCCTGTTTTTAAATCAAACTTCCAACTAAATATTCCTAAATATTCCTTTAACTCTTTATTATCTATAATGTCTATTGTGACATTCCACTCAAACAAATAAGATTTCTGTTCTAACGTTTTTACATGACTATTATCATATTTGTTAAATTCTGTAAATTGTTCAGGAGAATATGTAATACCGTAAATATCTATATTGTCTAATTTAATAGACATATCTTTAGTTAATAGGTTTTCAAACACTTCTTTTAACCCTTCAATCCTTTCATTATAAAGATTATCTTTAGTATTTGTTGTATTAATATGATTTAATACAGCTTTTCTATTTTCTTCCTCTAATAAGTATAATAGCCATCTTTCATATTCAATGGGTGCATCAGCTTCACAAATGCCTCCTAATTCTTTTCTGCTATATATTCTACTTCCTACAGGAATGGTATTAGTAATCAAACATTCACTGAGTTTTAAGCTTGATTTACAATAGTTGAACTCAATATCCTCTAAAGGTAATAACAGCACATCTATCTCTTTATAATGATCTAAATAGCTTTCTAATGGTAACAAGTCTTTAACAACTACATTTAAATTCTTTTTTACCTTAAATAGTTTAACTACTTCATCCCAATATGCATTCTTTTGATAGCCACAAATATGAAATTCATAATTACTTGCAATTAAATCATTTTTAGCAAATCTGTTAATAGCTCCTTTTAACTCTAGCCAATCAGGATAATGACTAATTGAACCACATATACCCACTCTTATTTTGTCTGATTTGGTTTTTTCAAAACCCTCAATAGGTTCTAAAAAGTTACCTAAAAAAGCTGTATATTGATTTATAGGAAGCAAATGCATTCCAATTCTAACAGTGGATGATGTTACAATATCAGCTTCTGAAGCTAGTCTAATAAGATTATCTGCTACTAGTTTAATCTTTGTAGCATTGTTATAAGAGGGATGTTTTTTACTGTATTGCCAATAATCATCAATATCCATTAAAACCTTTACATTTTTCTCTTTTTTCCATCTAGCTATTTGTGTAATCTTGTTTTTAATATTCCACAAATACCAAATTACATCGTTTTGCTGTACACTTTCTTCTGGAATAAATCTGTCTTTGTTATCAATTTGGATAAATTGAAAATCTAACTCTTTACCATCTACAACAACTCCTTGTAGCTTTTTAGCTGGAATAATCATTCTGTGATAGCAGGAAGCTGATTCATCTACATAGCATTTAATTACCTGTTTGTTCATATCGTTTTCTGTTTCTTTCAAAAATTTGTAAGTCACGAAGATAAATAATTAAATCTGTAGTAGCCATATTTTCTAACTTCTTTTTATTCCATTGTCCTTCATCAGCTAAATCTCTAAATTTAGCATAACTGACAGGCATTCCTAAGATTTCTTCAATCATTTTTTCTTTGTTATGTTCCATATTTCTTTTTTAATTTTTGTGTGTATTCATACATTTTTGGACATTCTTGAGGGTTTGACTCCCACAAAAAATGAATCTGTGGCAAAACTACTAAAATATTATCTTTTTCAAAAGCTAAATCAGGTCTTTGAGCTTTAGAAATCTGATGAGAATAACATATTATGTTCTTTTTATAAACTGTCCAAGACATTAATGTATCTGTTTCAAAACATCTAACATTTCCATTTCTATCTGCTCTTTCATCCCATATTTCTAAATAAAGCTCAAACAATTTATTTATTCTTTCCTTTTTTTCTTGCTTTTTAGCTATTCCTTTTTCTGTAATTTTCTTTAATGGTTTTTTAGGATAGTGAAATTTGCAGTAACCCTGTCCGAAAACAAAGCTACTGCAATTTTCAACTTTACATTTTTTAGAACTCTTTATCATTTTGATTTACATCTAACACAAATATACCTAATTTTTCCCAAAGTCTTTTTACTTGTTTTCTATCATCAATTACAAAATCAACATAAAACTTGTTTAAAATATACTTGTTAAACAATTCTTCTTTAATTAAAGTATCTTTCCTCTGATCTTTTTCATCTCTCATATAAAGAACATACTCAGAAGTGTCAAAATGTTTTGTTAAAAATATTTCAGTTTGATTTCTGAATTTTCCACTGCGCCCAGAAAAAAATACAATTACTTTATCTGAATTTACATTTAACCATTGTCTTAATACATCATAAACAGATATACATAGCTCATCATTTTCAAAATCCCTGTCATAAGGATTTCTATCTCCATATAAACATAATGTACCATCTAAATCACAAATAATTGTGTTTACCAGACTTCTATCTTGGGTAACCTTACAGGATTTAACAGGAAATTCATAAATGTCATCAGGATACTTATTTTTCAATTTAACAAAATCTAGATGTTGTTTAGTTAAATAGCTAAAATTAAAAGATTCAATCCTTTTACATCCAAATAATTTTTCCCACAATGTAGGCTTTACCTCTCTGTTTATTAATCTTTTAAGTGATTCTGAATAGTCAGTATCAACAAATACCAATTTTACATCTACCAAATGCTCAAATTCTGTCAATAATTCATTTATATAGGCTTCTTTTAAATGAGTATTATCCACAATTACAGTATATCCATATTGCAATAAATGTCTAATTTGAGCAAATAATAAATAAGTTACTTGTTTTTCTAAATTATTTAAATTTTTTCTTTTGTAATAGCTTTGATCTAACTTCCCAACAAGTTGTTTTCTCAAATCATCTCTATTTACCCTAATATGCTTTTCATATTTATTACATAAATCAGTGGCAATAGTAGTTTTACCACTGCCACTGATTCCAGATAATATAATTAATTTTTGTTTACCTTGTTCGTTCATTGTTCTGTAATTTGATTATCTTCAATATTAGATATATCTTTTTCTTGTAAGTCAGATTCTTTTAACAAAAATCGTTTTGATTTTAATTTATAGGCTTCATATTCCTCCAACTTTTCAATTCTAAGAACAATTCCTTCTTCTGGAACTTTATTTACGCACATGTAGCAGTCTTTTTCATTGTACATAGTTTCTAAATTAGCTAAAAATTTACTTCTCCACGTTTCTATATTCCAAGATTGTAATTCTGTTTTATAGTTAAATTTATCAACAGCTCTTCCATAATAAATAAAAGTATCGGAATACAATAACCCTACTTTATTACACCATTGTTGAATTTGTTTATCTGTTAAATATATAAGCTTTCCATCAGAATTAACCACAGATATTTTATAAACATAAAACTTATGTTCTCCTTGCTTACAACCGTAATCATAATCTTGTTGAATATAACTACCTGATTGTGTATATCCTAACACTTCTCCATAAAGTGTCCAGTTTTTAGGAATTAAATGACCTACTTCTTTAGCTACAACTCCCCAAATATCTTCTCCATAAAATCCAACTCCCGATTCTGCATTCAAATATTGATTTTTAACAACATTTCTAGAACTATATACTATATCATATTGTGTATCATTAATATCTAAACCAACTTTTTTAGCTAATTTTTCATACCATTTTAAATTCTTTTTAACTAAAACATTACCAATAACAATAGATGTTCCATGTTTTTTATAATGAACTCCAATAATATCATCAGGGTTTAACTTGTTAATATTTTTTCTAAGGTTATCAGTATCTCCATGCAAAAAGAATTGATTTTCGACAAGTCTGCTAATTCTTTTAGGTTGCTTTGGAGCTTTACCTCCAGGATTAGAATTTCTAACAGGAACAAAATACTTTTCACAAATTGAAATATCTCCTATATCAGTAAATTCATCTCCAACTTGTAAACTGTCATAATTAAAACTTTTATTAAAAGCATATAAGCTGTCAATTGGTAGCAGTATTCCATCAGATATAACACCTTTTAATTTAATTGCTTTGACCCTAAATTGCCTATGTGAAATATATCCGACTTTAGTTTTATCCTTATTTTGTTCTTTATCTGTTAATAGGTTGTTAAATTTACAAAATTCAACATTGAGCTTTGTTCCTGAGTTAAAATACAGCATTTTATCACTTACCTTAACATCTTTAGAAACAATAACATCGTTACCATTTATAACACATCTTTGTATTTTATCTGCATTTTCAATAGGGAATAGTGTTCCTATTTCAACCACTGTACAAACGTAGTTTTTACTATTTTCTTTGATTTTTAATTTCATTTTTCATTGTTTTATGCTATACATTACGTAACTAAATCCTTTTAATTGGGAAACTTGCTGTATTCTATTAAATATAGTGATTTTAACATCGTTTTCAGCAAACATTCTATCTGAATCAATGATATAATGCTTATTTTCTACCAATTTACCAATTCCATTTACATTTAATGAAACAAATAATGGTAGAAATTGCTCATTCCTACCATTTTTGTTATCTACAATTAATATTCTTGTCATTATTTTTCTAGTTCTATTCGTTCTTGTTCTAGATTTCTATTTAAAGCAGCTTCTTCTGTAAACTTTTCAGGAAACCTCACTCGTAATTTAGCTATGTTTTTATCTAAAAGCTCGTAAAAATCGAGATTGAAATAATTAGCAATTGATTCCAACAACCCTAATTGTTGCTCTGTTGTAAATTCACAATCTTCTGCTGTAACTACGGAATATCCTCCGTATACAAAATCTAATGATGATAACACTTCTTCTAAACATGTTGTATTAGCCATCGTTTGCACACTAGAAATTATTCCATTTATTGTGTCCCAATTTACAATATACCAAGCGCAATCTGCAATTTCTTCTCCTATATGAACTAAATCTAGCTTTTTTTTATAAGCTAAATGTTTTTTAAGAATGTCTACAATTTCTCCAATTTCTGTCATTACTCCCATTTTCATATGTAAATAGTTCAATTCAGGAGTTCCTAAATCTGCATTTGTTCTACTTGCTTCTAATTGATATTCTTTAATTGTCATTTTTCTTGGTGTTTTATTAATTGTTCAATGTATTCTTTTGCTTTTTTTAGATCCTCTGCACCATTTTTATCTTTCCAACGACAAATGTATTTAATTACATTCCCCTCTGTAAATGGGATATCGTTCTTTAAAATAAATTCTAATGGTGTTATTTTGTATTTATTGTAATGAGTAGGTTTTACAGGATCTGAAGGTTGTTTTAATTCATCTATATGAACTCCATAAACAGATTTAGCGTCCAAATTATTGTTAAAATATTGATAAGGTGCATCTTTCATAGTTTGCACCCATTTGTTTAAAAGTTCTTTTTGTTCTTCATGTTTTTCTAAAACCTCTTTTAATTCATCAGCTTCATAAATCTTTGTTTTTCCGTTTACATTTATCACTAATTGATTCTTGTCTGTTACTGTCATATTATTTGTTTTTATAAAAATACCTCATTAATTGGTTCTAATCCCACTAATTGATAAGCTAAATTCTCTCTGTAAATAATTTCATCTACAATGGCTTCTTCCCATAAAACATCTACTTTACAAGTAATTAGGATGTTGTAGAGATGATCTATATCTAAATTTTTAATTTCTCTCCACCATGTTTTATCTAACTTTTTACCTTCTTTAGTAAGGTTTGAACCCCAACTCATATTTTCCCTACGTGTTAGATGTTTTCCATCATCTCTTACACTTAAAATAGCAAATTGATCTGGATATTTAAAGCTAATACTTTGATAATAAGAGCCCCCATCTGTAGAAACAGCTTCACAAGTACAAGTTACAAAATCATGCACATGTCTGCTTACAATAATATCACGACATAAATAGCAAACCACTGAGTTTTTCAATATTCTAGTTTTTTTCATATTAGTAGAATTTAGGCCCACTTGAAGTGCGATGAATTACTTTGTTTCCAACTTTATATTCTGTTACAAATATACGCTTTAAAACAATTTGCAGCTTACAAAAATTTTTATCACAATATTGTTTGAATATATATTTTGCACTATCTTTTTCAAACTCCAATATAGAAATAAAAGGACGAAAACCTAATTTTTCAACCTCTTTTACTCCATCTGATAAATATAATTCATATATTTGTCTAGCCTTCTTTCTAGAAAAAGCATCTTTTTTGGAGCATTGTAGTTCAAATACTTCTAAACCTTTTGTGTTTCCTACACTCACATCTCTTCCAAAAACAGCAACTCTATTACCGCTTTTTTTATAACATTTCGTATTTAATAAATATTCTGCCATATTATTGAATATAAGGGATTATATAAAAACATTCTGTTTTTTCATCTAAGTCATAATTAATGGGATCAACCTTCACTTTAAACGATTTTTGCAATTCTCTGGCATACAGTATTTTATAATAAACCTGTACACCATCTTGCCTTTCTGTATACTTATCTGTCACTTCTCCACAATAAACTCTGGGCTCTTCCGAACAACTATTTAAGGTTATCAATAGTAGCAATAAAAAGATTAGTTTCTTCATACTTTTTTAATTTCTTTTTTAATTGTGAATAATTCCCTGTCCAAAATATTTCAAACGATTTATTGTATTTGCCATTGATTTTATCTCTCAACACCTCTATTTCCATGTAACAGCTTGTAGGATCATCAATTACAGCCTTACATTTAAAAGGAATGTAATTAAATGGTTTTTCAAACCAATGTCCACTTTTATCTTCAAACCATACCTTTTTAAATCCTAAACTTAATATTTCTTTTTCTTGTTTCATAACATTTTCATTTTTTCTGCTTCTGTCAATATTTCTAAAACTGTTCCCCAATCATCCTTGTTTAGATTATCTACCAAGAAATCAAATTCAGAAGAAGTAAGTGAACCTGTTTTCCATAATTGTAAGTAATTTAAAAGTTCATTTAGAAATTCATCATTATCCCAATTTTCATCATTTACTTTTAAACATGGCATAGAATAAGTTCCATTTTGTTCTAAAATAGCTAGAAATTCATATCTAGCATCTTCTGATAGAATTTTTGTACTTATAATCATCTTTCTAGCTTTTTAATTGTAAATTCCCTAATTGCATCATCCCAACAGCAAACATTCTTTGAAAATCCATGTTTTTGTGGATCATCATACAATTCTTCCCAATCTGTTTTTAGTTCCACTTCATATTTTTGATAAAACTCTTCTGCAATTCTAACTATTCTATCAAGAGCAGCTATATAACCCTCTTCTTTTTTTTGTACATTTTCAAACAAATCTGCTGCTATCACTGCTGAAATTAATGCAATTTCTTTTGCTTCTTCTGTCATAAATCCTTTTTAAATTCTATTCCCAGCTTTGTTAAACTAAATGTTTCTTTGTGTATATCAAAAAGACTATCTAGTTCCATATCTAGCAAGAAATCTTCTGATAAATTTAATTTTGTTTCTAACTTCTTTCTGTATTCATCTGTTTTGCAGATAATGTGAAATTCTTTCTTGAGTACACCATCATTATTAAAATAATTGTTGGCATAGGTTTTACCCATTTTGCTATACTCACTTTTACCCACTATTTCCTTTAAATGACTCCACTTATCATCTATTTTCATAACTACCACCATTAAATTGTTATTTACATGGTATAACTTTGTGAAATTAGGTATTGTGTTTAAATATTTATAAAATAGGGGAAATGAAGTGTATATCACATTTCTGTTTGGATTAAACACCACATACACCTCATTCTCCCATTTATCAGGACATTCTTCCCAAGCATAATAAATACCTTTTAAACCCAAATACCTCAAAATATCAATTGCAGATAGTTTTACTTCTCTTACTACAATTAATAACTTATCTAGCCTCATACCTAATGCAGGTATAAGATATCTCAAAGTTTTACCTCCATAATATTCAATCACTGGGGGGTTATAAAGTTGTTCGTATTTATTTTTTACCATTTAAAACATCATTGGTTGTATAAAAATCTTGTACCTCCCTAAAAAAGCAATAAACAAAGGGTCTGTTAAAACTTCATTATCGTACAAATATACAGTTTTCTCTGTTTCATTGTATTTACATTTGTCACCAAAGCATAGTTCTAAATAAGTTTTAACACCTTTTACATCTGTTATGTCTTCCTTATTTGATGTTTGAATATCTGTATGTATTGTCATAATTAATTACTTATTTCTAGGTTTGAAACATCATCTTTACGTAAATCTGTCTTTTGTAAATATTCTTGTACAAGAGGTTCTACAATAGTTTTTGTGTATTCGGGGTTATCTTTTAGATATTCTACAGCATTTTTCTTACCTACCATTTTAAATTCGGGTAATTCTGGAAAATAATAGCTTTTACCCTCTAATTTAATAACCCCAAATTCAATAGCTAAATCAGCAATCTCACTAAACAAATCAAATCCTGTTTCCCAATTATAAACAATTGTACCCACTTTAAAAGGAGCGGCCATTTTGTTTTTAATAAAAGTAAATTTGATTACATTTTGTTTGTTTTCTCTATCAATTTCACTCCTTGTAGTCCTAATTCTACCATGTGCATAAAATGGAATTGCTTTTCCACCGCTAACAGTTGTAGGATCTCCCATTCCCCCAATAGATTGGCGAATCTGCATAATAAAAATCAAACAAGTGTTTGATTCTTCTAAAGCATCCATCACCAATCTCATTTTATCAGAATTTACTCTTGCCTCTACTCCCATTACTACACTACCTTCAAACCTAGATGCTGGAGCAAATGATGTTACAGAATCCACTACAATACAACCAAAAGCATTACTTTTAAGAGCCATAATAACAGATTCATACATATCTTCTAGTGTATGAGGTGTAACAATTTTTAGTTTGTTGTTATCAATACCTAGTTTTGAACCATAATCAGTAGTGTAACTATCTTCCTTGTCAATTAATAAACAATCATCTCCAAACTTCTTTTGACAATTACCAATTACATCATATGCTGTTGTGGATTTACCAGCGCTCAAATCTCCATCAATTGTATAAAATTTCCTCTTAGCAAATCCACCAATTCCTGATGCATTTCTTAAACTAAAAGGTGTACAAGGAATTACATCTCCATAATTTTCCTTGTTTTTAGCATCAATTATTACACCTTTACCAAACCTTTTGCTTAGTTCTGAAACGAATTCGTCTAAATTACTTTTTTCTTTTACTGCTGTTTCATCTTGCTTTTTTGCCATTTTTATTGTTTTTTATTAATTATAACCTAATTCGTTATCCCAAGATTTCTGAGCTTTTCTGAGTGTTTCATCTGCAAATACCCCATAATAACTAAATTTTTCACCCATTTTACCACATGTTTCACAAATTACATAACATTCGTGGCTACTATCTCCATGCCCAAACCTTGTTTTTGTCATTATTGAAGAAGTATTTATACCTGCTCTGCTACACTTATGTTCAGCGTTCATTGTTTATAAATTAAATACTCTTCGAAAAAATGTTTTGTTTTGTAATGCTTCAATTTTTTGCTCTAATTGTTTGATTTGTTCATCTTTACTTAAATCTACTAAATCTCCGTTTAATCTTTTGATTTCTGCTTCCAAAGTTTTTTGAACTTCTTTAGCTTTATTTGCTTGATTTTCAAGCTCTTCTTTGTGAGCAATTCTTAATTCATCCAACTTTTTACTATGAGCTGTTCTTAATTCTTGGTTTTCAGTTCTTTGAGAATTAATATCTCTTTGTAATTGTCCCAATTTCTCAAACACTTTCCTTTCTTCTTCTAGCTTAATTTCAGCTCTTACATCTTCAAAATTGATATATTCTGGTGTTTGTACAATAAACTTACGATCATTTTTATAAAAACCTAAAGCATATTTATTACGTAAATAAATGTTATCCTTCGTAATTTCTGTAACAAAAAGCTTTACAACTTTTTCATTCTTTTCAAACTCTTTTACTTGTTCTTCTAATTTTTGCTTTTCCTGTCTTAATTTATCCAATTCCTCAATGGATAATGTTACTGTTGCATTCATATTTATTTATTTTTCTTTTTAATAAAAAATCTTGCTTCTTGTTCTGTAAAATCCCTATCAACAAAATTATCTCCCTTTACAAATACTTGTTGAAATGGTAATTGACAATACATTGTACCTGTCATCATTACTTCTCCTGTTAATTTAACATGAAATTCTGGATTTTCGGGGTATTTTTCTTCAAACTTTTGATTTAAATGGTTTACTAATTCTTGAATAGAACCAAATTTTTGAGTTAGTTGTTCATTAAATAATTCAAAATACAGGTTTTTTAATTTTGGTATAGCTACTGCACTTAAAAATAAACTGTCATAAATACAATAAATTCCATTTGTTAGGTACAATTTAATCAAATTATTACCTGATGTTGTAACACCTGCTTCAAATGGTTTTTTTGTTTCTTCTGCATACACTCCTCCAAATTTTAGTTTTCTAAATCCTGGTTTGATTGATTTGTCTTCTATTTTACTACCAAAATCTAGAATGTCCTTGTTTTTTTCTTCGTTGTTTACGTTCATTTTTGTTGTTTTATTTGTTGTAAAAATAATGAATTATTCCCTATTTATCTAACAAGAAAGGTTTTTTAATTGCTCATATGCCCATTTCAAACCTTCATGTTTTATTTCGTGAAATATTTCTACACAAGTGTTAATATCTTCTCTTGTTTCACCGTATAAGTCATCACCATAACGTAAATCCTCTGAATTGTAACTTTTTTCAACATATCTTAAAGCTATTTCAAATAATTCTTTTTCTGTTTTCATAATTTGCTATTTACACGTTCTAAAAAACTTTGTCCTACATGAGTTCCTAACCATTGTATTACAGATAATACAATTTTTTCTTCCTCTTCTGTCAAATAATCATATTCTATTTGTAATAAATTATTACTTCGTCTATTTTTATAGACAATTTGATTCATATAATCATTATTGTATGAAATTTCCTTGTTAAATTCTTTAACAAAAGTTACCTCTTTTGCATGATATGGATCATTTTCTTTTAATCTATGTGCGTTATATCCTGTTTTCATAATTCAATTTCTTTTAAACAAACTAATTCTCTATTCAATTCCATCTTTTCTCTAGCTATGTTTATGTCTTTATACACTTTAATAAAAGCATTAAATAAAGCTTCTTCATATTGCTCTATTGTAAAATCTATAGAGAAATTCTTTTCAAAATATTTTATGCCGCATCCCTTGAGTAAGTTTACATTATCTCCACTTTCACCAACAACCATTTTCTTGTATTTGTTATAAATGGCTTCTTTTTCAGAGATTTTTTTCCACACCCCTTTGCGGTAATCGTATAAGGTACAAGGCACCTCATCTAAATCATGATCTGGTGATAATATAATACCTGTATGATTTATCTTTTTAGACACTGTATAGATATAATCTTCTGCTTCACAACCATCTGCTTTAATGGTTTTAAATGCTATTTCTGCATAGTTGTACAAATCATTGATTAAGGGATTGGGAGGCGTTCTATTAGCTTTATATTCGGTGTATAACTTCTTTCTGAAGTTGTTTTCTCCCTTAACAAAGATGTATAAGTTCAATATATCGAAATACTTCTCTACAGCATTTACAGTTTTATAGTACAATTCTGTCATTTTATACTGTAAATATTCTAAATCTGCTTCTGTATATTCTGGATTTCTCTCTCCTAATTCATTTTTACCTGAATATAGAGTGAGATGTAGTATGGAATCAAAATCCCATAATACCACTTTAGCTTCTCTTTGAGATAAATCAGGTAGCACACTACTGATTTTATCATCATGCACTACCTGATCTAAACTTTTTACTTTCATTATTGTTCTTTTAAGACATTTAATATGTCTGTTAATAAATCATCTGCTTTCTGTGTGTAGCTTTTTGTAGACACACCACTTTCATCTACTTCTGTTTGCCACAAAAGGAACGTAAAATATTTTGGTAAAATTTGCTCAATAATTTTCTCAGCTTTTTCTAAATCACCCATTTTCTCCTATTTGTTTTAAAAGATTATTTAATTTTATACAAAGAGTTAAATCATCCGTATGTTGTACTTCTTTTTTTAAAAATTCCAATACAATAGGATAGTTATTACAACATTCTTCAATAAACATAGCATCGGATAAATGATTAACATCTTTTATAACCACTTGATTATCAGCACTTAATATACTATAATCGTTTTTCACTAGCTTTTCTTTAAAGGGTAATTTACTACGAGGTTGTATCATTTTCTTTAGTTTTTTCGTTATCTAATATTTCATGTTCTTTTGAGTGACATCCATCACATAGCAAAATGAGTCCTGTTTTTTCAACAAATAATCTCTTACAAAAATCAGGAAGATCTTCAAATGATTTCAATGAACCTGCTGGAATAATATGATGAACAGCCACCTCTTTATCACTATATAATCCCCCACATTTTTCACATTTGTAAGA